ATGACAAAGAAAAAAGTTAACAAACCCGGTTCAGCCACTATTGCCCTCAATAAACGCGCACGTCATGAATACTTCATTGAAGAAGAGTTCGAGGCGGGTATGTCGTTGCAAGGATGGGAAGTCAAATCACTCCGTGCCGGTAAGGCTAACATCAGCGATAGCTACATTCTGTTGCGCGATGGTGAAGCTTACCTGTTCGGCTCTACTTTCCAGCCGCTGGCGGTTGCTTCGACGCATGTGGTGTGTGATCCCACGCGAAGCCGCAAGCTGCTGCTGAAACAACGCGAACTCGATTCGCTGTACGGTCGCGTCAACCGCGAAGGTTTTACCGTGGTTGCGCTGTCGATGTACTGGAAAAATGCCTGGGCCAAACTGAAAATCGGTGTGGCACGCGGTAAGAAAGAGCACGACAAGCGTGACGACGTGAAAGAGCGCGAATGGAAGATGGACAAAGCGCGTATTATGAAGAATTCAAAGCGTTAAGCGCTGGATTTTGGCGTCGCTTGTCTGTAGTATTGAAATTTCTTGGGGCTGATTCTGGACTCGACGGGATTGTGAAGCCTTAGGAGCATGCCGAGGGGCGGTTTGCCTCGTAAAAAGCCGCAAAAAAATAGTCGCAAACGACGAAAACTACGCTTTAGCAGCTTAATAACCTGCTTTGAAGCCCTCTCTCCCTAGCTTCCGCTCTTAAGACGGGGATCAAGAGAGGTCAAACCCAAAAGAGATCGTGTGGATGCCTTGCCTGGGGTTGAAGCACTAAATCTAATCAGGCTAGTTTGTCAGTGGCGTGTCTGTCCGCAGCTGGCCGGCGAATGTAAAGACTGACTAAGCATGTAGTGCCGACGGTGTAGTAATTTCGGACGCGGGTTCAACTCCCGCCAGCTCCACCAAAATCCTTCGAAGATGATTCCAGAGTCATCCGTAGAAGTCCTGAAAGCCCGCACGGCACAAGCCCTGCGGGCTTTTTTGTGTCTGTAACCTTCCGAGACGATCCGCCTGAATCCAGAGATAATTGGTATACGAATTGGTATACGCTAGAATGTATGCCATTTACGTATACCAATTCATGCAGGAAATACAGTCATGGCAAGGACTACGCGCCCACTAACCAACACAGAAGTTCTACGCGCTAAAGCAGATGTTAAAGATATGACTCTGCATGATGGTGACGGCCTTTTTTTAGTAATCAAAACCAGTGGCAAAAAACTTTGGCGCTTTCGCTATCAACGTCCTTCCACGAAGCAACGGACAATGATCGGATTAGGGGCTTTCCCCGCCCTTTCGCTTGCCAATGCCCGCAGTTTGAGAGCGGACTATCTTGCAATGTTAGCCAATGGAATCGATCCGCAAGTTCAAGCTGAGGTTGCACAGGAGCAACACCAAGTTGCTTTGGATAGCATTTTCTCAACCGTCGCTGCTAACTGGTTCCACCTTAAAAGCAAAAGCGTCACACCTGATTACGCGAAAGATATATGGCGTTCGTTAGAGAAAGATGTCTTCCCGACTGTAGGTGAGATACCCGTTCAAAAAATTAAGGCGAGAACTTTAGTTGATGCGCTTGAGCCAATTAAAGCTCGTGGGGCGTTAGAGACGGTTCGGCGATTGGTACAACGAATAAATGAAATAATGACTTACGCAGTCAATACAGGCCTGATTGATGCCAATCCAGCGTCAGGAATTGGCATGGCTTTTGAAAAGCCTAAAAAACAGCATATGCCTACATTACGTCCGGAAGAACTGCCAAAACTGATGCACTCATTAGTTATGTCGAATCTCTCTGTGACAACTCGTTGCCTGCTTGAATGGCAACTCCTAACTCTAGTACGTCCTTCTGAGGCCTCAGGAGCTAGGTGGTCTGAGATCAACCTTGATGCAAAACTTTGGACAATTCCGGAAGAGCGTATGAAGGCAAAGCGAGAACACATTATTCCTCTATCACCCCAAGCGATAGAGATTTTAGAAGTTATGAAGCCTATCAGTGGTAGCCGCGAGCATGTTTTTCCTAGCAGGAATGATCCTAAACTATCAATGAATAGCCAGACTGCTAATGCAGCTTTAAAACGAATTGGCTATGGGGGCAAGCTTGTTGCTCACGGATTACGTTCCATAGCAAGCACAGCCCTAAACGAAAATGGCTTCAATGCAGATGTAATTGAAGCAGCATTAGCTCACTCAGATAAAAACGAAGTAAGACGCGCATATAACCGCTCTACTTATTTAGAAAAAAGGCGAGAGTTAATGAATTGGTGGGGCATTATTGTTCATCAATCTGCAGGTTATAAATATATATCTGGTCCAACATAAAATTTTTTTAGCAAGATTCTATAAAGTTAAGTGAGCCGAAGCCGATAACGTTCAAAATCAATAAGATTAAAAGTTAGGAAACTCGAGGCCAAGATATATCGTGACTAATTTAATTTATTCAATACATTAATCTAAGAAATGATAAACCCTGGGATATTAAATTTTTTTATACATTATGGTTTCATCTATTCATGGATTTGAAAGGAACAGTTATGGCTATAGAAGATGAGAGCGCAGAATTTCCCGTAAAAGTTCTGGAAGCGGCAGAACGAGTTTTTAATATTTTGTGGAATAGCGATTCCAATCAAGATTTATGGCACTGGCTGATTTTAGTAGTCAGCGCTTTTATTATTTGCTCATCAGTCTTGATTTTATTAATTAAGTCTTTTGGAGGGTTATTTGAAAATATAGCCAGTTGTATTGAATCTTATAAATCAAGCGGCCTTCCATTATGGCAGAACAAATCAAACAAAACATCAATAAAAAAGAGAAAGCAATTTTGCGCAGTTCTTGAGGCTGACTTATCTTATTTAGCAAAAGCAGAAAACTGGAACGATCAGTATTTCACCGATCTTGAGGCTGAGGTTGAAACTGAAGGAGGTTATTATGCCTCGGCTTTGGACAAATTACGTAACAAAAAATCTTTTGGTCTACGTAAAGAATCATCCCTAATTCGCGCTATAACTAAAAGTACTGAACGAGCAATGCAACTTGTAGGCGAACCTGGATCGGGTAAAAGTGTAGCTTTGAGGCATTTAGCAAAACAATTTGCAGAGCGTGGTAGAAAATCCAATGATAAAAATGCAGTTGTTCCGCTTTATGTAAATTTGCGTGAAATTGAATTAGACAATAAAGAAGATGTAAATGCAGATAGCATTCGTGAGTTTATATTAGATAATATCCGACGAGGAGATGCGGATACTTCAGCTTTTGTGAGAGATAACTGGCAAGATTACTGTTCGAGAGGCATATGGCTTTTTTTATTTGATTCATTCGATGAAATACCAGCAGTACTCCATGCAGAAACTGGAAGTAATGTAATAAAAAAATACTCACAAGCTCTGAGGCAGTTTTTAGAAGGAATGGGAGAGTGTAAAGGCATCTTAGCATCTCGTGAATTTAAGGGCCCAGAAGCTTTACCTTGGAAAAAACTGCGTATTTTACCTTTGACTGGTGAAAAGCAAGATGAACTGATTCTTAATTCTTTTCTTAATGAAGAAAACATGAAAATGGTACGTCAACATCTTGCAAGCTCGCATAGTAGCATAGGTTCTACACCACTTTTTTTAACACTATTGTGTCGCTATGTAAGGGATGAATATAAGCCACCAAATAATGATCATGATATATTATTCCAGCATATTGATAGGCTATCGCGCAGAGAGCCTGAATATTTACTTCGTAAATATAATCTCAATCCTGCAGAGCTTGTGATAGGGGCTGAACGTCTCGCTAGGCTGTTTGCAGAAGACGACGACCTGAGTTTAGCCCCATCATTAGATCAAATAAGGTCTAAACTACCAGTTACTGAAATACCTGGCGACTCTCTTGAGAATTTAATTTCTGCATTAGTTGATTCTAAAATTGGACGCGCAGATGTACCAAATGCGTCAATTGGAGATCGACGTTTTGCTTTTGCACATCGTCGTTACCAAGAGGCACTATTTGTCCGCTATCTGACCACACATCCAGAAGCCATTTCGCCATCAATTCTTCTCACTGAAAATCGTTGGAGAGAATATACGGTAACACTTCTGCAAACACGCGAATATGAGGAATTTAGCCATCTCTTAAGCCACGCAAGTTTTATCCTTAGCCAATGTGCTAGTCAAAATAAGTTTAAATTGTGCGGGCAGCCACCTTTACCATCAAATCTAGGCTACTATGATTGGTCGGATGAGACTGCTATACAACTTCTTAGTTTACTACAAGAAGGATTAGCGCATAGATTACAAGATATACCTTACTCATTAGCCTCTGCTGTATTAAACTTCTTAAAGCCTAGGTGGGAAAAAGGGGACTCTTTTGATCGTAATGAAGTTTTGCGCTTAGGCGGCCTTCTCCCACACGATATTTTAGTTAAATATCTCGTTGAGACATTTAGTGATGGTACCAAGTCTGAACGGCTCCATGCGTTTAAACAAACAGCTTTCACACAGAGACTTCCAGAAAAAGAAAAAGCTGTAGTCTTAAGAATGCTTTCAAATCAGATAATCATGGCTAAAGATAGAGCAGAATTACTATCTATTGAAGCATTAGCCGCTAGGCTGCCATCTGATATGGGCGCAAATGTTGTTGTTAATAGAAGTGTCCGTTTAAGACGTAATTTCGGGTTATTAAGGAAAATTGTACCTAACTTTCTCATGGTTGATCATCCATCCATTTTAATTTCTATTTTTGGCTCTATTTTTAACACGCCTAGTTTTGGACCTAAGGTTTTACTTAGGCACATTAAAGATAACTATCAGAACACAAAGCCAAAGTATGACTTTAGTTTCTTTTCTTTCCTAGTAGTGTTCACTTGGGCAGTCCTTGCGGCAAATTTGATAAAATACCAATCAAATATTATTTTATTTACATTTGTCATGCAGTCGATACTAATCACTTTTCTTATTTATTTATTTTTACCTTTTTCATTCCGCCACTATGGCAAAAAGGTAAAGGCTGTCGACGTTATAATCTGGCTTATATCTTTTGTTAAAACCAAAAAAATCATTAAAAGTTTTATCTTACTCTCTACATCTATGAGTTTATTTTTCGTTTTTAACTATATTCTAGGATATTCAACCATGTGGTTAGTGCATGAATACCTTCCAACTTACCTTGATAAATTTAATGTAATAACGTCCAATTCTTACATTCTGTCTGGTTCAATAATTACGATCAGCATTATGTATATTGTTTTACTTGCAAAGATTTCAATTTACTCAAAAAGAAAAAAACACTTAAACAAGACATCTTTAGCTAGATTAAATCATGCTAAGCAACAAGAGGGTTCTGATATTGCTGTAATTTACTGCGCTGAGAATCGCGAAGAGTTAATATATTGGCTTGAATATGATAGTGACCTGATGAGTGACGTTCATTCAATTCGTATTTTTTCATCATTTATTTTGAGCATCTTACGTGCTGAAAATTCAGAATGCGAATCTGACGTCTACTTAAACCCTAAATGCCTGAGCTTCAGAAAAACAACAGAAAACTCGAAAAGAATTAAAATAAACAGCAACTACAGTTGGATACGGCAAAACTTAGAGGACCGATTAATTAAAGCTTCTTAGCGAGTTAATAAGGTCTCTGTCTTTTCATTTGACAAGCAGAGACCTTTTATAAACACATCCGGAAGTTTAAAAATAACCCATCAATTTTACTTTTAAATAAAGACAGAAATGCAGGAGTTTAGTCACATACTGAGCATGTTAAGTGGTCAACTGAGTAGATTTTAAAGGTCCTCAATTAAAGGCTAGCTATAATTCAGCTATTGCGCGCGCTCGTACCCCCGCCACGCCTGCCCGCTTGATGTAGCAGTTTTCATGCGGCTGCATGAGTCCCTTCAGGCCGCGCCACTGCTGGCCTCAATAGCATAAACTCAGCTGCATTTATTCATGCGCTTTCATGCAGCATAGGCATGCACCCATGCGCTTCAGGCTGGCCAGAGAAAAGGGATGTAAAAAAACCGGCACGATGGCCGGTCAGGAATTGCTGATGAAGCTCAACCGGGGGCGTTCTGGCGGTTCGAAAGTCTGCTGGCCGATCCATAACGGTTTAGCGTCTGCCGTTGTGGCGGTGATTCTTTCTCAGGGACTTCTTCAGCTACCTTCTGCGGCTTCATGATAATGGTGTCCAGGATCTCCAGCGTTGTGAACGTGCAGGAACAGTCGATATTACGACACTGATACCACGTCTTTTTTAACGTACCTGTCTGATATTCGCTGGTACGCGTGTGTGCGGTCATGCTGCATTCAGGGCATTTCATTGCCATCACGTTTTATCCTTCTGTTTAACGCCAGTCACCGTCCAGGCCGGAGTTAACGGTTTATTAAAGCCGTTATCGTTAGCTTTCTTCGAAGAGTGAGAGCCATTAGCGGCTCCGGTGAATGCATTGTGTCGTTGCTGGCACAGTCCAGCTATGGGATGGCGTTGTGTGATGGCCCAGACAAAATGACCTTCTTCTGGCTGGCGGCAAGGTGACATATTGGGTCCCTGTTCAACTTTTAAATTTATATATATCCTTCACCATTCTTCACCTCAATAAAAAAGAGAGTAAATACAGTATATTAAAGGGTGAATGATTAATGGTTATCCCTTCACCCAGTGTTCACCATGCTTCACCCAACTTTTTATGCAGATAAACCTTTTCGAGTGTTTATTTCGATTGTTTTAATGAAAATTAATCATTAAAAACGATTTGCATAATTCATCTCAGCACTATTGGTCTATATTGCCCTATATTTACCTGTGCAAAAAACAGGCGGCTAATTTTTGCGCATTTGTACCAGCTGCAGCACCCTTTCGCCTTGTTGCTTTGGCAGTAAATATGCTGAGAATAAAGAGCTACCCGACTTCGGACGTATCTGTCCGTATCACCACGGACTCAAAAAGAGGTAGCTCATGCACACCGTATTATCCGCAAACTCCTCCGCTCCTGCGGCCCCGGCTTTACCCGTAAACCCGGCGCTGAATGACCGCTTCCTGCGGCTGCCGGAAGTCATGCACGTCTGCGGCCTGTCCCGCTCCACCATTTACGACCTTATCAGCCGCAACGCCTTCCCGGCGCAGGTGTCGCTTGGCGGCAAGAACGTGGCATGGCTCGCCAGTGAAATCAGCGTCTGGATGAGCGATCGCATTGCAGCACGCGGTCAGGAGCGTACCGCATGAGGTTTTTGAACCATGCCGGTAAATCAAGCCAACCCTCTGTCGCGCTCGCAATCCCGCTTGTGCATATGGGTGGCGCCGGGATGGGTAAACCGCCACAGCCGCAGCGCTTTCTCGCAATGAAGCCATCCTTCAGCATGCAAAGTGCAGCATCCCGTCCTCCGGTATCCGGACTGTTTCCCGTGGCGACATTCATCCCGCCAGCTGCTGAGGTTGCCTGATGTCATTTTTAACTGCTGCTTCCGGCTTGCGCGCCGGGGCCATTCCCTGGTACAGTAATTCCGCTGTCGCAAAATCGGCAGCCGGGATTGGCGTCCTGAATATAACGTTGGCGACACCAGACGCGCCTTGCGTCTTTTTTTGTGTCTGTGCCCTGATGCACCCATTTTCCGGGCGACGGTTCTGTATCCGTTGTACCTTCCGCGTAATGGTGGCTCAGGCGGGGGCTTCTCACGAAGCGCCGGTTTCCAATGTTGCCGGTTACGCCAACCCCGTCTGGGCTACCACCAGTGAAATTGGCGTTTCCGGTGGTAGCTGTACGCTACTAACATTGGAGACTGCCATCATGGCTACGGTCCTTAATTCCCCATACCCTCAGTTTGTTTTCGTCTTTGCCGCCGTCCGCCGCTGCGAGCGCCAGCAGCATATTCACATGCTCCGCACCGTTGCCGCCGATGAGCGCGCCGCCCGCCTTTCGCTTTCCCGTGACTACGTGCTGTCCTTTGCCGCCCGCCTGCCGGTCCGGGAGGTGCGCGCATGACTCACGCCACGATTTCTCACGCCGACCTCGTACGCCTTGAACACCTGCGTAACGCCGGGCGCTTTGTCAGCGATATGACGGCCTTTCAGGAGTGCCACGAACTCCCGCAGCCCGCTCAGCGCGAACAGCTGGCATCGCTGGTCTTTCTCATCACCGAGCAGCTGGATGAAGTGGTGACGCGCTGCCAGAACAACTGGATGAACGCGGAGGATGAATCATGAAAGACCGCACCCTTTCGCCTGAACTGCGCGCCGCGCTTTCACGCCGCGCCGTCGCCTGCGCGTGGCTGACAATCTGCCATGAACAGCAGCGCTACCCCGGCCTGACGCTGACGCGCCTTGAGCACTTTATCGAAACCGAGCTGGAGGGCTTTTACCTGCGCCAGCACGGACGCCTGCGCGGTCAGGAAATTGCCTGCGCGCTGCTGGACGACCTGCTTTCCACCGGGCCGCTGAAGTCGGCCCCGCGCCTGAGCTTTCTCGGCCAGGTGATGATGGATGAACTCTGCGGGCGCATGACAGACGCGCCGGTGCTGCACTGAGGGAGAACAGAACGATGAAAATGACCGTATCAGAAGCGGCCACCGCTGCGCGGGGCCACTGGCCCCGCATTCTGCCCGCGCTGGGCGTGAAGGTAATCAAAAACCGCCACATGCCGTGCCCGGTCTGTCAGGGAACGGACCGCTTTCGCTTCGACGATAAGGACGGGCGCGGCACGTGGATTTGTAATCAGTGCGGTGCCGGTGACGGCATGGACCTGGTGAAAAAGGCGCTCAGCATTACGTTCAGAGAGGCCGCCGTGCGCGTAAACGAACTGACCGGCAACCTGCCGCCGGTAGCGGCAGGCAACAGCACGGCAGCCGGTCCCGAAACGGACGAGGCATCCCGCGCCGCAGCGGCTGCACTGGCGCAGCAGCTGGTCAGCACGGCAAAGGAAGCGGCGGGCAACGCCTATCTGTCCCGGAAGGGGCTGCCAGAGCAGGCGTGCCTTACACTTTCAAAGGCGCATAAGGTGGCGTTAACGACCTACCGCACCGGCGATGTGGTTGTGCCCCTGCACGACATGAGCGGCCAGCTGGTTAACGTGCAGCTCATCAATGCCAGCGGAGAGAAGCGCACGCTCAAGGGCGGCCAGGTGAAAGGCGCCTGCCACGTTCTCAGCAGCGCTAAGCCGGCAAAGCGCATCTGGCTCGCAGAGGGCTACGCGACCGGCCTGACGGTGCACAACCTGACCGGTGATGAGGTGTGGGTTGCGCTCTCATCGGGCAACCTCCTTTCTCTGGCTGGCCTTGCCCGTGAAAACCACGCCACGCTGCAGCTGATGATTGCCGCCGACCGCGACCTTAACGGCAACGGTCAGGATAAGGCGAAGAAGGCCGCTGATGTCAGTAAGGCCGTCGTCGCGCTGCCACCCGTGTTCGGCGACTGGAACGACGCCTTTGTGCAGCACGGCGACGTCCCGACGAAGCAGGCGCTTGCTGAGGCCGCCGCGCCCGCCACCGCCAGCCCGTTTGACGTGATGAGCGAAGCGGAGTTTTCGGCCATGAGCGCCAGCGAAAAGGCGGAGCGCGTTGCTGAGCATTACCGCAATGCGCTGGCGGTGGATGCCAGCGGCGAAATCCTGTCACGCTACAGGGCGGGCGCGTGGAAGGTCATTTCGGGGAAGCAGTTTGAGCGCGACGTGGCGAAGCTGTTCCAGCGGCTGCGCGCGCCGTTCTCGGCGGGCAAAATTTCAGGCGTGGTGGATACGCTGAAGCTGATGCTGCCGCAGCAGTCCGACCCGGCGCGCCGCCTGATAGGCTTTCGCAACGGCGTACTGGACACCCGTACCGGCAGCTTCAGCCCGCACAGCAAACGCTTCTGGCTGCGCACGGTCAGCGAGGTGGACTTTACCCCGCCGGTTAAGGGCGAGACGCTGGCAACCCACGCGCCGCACTTCTGGCAGTGGCTGGACCGCGCCGCCGGACGAGACGCGGCAAAGCGCGATATTATTCTCGCCGCGCTGTTTATGGTGCTGGCGAATCGCTACGACTGGCAGCTGTTTCTGGAGGTCACGGGTCCCGGCGGCAGCGGCAAAAGCATCATGGCCGAAATCGCCACCATGCTGGCCGGAACGGACAACACCACCTCCGCGACCATCGAGACGCTGGAGTCATCGCGCGAGCGCGCGGCGGTGATTGGCTTCTCGCTGATAATTCTGCCCGACCAGGAGAAGTGGAGCGGCGACGGTGCGGGCATCAAGGCGATTACCGGCGGCGACGCGGTATCCGTGGACCCGAAGTACCGCGATGCCTACTCAACGCACATTCCGGCGGTGATTCTGGCGGTAAACAACAATCCGATGCGCTTCACCGACCGCAGCGGCGGCGTATCGCGCCGCCGGGTCATCCTGCACTTCCCGGAAATCATCCCGGCAAACGAGCGCGACCCGCAGCTGAAGGAAAAAATCAGCGGCGAGCTGGCCGTCATCGTGCGCCAGCTGATGCAGCAGTTCAGCCAGCCGCAGGACGCAAGGGCGTTGCTTCAGTCGCAGCAGAACTCCGATGAGGCGATGCGCATCAAGCGCGACGCGGATCCGATGGTGGACTTCTGCGGCTACCTGTTCACCACGCCGGAGCCTACTTCGCTTTACATGGGGAACGCCAGCATCAGGCCCTTACAGCCAAGACGCTATCTTTACCATGCCTATCTGGCTTATATGGAGGCGAACGGTTACAGGAATCCACTCAGCATGAAGATGTTCAGTCTGTCGCTGGAGAGCATTATGCGTGAGTACGGGCGTCATTATCTGAAGCGGCGCACGAAGCTGGGGATGCAGACCAATCTCGATCTGACTGAGGAAAGCAGTTCTGACTGGCTGCCCAAGTGTGATGCCACCTGAAATTCATAATATTTAGAACCGGCGAAAGCCGGTTTTTTGCGCTCGTTAAAGGCGCTAAATTCATCCAGCTCCATATAAAAAATACATTCTCTGATATGTAAGAGAATTTCGCTTGCCACATTTGAAATGAGTCGAGTCCGCTATGAGCGCAGGCTGTGTAAAACTGTTTTGGTCGCTTAATCTGCGTAAAACAGGGTTGAAAGCAGCGCTCATAAGTAAAATTTGGCTCAGCTAACCTGTCGATTAATTCCAGATTTTGCGTAGATGCACGCACTTCAGTATGAGTCAGAGTTTTCACACAGCCTGAGCGAGGAGCGGACGCTAAAATGATGGCGACCGGGAAGTTCTGCCACATTAGACATAACACCCCGGCCACGTACGGAACGCGCGCAGCCTTAGAGCGGCTAGGGCAGTGCGTTCTGGTAGAGGTCCCAGCGATTGCCGTAGATGTCCTCGAATACAACCACCATCCCATACTCCTCCTGCCGCGGCTCCTGGCAGAAGTGGACGCCCTTTTCCTTCATGGCGTTGTAGTCGCGCCAGAAGTCGTTGGTCTGCAGGAACAGGAATACCCGCCCGCCGCACTGGTTCCCGATAAAACTCTCCTGCCGCTCGTTTGAGGCGCGAGCCAGGAGGAGATTACAGTCGCTTTCCGGGTTCGGTGTCACCACAACCCAGCGTTTGCCAGGCTCGGCGTGTCCTCAACCAAGGTAAAGCCCAGCTTGTCGGTGTAGTACTCGATCGCGCGGTCGTAGTCGTCGACCACTATCGCCACGTATCCCATGCATCGCTTTTGCGTTCTCATTTCTGCTCCGTCAGGTTTCAGGCACAACAGCCCGGACACCCTCTTTTAACATATAAGTGCCTGACCGCCCCCCCCCTGAGAGGCCCTCAGCGCGATTCTGGCGCTAACGAAGCGTTTCCGTCACTTTTTTCCGGCCAGAATCCTGAAAAACGGCCATGAAGATTACGGTGCATCTGAATTATTGTGCGGTAAGATTTACTCTCCACCGATTAGTGCTCGCAGATGCTGGAAACGTCCGCTTCAAATGGCACGAAGCGGACGCTAGCAAAAGGTTTGCTATGAGCGAAAACCGGAAGCAACAAAAAATGCATTTGCCGTTTCCGGTAGTTTATTGTATTTTTTAGTCGGCTTTATTCGTATGCCCGCGAAAGCAAGTTACGGATTCACTATCTCACTTTAATTTGTGAGAGGGGAATCTGCACTTGCGCAATTCTGCCTCTCACCCCACGGAGGCAAGCATGTCTAATAATAATCTCTCAGTTCCAGCTACCCGTAAAATCAAAGGAAAAGCGCTTACACGTATCGATCAAGAACAAAAAACGATCAATTCAGGCCCATTAGGCCCAGAACGCCTTATCATCAATATCGCACTTGATTTCATGGAAAAATATCCTGGTATGTCTTGGGAGCAGGCTTTAGTTGCCGCCATGGGCTACTGTGATCGCACTCATAGCTAATAGTGAGGCAGATAATGGCGAAACCAAACATTACGAAGATCTTTCATAATGGGCATGCATATGAGCTTGAGTATGGTGGATGGTTAAATCATAGATATGGCGAGGCTAGCAAAGCTTTAACTGAAGTATATTCAAACGATATTCATCTCAACAATACTACTATTGGTGAATATAAAGCCGCGAAAAGTGATGAATATGAGGGAGTTAAAGATAAACGTGATATGACGTTTATGAAATACCTTAGGCAATCCTTTAAGACTGAATTTGATATGGAGTGGGATGAGACAATCAAGGGAATAAAAAAAGCTATTAACGATAGCTGCATCCCTTATCTAATTCGTCAAAAAGCAGATGCATCAGTTGAAGAAAAATCTACAGCTATTTACCTAGCTGCTGCAAACGGTCATGTTGCTTCAACCTATTTCATTGCCACGGCTATGAGTGATGGGGATGATGAGAATTGCTTATATTGGTTAACTTTAGCTCATAAGCGGGGTCACATTGGTGCTGCATATGATATGGCAGCTTATTTCTATCGAATAGGAAACACCTTAGATGCCCTAAGGTGTTTAATCGTCTCAGCTGATGGTGGCTGCGATTTTGCGTATTTAACTCTATTTAACATCGAATTGTTGAAAAGCATGCTGACTATTCAAGATAGCTCAAAGTTAGATGCTATGTTGAATGAGCTGGTTGATGGATCGCACAGTTCGAGTGCTCGATACTTCAAAGCTGTACGGCTTTTGGCGGGAGATACACCAACAGAGGGTGTGGCTCTTATGAAAACTTTTCGTCAAACGCCAAAGAAAAAGCCTGCTGATAAAGACATTGATGATGTATATCGGAACCAAATGGCTTTTACTGAAGAGTTCTTGCATACGGTGCTTAGTGATATTAGTTCTCGAAAGCCCCCTTTAGTATCACTAATGGAATGTTCGCTTAAGTTTTCAGACCCTCGCCGAGCAGAAGAGGGGAAGTCATTTGCGTTAAGTTTTGAGGATTATAGAGAGTCATTAGAAATGTTCAAAAAATATAAAACAAATGAAAGTGCATGAAAATAGGTAAGCAATCGATTCTTTTACGATTAGTACGGAGATCCAAACGGTTCACTCTGGTGCAAGCCGCTTTATGACGCTCTCTGTAGTAAATCCGAGTTCTTCGTTTCATGGCAACGTCCCCCTTGATTAAGGATAGCGTTGCATCGACCCATTGAACTCACACCGAGGAGCGGACGTTCGCAACTTGAATAATCGTATGGCTAACTTTGAGGTGTCTTAATCAACGGGGAACTGGTCAAGTGAGGAGGGAAAGGAACATTTTCGCGAAGTGAATTCTGCCTGCGGTTTGTTAGGCGCAGGCGGAATCTTATGTAATATTTTAACTTTTTGCAGTTGTTAATCACTCAGCTATATATGAATTTTAATGTTCTTTTTACATAGCTTTTAGCTTGTTCTATATCGTTGGAAACCTCCCCCCCATGATGTTGAGCATTTCCAAAATCTTTGAGGTTGTATAATTCTTCAATATGCTTTTTCATTGAAAAATAATTTTTATTTTCGTCGCTTTCATTAATTATATCGAGCATTGCACCAAGCATAATTTCATTATTAAAGTCAGTGGGGAAGCGGGTTTTCAAATAATCTTCCAATACTATGCGCATAGCCGGTAAAACCTCATGCAATTTATCATTGCATTCTCCTGATACAAAGGAATGTAATAATTTAATTCTTGCAACATAACTACTTTCAACAACCTTTTCATTCCATAATGAAATGCTACTAGTGTTATTATCGAAATTTTTACTTATGCTGTATTGCTGTGCAGAAGATAGCGATTTATCAGTCTTCATGAGATGTAAGAATTTTGCATCATGAGATAATATAAAAATCTGGCGTGTTTTTTTCTTTAATTCTTTTATTATTTCTTTTGTTGCATGTCTTCTGGATTCATCAAAGCTTGACATGGGGTCATCGAATACAACTATTGTTTTTTTAATGTTTTTAGAAGCGTCAAGTTTTGATAGGAAGAAAGCTAAAGAAATTGCTCTCTTATCTGCATCGCTCAGCAACGTATCAAAGTACGGCAGCCCATGTTGAATTGTATTGGATGCAAAAATGTCCACTTCAAAGTCATTCATGCCTATTGAATATTTTAATCTTTTGGAAAGATCACTTGAGAAATTTGATGATCCTAACTTCATAACTTTGAAGTTAGTACCGAATTTACTGAGGTAGTAATTTATGCTGGCTTGATGTAATGTCAATTCATCATCGATAATGCTAATTAACTTTTCTTTTTTAATTCTTATGGATTCAATTAATGATTTTTTCTTGTTAAGAAGTTTTTTTGATTCTTCAAGAATTTCATTCTGATCCTTATTTTTCACGATAGAAGCTAAATCATCTGGGTCTGATAATAGAAACATACTCTTAGTTTTTCCTGGGGACAAAGATAAATGAGAAATACATTCCGATAGTTTTTTATTTACTCCGCTTAGTGAGAGGTCGATTACTTCCAGTTCTTTAAAGACTTCTTTTCCTTCTTCATTTGCAAAAAGAAGTGAGAATAAACGCTCTCTTTGCTCTTTAAATATAGCATTACCTGAGTAAACATTGTCATTGATAAAGGATGAGTCATAAACGGCCAGGCTCAGATCATTTAAATCCCAGCCTTTCTTATGATTAAATTTGAGAGTTTTTCCATTTTCTAACTCCAAGATGACTTGTGGCTCGGATTTTGATGATGGCAATCTTGCGTGTTTCATTATGAACCGAGGGCTGTTTCCTTCTAAAGATTTAAAAATAGATGCTAAGGTTGATTTTCCACCTCCATTATCACTATAAATCAAGTTGATGTCAGAAAATATTGGGAACTTAGAAGGTGTAGAGAAGTTAGCAAACCTTCCAATATCTTTTATATATTTTATACTCTTTATCATACTTCCTCCGTAGGAACTCAATGTAGAAAAATAAAGTTTAATTAAGTGACATCATATAGAAACACTAATCATATATCTATTTGACGCATATATAATTCACTAAAAAAATGTCGTAGATATTAATATAACACTTTAAGGCAACTTTACAGCACATGTAAAGTTGAAACTTCCGGAAAAATAGATGAATTGAGCAGAAATTAAAACAGTATATGTTGAGTTTTGGTTTTATATGAAAAATTTTATAGTAATTAAGAAGACAACCTCCTGATTGCTAAAAGCGCCGGTTCGACCGGAGAACTGCTGACAGCTCTTACCCAGTTACGCAAGTCCCTTAGATATTAAGCTTATTTTATCCATCAGGGATGAAACTGTCACCAATCATGCTGAATGCAAAATATTTGAACGGCAGTTACTGACACAGAGCTGCTGTTACAGCCCTCACAAATTAAACTTCAATAGATCCAGATATCTCCATGGCATCATCCACTTCAATACCGAGATAACGGACTGTACTTTCGAGTTTTTTGTGACCTAACAATAGCTGGATCACTCGAAGATTCTTCGTTTTTTTATAGATCAGATATGGCTTGGTTTTCGCGTAGAATACGTACTTTACAGGGTCTCGTCGAGACCCTGCTCATCAATCCATCCATGAAAATTACGGTTATATTGCCTAGTTGAGATATGCCGTGAAGAACCGACGCGGGACTGGAACAGATAGTCGCTACTACGTAGATGAGCCATTTTTATCCACGCTGCTACAGCCTCTCTGGTTCCCTTAGTCAGTTCAAACTGAACGGGCTTCCCGTTTTTTGCAGCAGCACTGTCGCTCTGCCCTAAACAGAGTGCCCATAGGCCACATCAGAAACTTTTAACTTAACCAGATCACAGGCCCGAAGTTAACTGTCCAGAGCCATGTTAAACAGAGCTAAATCGCGCACTTTTCCTTCCAGCTTAAGTCTGATACGGAATCCCCAGATATGAGAGATTTGAAGAGGCCGTTTCTGGCCTAAGATACGGCACTTGTTCCAAGGGATGTTGTCATGCTCTATTTCCTTTGGGTTAGGAGATGTGATTATGGTTGTCCCATATGAGCGAGAAGCAGATAATGGAGTGCTTATAAAAGTTTAATACTTGTCTCAGTCCGAGATTTTGGTAAGTATTGATTCACTATAGTTTTCCGCCAGCATAAAGGGAGGCCCATATAGCAGCACCAGCAAAGATAAGAACTAAAAATCTCTCAACCGTTTTGATAACTTTATGTCTATATGTTGACTTGAATCTAAAGTCATTAAAAATAAGGTATTGCCTATAAATATAATTACTCATGTTGGAAGCAGAATGCTGTGAAGTGGATGTACAATACCTAAAATATACAGAAAAATGTTTTTTTATGTGTTTGGGTGTTATTTGCGATGGGTTTTGATACTTGCCTATTATTATTTCAGTTTCATTGATTTTCCCAGCATTAGATTGATATGGCGCAACAAACACAAGAACATCACCGGATGGTCCCTGCGAATACCATAATTGAGCATTCCTTTCGAACGCAACTTCTAAGCTTTCGTTGTCTGGGGATGTTATGTTAAACCCCAAGAATCTGAGCCCAGTAAAAACATGAGTCGAATTAATATGTTGTGAACTAATAAGATTAGATGATTTGATTGGTTCATCATCTTTTGATCTGCTAATGTAAAGGCTCCCAAAGATATCGGTACTATGAGAGTCAGCATTTAAAATTTCAAACTCCCTTTGAATTCTATCGTCCATAAACCTCCAATTTATGCGTTTAAAATATGCATTTAAACTATCTCTTCTTATTCTCTCTGCAGCGGACTTTAATTTCAATGTAAATCCTTAAATATAAAAATAGTTCATCATATATTCATGGGTAAACTAGGAAGTTGTTATGCTGATGAGCATAACTGGCAATAAAATCAAAAAAGTTCCAAGCATACTACATCAACAAACATCGATGCGCTCACATTCAGTATGAGAAACTTAGTTACGTCTGCTAACCTGCTCCCCCTTAAACTAATGCAGCATGATGTTAGGAACTTCCGCTTTTGACCCTGACCCCGAATATGATCCAGACATAATCAGGAATAACCGGCTTCAGGTTGGTTGCTTATTCTGGCAACCGGCAGATTTTTCGGCAAATTCGGATGGGGTCATCCAGCCCAGCGCAGAATGGGGACGACTCTGGTTATAGTGTATTCGCCAGGCTTCGATTTTGCACCGGGCATCCTCCATCAACATAAACCAGTTCTCGTTCAGGCATTCCTGCCGCAGCCTGCCGTTGAATGATTCCACCGTGGCGTTATCCGTGGGCGTACCCGGTCGCGAAAAGTCAATCCGGATATCATGTTCGTATAACCATTTATCCAGCATTTTTCCCGCAAATTCAGAACCATTATCAGTTTTCAGTAGCTGTGGCAGCGGTCGCCTCAGCGCTATGTTATTCAGCATCTCAGCCACTTCTGAGGACCGCAGGTTCTGGCCCATGCAGATCCCCAGACATTCGCGCGTGTAGAGATCGATTACCGTCAGCAGGCGAAGCCGGCGACCGTCAAACAACGCATCGGAGACAAAATCCATCCCCCATACATGATTGGGATACAACCCCTGCGGCTGGGGCTGCCGTTTCAGCGCAGATTTAATACGGCGGGGGCGCTTTAGCCGCAGCGATAATCCCTGCTCGCGGTAAAGCCGGTAAATGCGCTTGTGATTATCGCGCCAGCCTTCCCGTTTCAGCATGACGTGGACCCTGCGGTAGCAGTAGTGGACGCGGGTTTCGGTTATCTCCCTGATGCGCAGCCGCAGCGCGCTGTCGTCTGCCGCAACGGAGCGGTAGCGGAACGAACTGCGGCTGACCTGCAGCGCAAAGCAGACCTGTCTCTCACTGGCACCGTAGCGGGTCTGTTAGTCCCTGACCCACTCGCGCAGGCGTGCCAGCGTCAGCTCTTTTTTGCCAGCACGTCCTGCAGCGTGGCCTTGTCGAGGCTCAGATCGGCAACCAGCCTCTTCAGGCGAAGGTTTTCCTCCTCGAGCTGCCGCATATGTTTCAGTTCTGAAGGCGAAATCCCACTGTACTTTTTGCGCCAAGTGTAGAACGTGGCGTCGGAGATGCTCAGCTTGCGGCAGACTTCCGGTACGGGCGTACCCAGCTCAGCCTGCTTCAGGGCAAAGACAATCTGCTCTTCGTTAAATCGTGACTTTTTCATCGGCACAACCTCCGCTCAGGGGAGTGAATATCATGCCGGAATTCTGTTTCTGAATGGAGCAGGATTTCGTGTCAGGGTCATTTTTTTAATGCACCCCGGGTTTGTATAAAAAGCGTTTTATATATCGTTTCGTGTGGCACATGCATTTCCTGATTATCCGGATAACAGCGTTTCAGCCAACCGGCGATTTGTTCCGGCGACCAGTCCTGATGCATCTTCTCTGCGATGATTCTACACTTTGGGTCTTTCAATTAGCTTGCAAGGTTTTAGTCTCAGAGCATTTTCCCACGCAGCAGTATCCGCTTTTGATGCACGGTATTGATTTGCACCAGCGTGCCTCTTTATTTCCCGGCTAATCGTTGAGGGGGCTCTCGATAGTTTGTTTGCGATCGCCCTGATGCTGATTTTGCTACCAGCGCTCTGGATATTTCCTCTCTTTCATCAAGTGAAAGCGCTAACGGATGCCGCTTTCGGACAGGGGGCGGTATCCACCAGTCTGGTGGATAGTGGGCATAATAGAAGAATGATATCTGTCGAACATTCTGGCGATATCATGCAGGGAATCACCTTGCTTATATCTGTCCCAGATAATCGCCTTCTGCTCTGGCGTGTAGTTAATCCGAGTTCTTCGTTTCATGGCAACGCCCCCCTTGATTAAGGATAGCGTTGCATCGACCCGTTGAACTCACAACGAAAAGCAGACATTCTTTTCAGGATAACTCTCACTCCTCTTTTGACTTATAGGATGTCAGTTATTTCGGCTATTTGTAGTTCAATGCAGTTGATTGAGTAAGGAATAGATCTGACTCGTTATGCAGGCCCTAGTACCAAAGCTTAAACCTGTAGACAAATTGCACAACCAGAATGTATAACGAATTGGGATTATTCTTATTTGCTGGCTGGTATCTGGCACCCTACCCACGGCTCTCACCTGGATGACAAATATGGAAATTGAGAAAAACACGATTGATGATGTTATGCGTGCTGTGTTTGAAAATATCCTGTCAGATGGTGTTCCTGTTGAAACAACGCGGGGTCCGACAAAAGAGATTCTGGGTACACACATCATTTTGAGCAATCCGATTTGCCGGATTAGCAGAACAGAATCCAGAGGTAAAATATTCACCTGTCTGGGTGAGTTGATGTGGTACCTATCAGGCAGTGACGAGGTTGAATCTATTCGCTATTACATCTCAAAATACCAGGATTCTGCAGAAAGTGATGGCACAATTAATGGCGCTTACGGACCTCGTCTCTTTGGTACCAAGAATGAAATTAACCAGATTGAGAATGTCATCCGGCTTTTAAAAAAACGCAACACATCTAGGCGAGCAGCCATACAGCTTTTTGACGCAAACGATATAGCCCATCCCTTCGTTGAAGTCCCCTGTACTGTCGGGCTCCAGTTTGCGATTAGGAATGATTCCCTCGATATGTTCACATTCATGCGCTCTAACGATGCGCGAGCAGGACTGGTTCACGACATATTTGCATTCACGATGCTTCAGGAAATGATTGCAAAAACCCTCGGTTTAAATTTGGGCGTTTATCGCCATTATGCGGCAAGTCTGCACATCTATACCGAGGATATTCCCCTCATCGAAGCTGCGCTTAAAGAGGGTTATGCGCCATCTGCACCAGTTATGGTGGCAATGCCCACAGAGGATATAAATCACTACTTATGCATCATTGTTGATGCAGAGAAACGCATCCGAGAGGGCGACATTCCAGACATTGATACGCTAAGCCTGAGTGAATACTGGAAAGATGTCCTTCGTATGCTGGCGATATTCAGATGCAAAAAAGACAAGGACTTGCCAGCTGCTCGGTCCATTGCCGGGAAATTGCAAAATCAGTCATACAAAATTTATCTTGAGTGGTTGTGAGGGAGAAAATGAAACGACAGGATCTAATTGATGAAATTTCAGAGCAGCTCGAATCGTTCAGTACACACGAAATCCCGCTCAGGGGATTAGATACCCCCGACAAAATCACAACGCTCGCCGCACAGATACTCGACAGCAAGCGTCGTATTGAGTACGTCGGAGCCATTGGTAGAAATAAGATATCCCCGCTTCGGGGAAATCCCCACAGCGATATTTTTGATCCGCTACGAGCTGCATGGTTGCATGTTTATGAAGGGAATGTAGATGAGGCGTGCTGGCTTATTTTCCTGTCCACCCACTTTGGCAAACATCTCAAATATGGTTGGCAATTGTGCGCCGACATTTATGGTGGACTCGGTGGCGATGTATGGACTTGGGAGAAAGTGGTTGCGGAAGTGGACACCTTTCACGCCTGGTATGAGGGCTGCTATCGCCAGATGCTGGCAGACGGTCAGAAAAGAAGGTTTGGGAACCATAGAAAGTACGAATCCCTCAAACCGGACAGCAAGCGCCCCCTTCCACGCGTTATCAGCTCATACGTAGCGTGGGTAGGAAACGTAGGTAGTCACGAAGCGCGATTTGCTGAAGCCAAAGCCGCATCTAGTAGTCAGGAAGAGTACTTTGATATTCTTTACCGAAGCATGAGGGCTGTTTTGTCATTTGGGCGGGCTGGAAGGTTCGACTTTCTGACAATGCTCATCAAGTTCTGCATTATTGATGCCAAGCCGGGAACGCTGTATCTGAACGGGGCAACAGGACCTCTGGATGGCGCAAACCTTCTATTTTACGGTGAAGCGAGAAATGCGGCCAATTATAAGGTATTAGACGATCTTCTGGCGAGGCTCAGCGCCTTCATGGACATGGGACTGCTTGAAATGCAAATTCTTGAGGATGCTCTTTGCAACTGGCAGAAATCACCCTCTCGCCACGTTTACTTTGGCGGATGATTTCAGGACAGATCTTCACGGTTATATTTGACTTTGAATTTGGCAAAATGATCAAAGGGAATTTTTTGGGCGTGCTGTAACTGCCCCAGCACTATCCCTTTTGATACACCAATTTTCCGAGCAAATTTAATAATATTTTTCCAATTTCGCCCACTCAGCTTGTCAAACTCTGCACGGTATGCTGGGGGAATCAGGACGTTGCTGGAAAACTCGTTTGCTTCCTGTTCTTCTTTTTCAGAAAGGCCACTCATTCCTTCTATGCGGTGCTGTTCACAGTTGTGCAGAACCAGATGGCCAATCTCATGGAACAACGTAAACCAAAAATGATCGTCTCTGAGATACCGAAAACTCATTATTAGTGTCGCTTTGCCAGACTCAAAAAAACAGGTAGCGCCGCTTGCTGGACAACCTGTTGGCGTTGGCAGGATCACAAGCGCTACACCAGCGTCAGCGAGTATGCTGCGTATCGCAGGAAGAAATACTTTGGGATCAGCTTCAAGAGAATGTTTTCTTAAAGCTTCTAGGCTGCCTTTAAGTATTTCCTTATCCCATGCATAAGTTCTCTGTTTTCGCGAAATATATTCAGCTTTCTTGAGCCAAGTTATTACGGCCATTTCTTCCGTTCTGAAAGCTTCAGATTTTCTGAAAGCTATAGCAGTCTGTTTACTTTTATAATAATCAAACCATTCAGGTACAGATGAAACGCCGAAAAAACTCAGGCAATACTCTACTTTTTTATTACCACTCAGGCCCTTCGGGATCCAACCCAGTTTACTCATATCTGACGTAGGCAGAGACTGAACCCATTCATTATTTTGGCGAATGATGGCATCTTTATGTTGGCGATATTTATTTTCACGACTGAGCCAGAAAGTCGTGCTGACATTGAAGAGAGATTCAAGTTTGTTGGCAATCTTCTCAGTGAGAATAAGCTCACCAGAAATCAACTCACGACTTTTAATCATGGAAAGGCCAACTCTTTTACTGAGCTCTTCTTCGTTGAAACCAAGTTCATCCATGAGGTCTATTATGGTATCTCCGGGGGCTGACACCCAATCCGTGTTAAATCCGTTATCAGAAACCATAATCTTCGCCTATATGAACCAATTTCAACCGAGTTACCCGACCCCAATCAAGTGAATTGTCTGCCTGACGGGGTGGTTTGAGATGACCATTTACAAAGTACATCTTAACGCCTTCGCTAAGGTTAATTGTAACGTAATCGCATCCATTTTCGCATAAAAACTCTGTTTTAAGAAAACTTGGAAGCTCAGCTATCGATGCTGAAGACCAGATATCAGCACACCGCACGCGCAGTTTTGCAGCTACGGCATCACCGAACAAATTTATCCCTGCTTCTTTAAACTCAACTGAATCTCTGAGTTCGGAACTGTCACAAAAAATCTGCAATGGGTTACCAACGCTGAGCGATTTATCAGAGAATATTATATTGTAATGTATAAAAAATCCACGGTTTAACGGGCAGGTACATGAGGATGTCAATGAAATTTCAATAATTACGCTCACCGCTTAATTGAAACTGTCATCTAGGAACAGTGAACAAAGCTTATAACTAAAATCTCCACATTTTTCCGCTGTAGCTCTCTGGTCCTACCCACGAAATGCGAACTCACTTTGTTGCGGCCAATATTGATCTTCATTCGGCATTCTATTCTTTATCATCCATTTGGAACGCACCATGACTAGTAAGCAGCGCATAAAGTACTAAGGGTACCTGACCAACTCTCCGTTGATTCACTCATAACGCTGTTAGCAATGTCCGCTTTTCGCTCAAAGCAGACTGTCAGATTTAATGATGTGCAGCCAGTGAAAACCGTCAGCTCAAGTCTGAGCTGACGCATATTATGAACCAGTAAAATTAGTTCGTTGCCTGCGCGCTGACAGACTCGAAAATGGCAAAGCTTAACCCCTTCCCTTCACCAAATTCCTCCTCAATTTCTCCTGATACAGCCGTTAGCACATCATTCAGCGTCAGCTCACCGCCGCCGAACATATCCCCCAACGCCTGCTGCTGGTGTAACAGCTCGTCATTGATCTTTTGCCCCATCTTTTTAAACGCGGCCCCGATACGTTTTGCGCTGCGGTTGTTTGCCACGATAAACAGCGCCAGCGCTTCGGCCTCTTTGCTGGATTCTTCAAATAATCCCTGCTGCGCCAGCACTTCCTGTATGGCCTGTCCGCTGTCTTTAGCCTGGCGCACAAGCTTAATAGCATCCTGCAGCGCGGCGATTGCCTGCTGGTCGAGACCATCAACCGACTGCACGCCGTCCACCAGCCCGGTGACGGCCTGCCGGTGAACGTCTCCGGATAGCATCTGCATCTGTGCAAACTCGCTTGCCGCCGTGTTGAGCGCCGTCAGGATGTTACGCATTTCTGGATCGGGCTCTTCGGATACCAGCTTAACCAGGCGTTCGTCTTTGTAGGCGCGGGCAAAGATCGCATTCTGCATGCGGTCAATCAGCTGCTTCGTCGGGCGCCCGTCTTCGGTTAGCAGCCCTGCCGTCGCAGTGTCGCCAATCTCTTTCATGAACGCCCGAATAAAGCCGTCATTTGAGCGCGCCAGAAGGTTGCCGTCGTCGGACGGATTGAAGATGGCCATCAGACTCTCGTCGAGCATTTCAGCATCAACAAAAGCCTTTTCACTCGCGGCCATTTCCTGCAAATCCGAAAGGTTGGAGTCTTTCGCAAACTGCGCACGATCAACATCAGTAATACGCTCACGCACCAGTACCGGCATATCCATCTGCGCGATATCGGATGCCTTCAGGCCATAGTCTTTAGCGTGGTCAATCAGGTATTGGCGATACTCGTCGGCCTGCCCCTGCTCATAGGCACGAGTGATCCCCATCGAACGGCCATTGCCTGACTCAACCACATTATCAGCGCCCACAATTGGCGCGCCGTGGCTGCTCATGCCTGAATCTGTCAGCTTTGCTGGTCGAAGGTTGCCCGCGATTTTGGATACCTGCACTTTGCTGGTCAGACGGGTGCGGTCGCGTGGCTGTAGTTCAGCCGGGAAAAGTGGGTTTATGGTACCGTCGAGGTTGTTAGAAATAATCAGGTGGCGCGCATCCACCACCTTAAACGCGGTCTTCACTTCCTGCCCTTTACCAGTGACAACGTATGACGATCGCCCCGTCATGGTCTGCGCTTTACGCAGTGAGCCCACCAGCCCAATCAGGGCAAATATGCTGCCAGCGTCGCTCAGCAGATTTCGTAATTTCTCGTTAAGCATTTTGATCCCAGGAATAAAAAAACCCCGCCGAAACGGGGTTGATGTTTAAGCAGAGAGGCCACTGGCGGCTATCCAGCTGGCGGTCTGTTTTCTCGCGTCGTCGAGCTCCAGATAAACGCCGATGTAGTCACCAACGCGGCGCAGCGTCTCAACAAAATCAAGCTGCGCCTGGCTGGTAAACTTACTGGCCAGAAAGTCAGTAACCACTTCGGGAACGGGCTGATCTTCCTTCACGGGTTCCAGCTCTGGCTCAGTTACCGGCGCGGGTGCCGGTTCGCTGGTGGGGGGTACTGGCGCAGCGCCATACCCCAGTTGGAGCATGATTGCCTCCATCTGGTCATTGAGATCCAGAAGGTCCAGCCCCTTAACGGTCGGGGCTTTGATAATCAGCTCGTCCAACTGGTCCGCTAAATCTAGCTTTTGCAGTGCGGTTAAGGTCATGCGGCCACCCCGTTACGCTGCACGGCCACCAGCAGATTGCTAAGGTGCTGCACAGCGTAATTGACCAGCGATTCGTTTTCATCGAATAAACCCGCGGCCGTCAGTGCGGCAATAGCCTCACGGACCTGGTTGCGGCCAGCACGGATCACGTCCATATCGTCGGTATCGAGCGAGGTCAGCCCCTGAAGGTAATCAATCGCCTTCTGTGCTTCCGTGTCTGCTTCCGGCACTGGCTCCGGCTGCGGTTCTGATTGTGGCTCTGGCTGCGGGGCTGGCTCTGGCTCAGAGGTGCTTAGTTCCTCCACCAGCGGAATACGCTTGCCGGTGATCATCGCGGCTTCTACAGCCTTCAGATACTCAGGGATTTGATTAGCTTCCACATAGTCCGCCGCCTGCTTCATCTGCTCACTGCCATAACCCAGCGCTTCGGCCCAGGCATTTACTAGGTCAGACGCCCAGCCTACGAGATCGCCCAGGCGTTTCGCCGCCATCCAGAACGGGTCTGTATTTTCACGATCGTCAGTCACGTCAGTCACGTCAGTCACGTCAGTCTCTTCCTGCTTTGGTTCACCTGCTGCCAGGGTCTGCAATCTGGCGTTAATGGCCTGATTGAAATAGACCAGGTCTTCACCTTCGGGATAGGCCACGCCAGTCAGGTTTTTACGGGCAACCATGCGCACCTGTTTTGCGTAAGTGTCCGGGTCTTCTGTGGACATTTCCAGATACTGCGCGGCGTAATCGCTCATCTTGTCGGCCACGGTTACGACCAGCGCATCGAGATCTGCATGCGTCGGGATTAGCTTCAGCTCAAAGTCAGCAATCTCTTTGTCAGTAAGCGGACGGTCGTAGGAAATGATGCCGTTACGCGCAACGCCGCTATATGGCTGGCCTTCTGCTGGCTGGTCGGCAACGGAGGCATATTCAGGCGGTACCGCGCCGATACCCACTGGCCGGTTTACCAGCGCATAACGCCAGACGGCTGCGGGTTTAACAGGATCGGGTTGTGGCTCTGGCTCTGGCTCTGGTTCTGGTTGCGGCGCCGGTTCAGGCTGTGGCGTCGGTTCAGGTTGCGGCTCCTGCGTCGATACTGGCTCAGCACTGACACGGTATTTATCCGCCGCGCCGGTGCGGTAGGCCTTCAGCAGTTTGGTAGCCGCTTTACCCATATCCGCGCCTTGGCTGGATTTGGACGGCATTTCAAACGTGGTCCCGTCCGCTTTGGTGATGATCACCTTGCCTTCAAGCTCGCCGTCCTGGTCATAGCTGTGATAGCGGACCGTCGCGGCGTTGCTCAGCGTCGCCTGTCCGTCTATGTTCAGGCGCGCTTTAACCTGGATAGTGCGATCGCTGAAAGTGTCCGTGCTTTCAGGCTCACTGGCTTTCGCCTGCTGCAGTGCCGCCAGCTGGCCGGTAAGGTCGGCATTAATCTGGCGCTGGGCTGCGACTTTGCCGCGCAGCATCTGCTCATTGTCCTGCTGCGTCTGCACGCGTGCGGTCTGTGTGTCCACCACTTCCAGTAGTGCCGATTGCTGCTCTGCCAGCTTGTCAGTTTCCGCCTGGGTAGTTTCCACTTCGGCGCGCAGCTTAGCCTGGGCGTCCTTCTGCTTTGTGAATTTGCCACTGTTCTTCTCAATCAGGTTTGAAAGCGCCTGCGTGACCTGCTGCAGCGACACATCCCGTCCGCCAATCGGGGCCACGATGTGCGTCACGTCGCGCTTGTTGATCAGGAACTGGAACGCCACCAGCGTATCCTGATTGCGGATCTTACCGTTGTCAGCAGTTGGAGAGTGGAACACCAGCGACACGCTTTGCCCGTCTGATAACGGGATTAGCGCACTCATAACCGGTATGCTGGCCACACGGCGCACTTTGCCAATCACCGCGCCGCCCACAGTTTTTTGCCCGGTAGTATCCGCGCCTGCATCGTCCGTACCGGCGCTGATATTGGTTCCATTCAGGCCACGGTTTAAGGCCTTCACGAAGGCGCGCATGGTCTGCGCCAGACGCATGCGCTCGGTGCTGATCGCCTCAAACATCGCACCCGGCACCAGGCTTTCATTTCCCAGGTAGGTGTGATCGATATCGTCGATAGTGGCGCTTTCCAGCATCATATCCGCGCTGCTGCCGGTCATCAGGCCGTCGTAAACCGCCTGCGCCAGCATTGCGCCCGGTGTGTGGCTTCGCAGGTCCAGCACCATGCGGTTGCTTAAAATCTCATTCATTCTGCTGCCTCTTCCAGTTGGGCGATTTGCTCTTTCAGCTGGCGGGTGATCGCCTGCTCCTGATTAAGCTCGGTCTGTAAGCTGTCCGCGTTTTTCTGTGCCGCATCGGCATCCCGCGTCAGCTGCTCTGCCTTCGCCTGGGTTTCCGCGATCCCCGCTTTGTAGGCGTCACACTGCTGGCGCACTTCGGCCAGCAGCTGCACCGATGATTTCACGCCGCGTTTTGGTTGCGGTGAGTCATCCTTGCTGGCGGCGGCGCGTGCCATCTTGCGTGCCAGCGCCTTCTGAAATGCCGTTGAGCCTTTCTTAAACAGCGCGGCCAGCTGGCGTCCGAGATCGGGGATCGTGGTGACGTGGGTAAACGGCACGTTTTTGCCGTTCAGCTTCAGACCGGAAATGTCGCCGCTGTCGTTGACCTGCACGGTCATGACCTGCCCATCCATACCGGTGAGACTGAAGGTTTTAGTGGGTACACCATCCTTTTTCCGGGCTGCGCCGGAGGCGGTGATTTTGGCCACCTCAAAGCCGCTGATGGCGATCGCCTTTTTCAGCTTAGCCAGCCCTTTTTCGTTGAGCTCGTCAAAGCTAAGCAGGACGTAGGTCTTAGGATTCGACATGGTATTCCCCCTGCTCTGACTTACTAAGCTGGTAAGTTCGGGTGACGGTATCCTGCAGCGGGAAAATACGGTAAAGGGGATTAAGACGGCTGTTACCGTGAGTGACACGGACTGTCAGATACCATTCACCCGGCTCCAGATAACGCGTATCGATCAGTAGAAACTCTTCACTCACGCCTTTTGGCGAAAGGTCCAGCGTGCGCTGTTTGCCGGAGATAACCACTGTCGGATCGTTACTGTCGCGCAGCCAGTACTCAATTTTTGCCCCCGCCAGTTTGCCCGCGCAGGCAATGTTAAAGCGGACCGGGAATGCCAGGGCGTTGTCACGTACCACCGCTACACCGCAACTCAGTAATGCCACTTTTTTACGGGCAATTGCGCAGCGATCAAATACCATCGCCGCCGCCATCGCTGTAATAAACAGATTCTGGTAATCAATCATTGGCCGGAGCCTCCTTTTGACCCAAATACGCCGTTTATTGCCGCAATGAGTCGTTCTTTAAATACAGTTGAGAGTTCACGCCAGTTGTTGCTTGCAACTAACACGGCGAGGTAAATCACGATTTCGTCCAGTCCTTGCTGTCGCGCAAAAAAATAAGCCGTCAGTCCGGTAATCAGCGCCAGCACCAGCTCGGTGGTGAAATTGAATACGTTTGGTTTGATCCGGTATTCGCGCACTCCCAGCAGGAATACGCCTGTGCCGCTTAGCAAAGACAGGAGAAGCGAAACCGCGAGCATTTTTTCTACGTCGGTCACATACCCCCCTTAGCACCTGGTAATCAGGTGGCGTGAGAGTACGGAGTCTGTAATTTAGAGAGGTAACGAAAAACAGCGCCCGGAGGCGCTGTTTAGAGTGGGATACGGTTATTTAGCCGCGTTTTTAATGGTCAGAGACGGGCGAAGGTACGGCTGGCCAGATGAGGGATTCAGTGGAGGACAGATCCATTGCCTTGAGCGCTTTTACATAGGCATTCCACTTCTTCAGAGAAGTACGGTCTTCATCACTGATTTCATCCAGTAACAGATCGTTTTGCCATTCATTCATAGTTTGCCGGGCCTCTGCGATTCGCTTATCACGCTCCGCCTCTGCCTGGTCTATCAATTCACGCGAACTATATACACGCGGAACAACAACCCCATCTACAAGTGACCATTTTCCTGACACATCAGCCTCTGCAGGTACATTTTCAGGGTTTAATTCAGTAACACTTAAATTAACCGGCCAAATCATAGATGCGTCTTTTTCGATGAAGCGAACAATGCCTTTATCATCATAAGCAACTTTAATGGTTTCTTCGGAAAATTTATTGAGATGATAATACCAATCAAGACCATCTTCGGTGTGCAGGAAATAAGCACCTGGAACAATCAGGTCACGATATTCATTCTCATATGATGTTAAATTTTTGAGAGTTAGCATTTTATAGTTGTCCTATTGTGAACCAGTTACCAGCTACGGCTTTTTGAATAGCGCGGTAAAAAATAGTGTCACCACCAGGTGACGAACCTTCGGTATACCATCCTGTAAATACGCACCCCCCAGGAGCCTTGAATGTCCCATTGAGTATTCCTCCGCCCTCCCCAGCAAGACGTATATCCTGTACTGCATCACCTGAACCACGCTGAACAAAATTGCCTGAGACCCAGTTGCTCAAGTATCCGCCCCAGCACGCGCCATAAACATTGCCGTCACCTTGAACAAATGAGCTCCCATTACCGGTGTATACACGATCTCCGCTTACAATATTGCCACCAACATTGAGTTGCTGATTGAAGTAGCAATTGCCACCGATAGCAACGTCGTGACCCATATCGACCCTGCCGGTTCTAGCGTTAAAATAAAGAGGCCTGAGATTATTCCATGTCCCCATCGGATCATTTTGGTTCGTTGCCATGAAATAGAAGTTGGTACCATCGAAACGCTGAAAAACACCAAATCCTCCGCTAATGATTCGATAAGTATCCGGAGTGCCCGAGGCTATCGGCTTATCAAAATAAACGCGTAAACCCGGACCATCCAAACTTAAATAGCGACCATTATTGGAATAAAAGTCAAGCACTCCATCAGACGGGCAAATTAAACCTGTATCGGAATCACCAATGTTAATTGATGCTGCAGAACCTGCAAAAGAACTTGTTCCGAAACTACCAATGCTTATATGGGTTGATGCATAAAATGGCCCCGTAACATAAGCGCCATCGCTAAAATGAGCATCTTTATCGACATACAGAGAACTTTTTAAATTTGCCACGCCCAGCAAATTAATGTTGGCAGCGTCGATATTTAAGGCTGCCTGACCATTAGTTTTGGCGGTAGTCGCATCAACGATTATGCGAGCGTCGTAATCGTTTGTAGCAGTAGTCGATGAGTTGAAGTCGATATATGGTCTTGATGCCATAATACTCAACGAGGATTTTAAGTAGGCATCACCATATACAGTCAGCGGACCTTTAACATCAGCTCCCCCATTGACTGATAAAGCCACTGAACTGGCAGGAATGTTTGTATCCATTCCACCAATTAACGTCTGGCCACGCAGGTAGTTTGGCGCTGTGCCCTGCATAAACAGGTTCCAGCGGCTCACCCCGTCTCGCGCCGACTGACGCCCTTCAAAGGCATAGGCTGTAGCAATACTGGTACTGGCTTTATCGTAAGAGCGGAACGACGTCATGAGTGTTACCGACGCGTTGGCGTTCACAACACTACTGTTACCCCAAAATTCTACCCAGTCAGGCGTAGTTTGAACGGTGATGCCATCACCTACTGACATTTCAACGCCGAAACCAACCCCGCGTGTCGTGGCATCTGCACCAATATTTGCGTAAGCCATCGCAGCAATTTGCGACGCCCCGGACAAATTGCCTTTACCGGGTGAGTTATTTCCCAGTGTCAGCATACGGGCTGGGTTGTTATTGCCGTTTCCTAATGAGAGCAGCCCTTTATCACTGAACTGGGCCACGTCCTGTTTCCACGTTACACCATTATCCCGGCCATCCACGTCAAGACGCAGACTGCTGCCGTTACCTCTCCAGCGGAAGCCCGTTGAATCAGCATCACGGTCTATGAAGGTGACAGTAGGCGCAAAGCTGTTAACCGTAATACCCTGAGTGCCATCATTGCTGCTGCCCGTGACCACCAGCGCGGCAGCAGTCAGATCACCGACTGCAGTTGCACCCTTCGCCAGCACGTTTAATGGACCGGTAACGTCCGCACCGCCGCTAACCGCAAGGTTGCCGCCGACAATGGCGTTATTGCGGAGCTTCATTGTCGAAACGTTGGTCTCACCCGTGCCATCACCAGACAGCGTGAACCACGTATTCGGAATCGAGTTACCCCATGTAATGGTATCGGTATTGTCCGTAGACTGGCCCATATACCAGTGCAGAGAGTTATCCGCCTTTCGCCCGCGCAGATAATAGGCTTTGTCTTTGGTTTTAGCCTTTAGCTGCAGCGCAACCGAGTCTGCGGTAAAAAGTCCCGCGCCGTCAGACGTCAGGCCACCGCCACCTGTAATAGCCAGCCCGCCAGCACCCTGCAGCGTTGCTAAGCCGTCTCCACTGTTGAGGGCAAGGCGAGCCGCAATCACACCTGTTGATGTACGCGCATCAATCGTAATTTTACCGCCGCCGTGCGTCATGTTCGTGGTGGTTATGCCACCGAGAATTCTGCCACTCCAGGCATCACCGCTCACTGCTGCCACACGGCCAACAATCTGCATGATGTCTGTTTCGTATGCCGGAGGTTTGTCATCCAGCTGATCGGTCCGCAAAAAAGTCATCGACGGTACAGACGGCTCAGAGCGGATCACACCAATACGATATCCAGCGCTGATTTGAGAACCGACGTCCAGATTTTTTGAGACCGTCAGCTTTGGCGTGTTGATATTGGTCAGCTTACTTGTGCTGGTAATATCGTCGTTATCGCCTGCCTTTGCCGCGCCCAGCTTAATCAGGTCCGCCAGCGTCATGCTGGCGCTGTCCATCACCTTCCGCCAGCCGTTTTTATCCGCGCCGTCTGATAGCCCGGACCACGCCCAATCGCCTGAAACTTTACCGGCTAAACGCAGATACATCACGCCACCCTGCGCCACCAGCAGCTGAAGAAGTGCAGCGTCGGCATCATATTTCCGGCGCATGTTGAATAGCTGGCCACGCAGTGTTTGCGTGGTTTTGCCAAGATCAATCGGGCCATCATTGAAAGTACCGCTCAGTGTCCAGAAGGCATTCTGCTCAGTCACAGACACGTCAGCCAGTGAGGTAATTTTGCTATCCAGGACCAGCGACGGCGCGCCAACACCAAACGCGCCCACGGCCATTAGCGCCCCCGGCGTCATATCCATAGGGTTAGTCTGCTGGTCTGCTGTTGCGGCAGTACCGAGGCCGAGGTGGTCACGGGCCTCCGCCACATCCGGCACATCCGCCAGATTTTTACTGGCTACCAGCTGCTTCTCATTGACCAGCTGATCCAGCTCGATGTTTTTACGGAACATCGCTTTGTCGTGAATATCCGAGCCGTTGTTAGCGATAACCATGTTGTTATCGATCAGCTCTTTAAGGATTTTTAGCCCCTTCAGGTTGGCCGCAATCAGCTCGTCGTCACTGGTGTAGATGGAATCCAGCGTGATCCCTACCTGCCGGTTAATACGGTAGTTGGTGACGATCATCGCCTGCGTAACCTGCGTGGTGCCGGTTGGCACAAGCACGCGGCAGAGCTCCAGCTGGTTCGGTTCCAGCGCTACAGAGATATCCTGCGCAAAGACGCGTGCGGCCTCAACTATGGAGGTGATATCTACCTGGTCAGTCTTAACACCCAGCTTGTAGTTTGCTTCCAGCACAATACGGGTAGTTTTGCCCGCCACGACCGGCAGTGTCAGATCGGCCAGGTGCTGCACGGTAATCTGGTGTGCGTTCACGTCGATTGAGGCCGCGCCCTGCCAACCTTCCGCCCCTTTTGAGGTAACAACAATATTCAGCCCGGAACCAGCGACCGGCGAGAAGCCCAGGTAGAAGCCCGATCGCACAATGCCTTTCAGCTTTCGGTTTAATGCGGAACTGGTGTAAGTCTCCAGGTACTGCATATCCGCCGACAGCGGCGCGGTGCCATACGCCTTACCCGCCATAACGCCAATATCGGTAATTTCATTACTGCTCATGTGCATTACGCCGTTTTCTGTTCAATGGTGACGATAAGGCGGTAGGCCTTACCACGGAATACGGAGTCCTGCTGCAGACACAGCACGGCAAACGCGTTACCGTCGCCATCCACCAGCGTCAGCGTGTTGAGGTCATAGGCTTTGCCTTCCGGCAATAAGGCATCATCCAGCTGGATAGTGATCGAGATATCCGCGCCGGTACTTGTGAGCACCAAAGGTGTTTCAGTGAACTTGCCTTCAAGATTGGCATTGCTGAACGTTGAGGGAATGTCCGCGATATTCCAGCCGCCAGCGGCGTTACTGGTGACGAGCGCTGACTTGCCCCAGTAGGCTTTGACCATCTGGAAGCGGCTACCCTGCCCGATGGAGGATTCAGCGCGACGGATGTAGTAGTAATCAAGCAGCTTCGCTTTAAATAGCTTGCTGCTGACAGAGATAGTATCAGCCATAAAAAAGCCTCTCAGAGTTAAGAGGCCAGAGGGTAAAGAGTTCGTAAAATCCGATGGTCAACTACGCGACAAATTGCTCATAAAAAAGCGTGGTGATCTTGCTGGTACCGCTGCCGTCATCGGGTAGCGCCAGAATAAACTCCGGCGTCCCATCAATGGGAAAAGCCAATGTCACGCTACTGCCGTCCGTGCTGGTGGCTGTGATGCCCTGGCTATCGCCCTTCTGGATACCAATGTACTGTACGCCACCATCAGTAAATAACCGTGCACGGCCATCGCTGTCAGCACTGGCAATATAAATGGGTGCAGGCGCGGTGTCCGGCCTGCTGCGATAGTCATTCCACCAGGCGTCTGCGGCAAACATATCGTAGCGTTCGCATCGCTTTACCTGCTGCACCGGCACTGCGGGAATATCGTATCCATGCTGTGTGGCCATGTGCAGATTTTTGATCTCCGACTGGAGATCGGAGTAAGACATTTTGGCCTGATAGTCGATTCCGGCACTAATAAGCGTGATGTTTTCAGCATCGGCTGACATTTCAAACGAGATAAAGAGCGCTACACCGTCAAATACGATGTGAAGCGGCAGAAGCGGCGCTATGATACGGTCAAATTGCGTTAGTAGCTTCTGAACTGCTTCACCCTGCTCCAGATAACCGTAACGCTCATAAAGCTCATTCAGAGCTACTGAGATTTGCGCCCGCGACGTCAGAAAGAACTCGCCATACTTCGCCTCTGCAATCGGCAGGCCTTCTTTCGTGGTGAAGAAGGTGCCATAAGGTGCCAGCTCCTGATCTATCGGCGCATACAGCTCCTGCCAAGTGACTGGCAGATTATCGAACTCGCGCCAGAACGTTGACGTGATCGGCTTATCAGTACCTTTAAAATGCACTTCGTCCAGACGCTGCGCCAGCAGCACGGGTCTGCTGGTATCTGTAGTCTCTGCCACAATGAAAAAGCGTCCATATTCGCTCATGCGTAGCGTCAGATCGTCCTTGTTCATTGTGTAGTAACTTTTGCGGTTAGTAATGCGATCCAGTATCGGCTCTACCGCATCTTCGAAAATGCTCTGGAGAGTATTAGCAAACCCTGACCAAAGCTCAGAACCCTGTTTTTCTTTGGTCAGCCGGTCTTTTACCCAGTTTTTGATCATGGCCGTGCCTTACAGGTAGTTAATATCAAACGTGGAGTTAGCCACATCGAGATAAATAAAATCGTTCAATTGAAGGGCCGTTTTCATGTCATGCGTGGTCAGCTCATACGAGATAAACAGGTTTAGCTCTTCAATGACACGCCACAGGTCTTTAACCTGCACTTGTGAGAAGTGTTTACCGGCCTCAACGTCATTCTGATCGCTGTCGCCAAACGTGGTTGCGTCACGTCCAAATCGTGTCTGTAACGCTTCCTGCACAGCTTTACGTGCGTCAGAAATAATGACGTTCTTTTTCGCCAATGCGTTCAATGAGATCGTGAATGGTTCTTCCTGCGTGGGAACGTATCGGAATTTTTTGTTAATCTCATTAGGGATGGCCGTGATAGCCGTCATGATCATGGTTTCAAGTTCAGCTTGTGTGTATCCAGGCTTATGCCCGCAAAAGAAGATTGTATTGATGTTGCTCAGCAGCTTAACGCCGGTTGAAATCTCCTGCTCCTGCTCACCCCAGGCACTGATCCACGACATACCCGGTACAGCTCGATTCAGGAAGTATTTATAATCACCGCCCCATACTACCTGCTCGTCATACGCCACGTAGTACTGCGCCCGGTTGCGCGTTTCCTCCGTACTTTCAAAGCCACTGCCACCCGTGATTGGCGTCATGGTCACAACTTCAATCTTGCTATTCATATCGGCAATATTGCCCGCTGGCGTCAGCTTCTGGCCTTGTGTCAGCGTGGTATCGCCCCGGCTGCACCACACATCCAGATCGACTTTACTTCCGGTTTTCGGCATCTTGCCAATCGCGCCGTCACCAAAGCGTACGCCCAACTGCTCAGACGGCTTGTAGACCAACACGTAATGCTGGCTTGAGCCACGGGATAGACGAAACAACGGGTTATTCTTCCACAGCGTTTTGTTCTCGTTTTCCGTCACGTAAACGTCCATTGAAACTGTTTCCTCCGTAATATCACGCGGCAGCATTACCGTATAAAACGGCGCTTCAGCGTCGATTGCGGAGGACACGTTAACGTGCTCCATCTGGCGGACGTCGTTCACCACGACGCTATGGCCAGCAGGGATAATCACCACATCGGTTGTGACATAGGGCAGCTGTGCGTTCGACAGGAACTCCGCGTAGATTGGCAGCTGAATGACTTCATTCGTTTTGTTGGTGATCTTCACACTGCCCCATGACGGCGTGATTAAGTGACCGAGATAATTACGGTCTTCGGCTGCGGCCAGAATGCTTGAGCGCTTCGTCGCCGTTGAGATAAAACCCTCCGTCAGACCGCGCTCAGCGGTAGTCTGTGCGGCGTAGATGATCTGCGCGCCAAACACGGCCATCATCTGAATGAACTGGCTGTTGGTAAATTTTTTCCACCAGCTGTTCGCCTGTAGTTGTCCGTTAAATTTTTCCAGAAGCTCCTGAATACTCACAATTTACCCCGATTAACTTTTGTTCATGGACACGGCCAGCGGGCCGTAAGATGTAATGAATGTAATTTGCCAGGTATCGACATTTTGCGGCGCGCAGCGGATAGCACGCAGACCCAGCCCAGGCAGATCGATACGCAGCTTGCGGATCAGCGCGGCCTCAATGGCAACTTCGGTTAAGTGGCCGGTTTCAGAGCCTACCGGCTCATGCTTGAAGTCCTGCATGGTGTTCCCCCATCCCGGCAGGCCATAAACGCTTCCCTGCGGCGTTCTTAGCCATTCTTCCAGCCGGGCAAGCCAGGCATCAGATTCCCCGCTCTTTACCACTACGCCGCCCTGATCCACGCGCATGAGGCAGTCAATTTCGTTTTGCATGTGTTAGTCCTGCAGTAGGTCGTTGAGCGCCGGATCACTGATGCTCAGGGTTGATGATGTGCGGGGTGCCGGTTGCGCCGTGTTAACCACTTTGTCCGGCGCGGTGTCGCTTTTTTTCTTCGTGACGCCCAGCAGTGCTTCCAGCTGGGTGCGCATACCTTTCAGCTCCTTGAGCATGTCCTGATCGTGATTGCTAGTATCGCCACTCATCATCGGGCGCATGCCGCTGCGCGGAAGATCGGTCACGTTCTGGATCTGTGCCGGGTGATTCAGAAGCGGCTGCTGTGCAGGCCTTGTCTGCGCCGCACTGCCGCCGTTCAGATAGGATTTACCGGCGCTGGCCAGCGTCTCTGTTCCGCTGTCGAGCCAGCCACCAGCTTTGCTTGTAAGCGGAGAAATGGCGCGCAGAATGCCCGGATCAGAAATGCCTGCTTGGTCCAGCACGCTGCTTACCATGTCGTTGCCGCTGAAGCCCCCAAGAGTCTGACTAAAGGTGTCGCTGATAGCGGGCATGATCGAGGCGCTGACGGCGTTTACCCCGTCTTTTGCACCGCCCAGCATGCGATCAAACAGCCCGTTGCCTTCAGCCGGTGTGGCTGGTGTTTGGGTGCTGGCCACAGTGATCGGCGTTTCAGACGTAGCAGAACCGGGACGGGCGCGTACGCTGCCGGTTGAGACGTGGGATGTGACGGCAGGACGTGAACGGCTGGCTATCTGGTCCGGTGACAGTGCGGCCAGCTGGAGACCAGCAGGGAGTGATTCGCCAGCAGGCAGGGACAGGCCGCTGGTGGGACGTTTACGGGACATACCGGCCACACCCAGTGATTCAGTTGCGCCCTGCACTTTCCCATCAGCCCACTCATTAAGCGCTTTGACCTGGCTCCATGCGCCAGCGCCGGCGTGTTTGATTTTCTCTACTGCGCCGCTGGCTGGCTTGTTCTTGTCGGCTTCCTTTGCTGCAGCAACCTGCGAGACCGTGGGCGCTGTTGGGGCGACTGCTGGCACTGCTACTGCGGGTGCTGTCACAGGTGCGGAAATTGGTGCCAGTGCGGCGGCGGGTGCCACCGCGCCCGCTGTCAGTTTCACCTTTTCGCCAGCAGAATAAAGCGAGTCTGCTGCAATAGGTGCCTGCCCCTGCTTCGCACGAGCTTCATTCACAGATTTCAGGGATTCATCGCTAAATTTCCCGCCGACCCATTTACCATTTTCATTGTGACCAATGGCGTTCATCATGAAATCGTTCGTGACCTGCGGATTACCGCCCTCGATGGTGGCAATACCGCGCATCATCTGCGTCATGACTTTGGGATCTTTGAGGTCCAGCTGCTGATCGCCACGCACGCCCAGCTTTTTCGAGAGCGAATCCACATACTGTGACGTATTGTTTTCACTCTCCGGCGCATACAGCTTGATAATGTCCTGTACGGTATTCAGCTTTTGGTATCCGGCAGCTTTAGAGGTGCCTTCTGAATAGCTGGTCAGCTGATTCGCCAGCGCTCTGAATCCTTCCTCCGGCGTGTTAAATTTGGCAAATCGCGCTTCACCTTTACCGTTTTTGGCCTCCAGGCTTGCGCCCTCCTGCCCCACATAGTTCAGATTGCCAAAATTGTTGTTACGGAATGATCGAACCTTCGCATTTGCGCCACCCACATTGAGATCAGCGCCAATGCTGTTCTGCGCCACGTCGGCATAATCAGCAGTGCTTTTGCCCTGCGTACCTACGCCGTCCTCGCCCCACTCGCCACCCTGCAGCTGTGAACCCAGGCGGTTAATTGCCGTGACGGTTTTGGTAGTGCCATCAGTGATCGCTTTCGTCTGCTCAGCGCTGGTACCGGTCAGCTTGTCATAGACGCCCGACGCGCTGGTTGAGAAGGCGCTGAACATGTCACCTACCTTGCTTAGCCCCGTATCCAGTCCCTTAGCTATATCGCCGGTATCAAACGTGAGTGATTTCGCAACCCCGTTCATACCCAGCGCAGAAGCGCCGGACGCCAGCAGGCCGGATGCACCAGATACCAGCCCGCCCATATTCAGCACGTTGGCGGCTGTGTACTCGCTCTTCTGCTTGCCGCTGACGGTATCGCCTCCTTTAAGACCAAAGGCTCTCTGCTGGCCGTCTGTGTCGTTGTACCCTTCGTATGCGTCCATGCCCGCGCCGATAACGGTCCCGACCAATGGGATCGCTTTAAGCGCAGTTTTACCAGCGACTTTACCTGCAACCTTCAGCCCGCCCTTTTCCGTTGTTTTCTCAGCTGCAGTCTGAGTAGCTTTCTCGCCAGCTTTAGACAGTTCTTCTCCAGTCACACCTCCAGCGGCAATAGTTGCACCGGCAGCAGCAGTTGTGGCCGCTGCACCGGCGACCGTTGCCGCCTTTTTGCCGCCTTTCAGCACTTCCATTGCCTTTGCCAATAGGCCTTTCTTTTTCGGCTTTGGCTTGGGGTTAGAGGCATCCGGCTTGCCTTTACCGTCCGGCAGCAGATCTCCGGCTATATCAGCCACATCAGCAGCAGCTGACAGAGGTCCGCGTTTACGGCCGCGGCGTTTTCGCCTACCCGGAATCAGCGAGTCCATCAGCCCGCCAGCGCCTTTGCTGGACGTATGAGACAGCTTTTTAACTTCCTCGCGCACGTCGTCCAGGGCATCCACAATGCGATCGTCATTGGCGGCGATAACTTTGGTTTGTTCCTGCGTGACCTGGATAGCCTTAGCCTGTTGAGCGTTTTTAAAACCGTCTGCGGATTTTGGCTTACCGATTGCTGGTGGCGTTCTGGCTTCGGTAGTTACAGGTGGATGAATTAATGGAGGCTCCATTTTCAGCGCAGCGTTGCCTTCCGTTTTACCCTGCATGAAGTTTTTTAGCGTAACGACGTTCTTACCAACTTCGGCAGAAATGTCATACATGCCTTTACCCATCATCCAGAGCGGACCACCGGCAGCCGTGCCAGCAATGTCTGCGCCTGAAGACATACTATCGCTGTTCGTTTCAGTGGCAGATTCCAGCATGCTCCCCAGTGAACGGAAAAATCCCTGCTGCTGTTTTTGCTCAGCGCGACGCGCATTTTTTTCCTGAGTTGCAGCTGACGCAGCGGCAGAATCTGTACGTGCTTTAAAGCGACCTCCAGCATCACGACCAAGTGTTTTTCCCTCTGCCGTTCGGCTATCAGAGTCCACTTCTGAATCAGCTTTCGACTGACGAACAGAACGTACATTTCTGACACTTGAAACGCCACCAGAAACACTAAAATTGATTTTTCCATTACCTTTCAAAGGTAATTTTTCTTCATTTACTATCCCTTTAGACTGCCTCCAGGCATCTAAAGACACAGAATTTTTATTTTTATTTCCTTTAGAAGGTGATTTATCAGCATTTGAACGTGTTTTTTTTACGTTTGAAAAGTCTTTATTTTCTGTAGGTAAATTTATTTCACTTTCTGTCTTATTTTTGTCTCTTGAAGCGTCAATTTTATGATCGATTTGTTCTTTTCTTCCTTCAACTCCTCTCCGAGAAAGGGATCGTGTAACACGCATCCCTGTAGTCTCTTGGCGGTTATTCGAAGGTTGAGAAGGGAGTAATTTTGATATTTCCTGACGTATAAGAGCCATTTCCTTTAGTTGGTCATGGCTGGCATGCTCAATTGCGTCAATAATCTGGTTTAATTCCTGGAAATTCTTCATTCAGATCCGCTTCTGCTTCTTCTCAACTGCTCTGTGAGCGTGTTGTTCATCTGAATAGCGCGCCATAAAGGTAGTGCGTCAACGTCGCCTACGGGTTGGCGGGCTGTCAGCGTCAGGTTGTCAATGATGGTTAGCCATCCACTGAGGGGAAAATCGTGGAACAAAAAATCCAGAGCGAAATGGGATAAACAGTTGAGTCGTGTTCATCTGCATGCCCTCCTTTTCGCAGGCGCATGGCGGGAGCAGGAGACGAACCTCACCCTGTGTGATTTGCATCAGCAGGCCGTGCCGGAGGTTGCGCTGCATCAGTTGAATGTGAGCCACCAGCGGAGCGAACTCGAGATCGGGAGTCATGCTTTTCAGTATGTCGAAGCGGCGATTTGCGGCCTCTTCAAAGTCTTCCGGATCGTCATCTAATGAGGTACAAAGCGCGAACTCCGCGATGCGCATGCGCATAATGGCGGCTTCATAATCCGGCGCGTCGGCATCCGGCAGACCGGCGCGCATACGCTCCAGCATTTCCTGCCCGCGACCGGTCAGCGGCTTGAGCGTCCACTCAGTCGGCACGCCATTGACCGGGACATTCACACGCTCATAGGGCGCAATGGTCAGCAGCTCAACGGTCTCCGCCAACTCGCTTAGATCAAAGTCATAGGTGTGAAGCTCCTGGCAGTGCTCACAGCTGTAGTGAAACGCTTCCAGGTTATCAGCGCGGCTGTTAATCATGATCCACCACAGCGCAGTACGTCGTTCCTGTGCGGTCCAGTCGCGGCTATCATCAATCGGGCCTTCCTGCAGTGCATTCAGGTATTCCGTAACGCGCCGCTCGTCGCCGAGCACGTCGGGAGAGCAGTACTTTAGTGCGTCTTCGATCACGGGCTGACGGAAGATGATTTCAGTAGCAGGGCGCGACGCCAGCGGCAGTGGAGGAATGATCACTGTGTTGTCCTTCAGAATTTAATGAGGTTTGATGCGGATGATTGAACCTGGTTTGTAATTCCCCCGGTTACTCCTTTCAGCAATCCGTTTGCGAGACTTCCCGCGCTGGTGTACTTCACAAACGTCACCGGAATGGTGGCAAACTCGCCTACGGCATCACGGGCGCGGGAGATCTCACCGATAGTGGTGATAAAGCCTTTCATTTCCTCTTCAAGCGTGGCGCGCCCGTCCTGTGAGACGCGGTAGATCCGGATGTTAAGGAGGTAGGCTGGCGGCAGATTAAAGGTGCCGTCTCCGTTATGGATCCGCGCACGGCGCTCCTTAAACTTCTGTAGAAGTTCGCCATCCTCGTTATCACGAACGGTCATCGAGACCGAGCCCGCTGTAACGTGAGTGGGCTTCACAAACTCGTTACCGCCAATCAGCTTGCTTTCAGTCTCAACATTGCCCGTGCTGTAGGTGATATCTTTCACGTACATGTCCACGCGGGAGAAGCCATCTATCTCAATGTTCCACTGCCAGCCCTGCGCGTAACGGATGCGCATAGCCATTTCCAGTATTGTTTTTGCGTTGGCCAGCTCTGGCGGCAGACCGGCATACGATGCGCCGGCGCCGCCGCTCATGCTGGCGGAGGCGCGGGATAGGATGTTGGAGATCAGATTGCTTCCGGCCTGTTTGGCCGTGCTGGTGGCAAAGCCTTTGATGTTGCCAGCCAGACCGTTAAAAAAGCTCATAGCGCCCCCTTACCAGGTGCTCATTGCGGGAATGATTGCCCGGCTTGTGGAGATCTGCATTTCCAGATCGGTTTTACGCTGGTGGAGCGTGGCCTCGTCCGGCAGAAAGGATGCGTCAAACTTCCCGGCGATGTGCAAACGGCGCAGGCGCTCTACGTTCGGGATAGCAATCAGCACTTCCAGGTAGTCTTCAAGCAGCCCGGTAATGTCTGCAGGTAACTGCGTTTTTTCGTAATCGCAGTCGCGGATATTGCGAAAGTAGAGCAGGGTAAACGGCCATTTCTCGCGGCCAGTCAGCTCAAGCTCAATGGTTGAATCGTAGGGATCGGCATACACCAGCGCGCCATTGAAGTCATTCACGTTTACCAGAGACAGGTAATCAGACGGAAAAGGGAGGCTTGCGCCCCCCGTTTTCTCAATGCGTTTACGGCCTGGTACACCTGCCCGATCCTGATAAACGCCGAGAGCCTGGCGGAGAAGGCTGGTTAACAGCGCTTCTTCATCCACCAGCAGCGTCGTGAAGCGCGCTTTCACGGCCTCAAGCAGTTCGACCGGCGTCATGATTATTCAGCCCAGTTGTAAACAACGCGCAGCGGCATCTTCACAGCTGCAGTAGTGTCTTCAGAGCCAAAATCCACGGCATCTGAATACACCTTACAATGCAGGTAACTACGGGTCAGGCCAGCGCTGTCACCGCCGTTAGACTCTGCTGCAGCAGCAAACGTGAGATCCACATATTCCTTGTTAAGCACCATCTTGCGGACCGCTGCAAACACGTCGCCTTTGATGGTTTCAACACAGGTCATCTGGAACTCGCCAGAGTTCTTAATAGAACCATGCTGATTAAACTTCATGCCACCTGGTGCCACGTCTTCAACGTCCTCACGGGCCATTTCCGGCAGCTGCGTGGTACGGATCAGAATAGAGAGGTTTGGGTAGCCTTTAACGGTCATCCAGTACTCAGAGCCGATAAGTTTTTCACCCGCGGCAAGGTTCTGGTTAAAGCGCTTTTTCAGAAAAGCCGTGTCGGCTTTCGTGTTGGAAAATCCGGACATTATTTGTTCCTCAGATAAACATATATGGAATATCAGACTGGTTCTGGACGCTCAGGCCGGAGCACTGAAGCGTGACGGTGTTGTGTGTGTAATGCCCGTCCGCAGTGCGTGGCGCGTCCAACTGGTAGCCGACGCTTCGGATCACCACGTCCATCAGCTTCAGGCGACGGCCAACGTCCATAATCACGGGGAGAGGACGGCGGCCACCCGGCAGCGCGGCGTTCAGTTCAGGTGAGGCCATCTGCTGCAGGGTCATGATCGCGTCCATCACTTCCACCTTTGCGTTCATCGTGGCCATCAGGTCTACAACGATGCTGAACTCAGGCGGCTGCTGGCCTTCCCAGATAAGCAGGGAGTTGAAGTCCGACTTTGATGTACTGCCGCTCACCGCCTGTACGCCGCCCGCCAGCTTGCCGCCAGCAGCACTCACTGCACCGGCGACGCCGCCCAGTGAGTCGTTGGCAAACGGGGATTCCCACATGGATTCAATGCTGGCTGTAGAGCCTTCCCCGATGTAGCCCACAACCATCGACGTTTCTGACGTGATATAGACTTTCAGGAAGGGGCTGACTCCATCCGGCATGATTGCACCGCAGATCATCGCGCTATCCTCATTGCAGCCGGGAATACCCGGCTGCTATCCCTTACAGGCCGCGCTTCTTACGCAGTTTCATCGACTTTTTACGGTGCGCATTTGCCATTGAGCTATGCGCCTTCGTGCGGGCCTTTTTCAGCGCCTGTTTCTGGAGCGACGTCATGCGGCGCTTCTTCGGACGCTTGCGGATCAGCGTAACTACGCCGTCGCGCACGGCTTTGAAGGTCGCTGATTCCAGCATGGCTTCGCCGCCTTCACCGCCAGCCACGGTGTAATCTGCGATCGCTTCGTCATCGTCTGCCAGGCCGGAAAGCGCCTCGAAAACGCTCTCAGCGGCGCTGTCGTCGTCGTCGTCGATCATGCTGGTGACGTCATCTTGATCTGCACCCAGGGCAACGGCGGCGTTCGCCAGCTGGCCCAGCGCGTCGTTGAATGCGTCTACCTGCTCATCATCCAGATCGTCGTCGTCAGACAGTGAATCCAGACCGGCCAGCACCAGTGCCAGCGCTTCAAAGCTGTCAGAATCGGCTTCGCCATCGGCCACCCAGCCCGCAAGCAGGGAAGCGGCTACTGAGCGGGTATCTTCGCCAGCGCGACGTTCTACAGCCTCAAACATCGCCACAATGCGCGCCGATGCAGCGTTGCCTAAACCCGCACTTTCCAGCATGGAATCTTTTACGGCTGGCTCTCCAGCCGGAGCTGGTGCTTCGAATGCCGCACCCAGCAGACCATGCGCGTTGTGATTAAAAATGTTGTTCATAATTTCCTCTATTAACGGAACAGCGTTGGCTTGCCGACGATGCGGCGTGAAGAGCCGGTAGGGCAGACAGACCAGGATGCTTCCCACAGGTCGATATCTTTCTGCACGACGGAGACAACGAATGGCTGGGTGCCTTGCGTGACGTCACGCGGCTTAACCAGTGCTTCAGCGGCAACAAAGCGCTCCAGCAGGTCGGTTAAGCCGTCAGTCAGGCCTTTGAAGGTAATACCGTCCGGTTCATGCTTCAGCGCTTCTGCCACGTCATAAAAACCGCGTGCGATCGCGTTCATCAGCGAACTGATGTGCTGCAGGCGCAGGTAGTTGTTTTTGGCGAACGTGGTCAGGGAGTCGTCGATATACATGTTCCCGGCTTTGTCGAGGCTGACCGGGTTGATGCGCGCAGTGACAAATGCTTCGCGGTCGATCTCATCCAGGTTCGGGATAGGCTTGATGTTTTGACGGTTGATGATTGCGCGTGACACGCCAGCCGGTGAGTAATGCCAGCCGCCGACGTCGGAGACCAACGCCACACCTTTAGCTTTCGCCACAAACGCATCACAGGAGATACCCCAGTTAACGTTGGTGCCGGTGAATGCGTCGCGGGCGGTATACGGCCAGTAGTAGCGTGCTGGCTGGTGGGAACCGCCGAGACCGTGGCTCAGCGCTTCGGCCATTGCTGCTGCCGACAACTGCGCGCCATGCACGTCATAAAACATGTCGGTACGGGTGTCTTCAGCCAGCTTGACCAGCGCCGCGATCACGGTCGGGTCATAGCAGCCCAGCGACAGCACCGCCGTCCAGGTGAACATGGATTTACGCAGGACAGTCAGGGCTTTGGTGTAGTCCGCCGTGGCAATAGCTGACAGGTCGCCATCAGTGCCGCCGCTAAACTGCATATCTTCGAAGCCTTCGGTGATCTGCTGCATCTGGGTTTCAACGTCATCCGCTACAAGAGCGCGCAGGCGAGTCGAGCCATTTTCCAATGCGGTTGGCAGGAAGGCAGGCGATCCCATGTCGCTGGTGGCGTTGGTATTGAATGAAATCTGGTGAGATTCCAGCACTGACTCACCACCAGCTGCGTCAATTTCTTTCAGCGTCAGGATGTAGAAGCCCGGTGCCGTTGTGTCTGCTTCCATGCTCAGGGTGCGATTAGCTGAAGCGTCGCCATCCTCGATGTAAATCATCGCCGCAGCGCCTGCCGCCAGAGCCGGATCGGCTGACGGAGCAAAGTTGCTGGCCACAACGCTCAGCTGCTGCATGGTTTTGTCAGCCATCAGAGACAGGGCAGGGATCTTCATACCCGGTGCAGCCACGCGAACAAGATAGCCATCACCGCCGTTAACGGCAGTCGCTACATGGCGCAGTGGTTCAAATGCAGCGCCGCTGCGCGGATGAATTGCTGCACCCAGCACTGACTCATAGTTATCAGCGGTTACGCGCAGGACAGCGCCGATTTTGCCGCGGCGGGCAATGACCAGACCGGCAAAGACGGACGCGCCGCCAGATGCAACGGAAGTCGTCGCATCAGCGTTGACTTCCTGCACCGCAATGCCGGACGCCTGGCCCACAGAAAAACGAATCTTATTCATGTGAAATGTCCATGAAATGCCCCCTTAACGGAGGCGTTAAGGGGGATTAGCTGCCGGTACCGGTGCCGGTTGCCGCTGCTTCAGGTGCGGTTTCGCCTTCGATCTTCTTACCAGTCAGCATGCTGTAAGCGCCGACTTTGGTATTGGTCAGGGTCAGCTTGGCGAAGTAGTTTTCACCATTGCGCGGGTGCAGCTCGTTCAGAGAAGAACCCCAAAGCGTGGTGCGGTTGACCAGCGACGGGTTGGTTTCGTGGACATACGGAATGGCTGGAACAGCGTCACCAGCGATCAGACCTGCGTCACCGATGGAATCACCGCGGCCGTAGAAAAGAATGTCTTCTTTACCCAGCGCCACGCCGTCTAACACGAACTGATCGCAGATAGCAGTAGGGACTTCGAAGATCTGGTAGATACCGAACAGGGTACCGATACGCTGGATGTACGGTGACTGCACAAAGTTAGGGTCAGCCTGGAATACGTTAGCAGGCAGGCTCTTCAGGAAGTTTGCCGCCTCACCACCAGCAAAACCGCCACGGATACCGGCTTTACGGGTACGGTTCACCATGTCGGTGCTCAGCTGGGTGACAGCATGTTTCATCAGGCCTACCCACGATTCGTAGGTCTGGCCTTCCGGCAATGCCACGTCGAACTCACGGCCATAGACAGCATGGAATGCCATCGTGCGCAGACGCATCATGTCCTGCTCATGACTCAGCCAGTTACGCATAGCAGTGAACTGGGTTGAGGACAGATTGATACCAAACTCACGGCTCAGATCGGACGCGGCCATAACAGTGTGCTCAGATGCGATCACGAACTGTGACGGCTTAACGGTGAACTCACGCATGGACTGGTTAATAACCGGGATCAGGCTTGGTGATTTCTCAACGTTGATCTCAACCTGTGCCGCCAGCTCAGTACCTTTAGCCGGTGCATCTGTGAAGGTGACAGCGATGGTGCCTTTCTCGTAATCGACCTTACAGGTAGCCGCAAACGCGTTGCCTTTAACGTCTTTATCGGAGAAATACAGGTTGCCGTCGCCGTCATCAACTTTGCCCGGACGACGGTTGATCAGCAGTTTGGCGCGGCCAGCACGGATCGGCATATCAGCGCCTTCAACCGCTTTAATTGAGAAAGTGAAGGTTTTCTTGGTGCCATCCGGCTGCATTGCGGCAGGGAACGGATACAGGCGCTTCATCTGTGAGTACACAGCTGCAGACTGCATGTGCATTTCGTCGCCCTGCTCAAAAGAGCCGAACTTAGTACCGGCGACGTTCAGGAGCTCGTAAATCTTCGCTTCATCGCGCTCACACGGAACAAAGGTACACGCATCACTGGTGGCTGCGCCCAGCACCGCAGGCAGGATCAGCGCGGCAAACTGCGCCTGACGCATCACGCCATCAGAAGTACGCATGTCAGCTGCGACAGACTCAAACATCGCCTTGCCGTTGCCTTCATGCTTTTCAAGGGCTGATTCGATCATCAGGTTTTCCAGCGCACGGCTGGCGTTCGCCAGCTGGTCAGCTGGTGGGTAGTGACCATGACGCTCTTTATACTCGATCATGCTCGACGCCCAGGCGGTGCCAACAATACGGCAGAACTCAGGGTTAACGCCTTCAAACATCGGGTCACGGCCTGCTGCTGCGCCAATGTTTACAGACATTTCGCCACGGTCAGAAATCATTGCGCCAGAAGCATTGCGCTGTGCATCAACGGTAAAAGCCATGACACGCGAGGCGCGGGTCATGATGTCCTGCTCACGCATACGTGCAGGGGTAATATCTTTGCTCACAATTCAGCCCTTTTTTCAGGGCGCGGCTGCGAGGGAATCTTTGACGAGGCAAATTTATGCGGTTTGTACTTTGCGATGTGAGAGAGGCAAGAAAAGATTTTAAATTCTAAGGATAAATTTTATTTTTTGATGTACCTTTCCGGCATGTAATTGACCACTGGTAAACCTCATGTCTTATAAGCTCTATTTTCAGTACGCCAACGGCACCAAATCGCACACCTTATCGACCGGAAGCCAGCGCGACGCCCGTCTCCATCTGGACTATCTGCTCAGCGAGAAAGAGCCACGTTCGCTGGCTAAGCAGATCGTCATCATGTACGGCGCTGAAATCATCATGGAGGCATGCCCCACGTTAGAGAACGACGCTATCCGGGGTATGGCGCGCTGGCGCAGGGCAGGCAATACGCAGCAGATGCACAACCCGGTAACAGCGTCCATTTACATGCCATTAGCGGCGCGTGAATTTCTGGTTAATCAGGGTGACGGTTCCCTGGCGGCGGGTATGCGTAAAATTATGCTGGAGATAGGCGGGCCGGAAGTGGCAGCGGGCTACATGATAGAAAATCAGGCCGGAGAAGTCGCTGAGGCATAAAGTAAAACCGCCCAAATGGGCGGTTTTTTATAGCGTCTGATTATGGTCTGAAATTAGGCTGTTTCGCCGGTTGCATTCATCGACTATTGTCAGGATCCCCGCCACATAAGCAGGCAGCTGATCGGTGAATCCGGGTATGTTTTCATCCACCTGGCACGGCTGGTAGGCCTGTGCTTTTTGAGGCGGCACTTCCACCAGCTTTGTGACCGTCACGACTTCGGGTGTTAACTGCACGGGCTTTGTCCCGGAGCATGCGAATAACGCTGGCAGGCAAAGCAGTATGATTAACACCGGCAAGCAGTATCGCACGGTTGATCTCATCAATTTCATTCTGACTATCCTCTTTAAGTTTCTCTAATTCCTGCTCCAGCTCGGCCTGCTTCTGCACGTATTCCTGGCGGTCCTTTTCCCGCTTAGCCAGTGTCTGCTGCAGCGTGGCCAGCTGCGCCTGCTGATCGGAAAGCGCGGTTTTCAGCGTGCTGTTATTGCCGGTTAGCGTTTTGTTATTGGTGATTAGCGTGGTGTTGGCTGATTCCAGCTCCGCGACGTGCGCAAAGTGATCCGTAACGGTCACGTACCCTTTATGGCCCAGCATCAGTAGAGCCGCGCAGAGCGCTACCGCGACAGCACGTTTCAGCCAGCCGGTGAGGGTGATTTCACTGAACATGATTATTCCTGTGTAAGCGCAGCCATGACGGCTGCGTGCATGAGAGTGAGGGCAATCAATTCACCTGGAATCCGGCATCGCCTGTTGCGACTGTTGATCCGCATGAAACCTGATCGTCAACGCACACAATGCCTTTGCCATTGATGGTGAACCACGGACGGCCAGATACCGCCTTGCCGTTGTGGGTGCTTTTACCGTCTGTGTGGTCCTTAAACAGCTTACCGTCCACCAGCACGGCCTTACCGTTGATGGTTAGCCCCGCGTCAGCCTCTGCAGTCTGTCGCGGAGGGAAGGCACCGTGTCCGGAGCAAACGGAATCCAGCGTACCGGCAGCAGGCATCAGGCCACCCCGGCGCCGGAGCGCGCCTTACTGGTCATCACGACTCCATCAGTTCATAGAAGTCATCAGGGATATCACTGAATGTCACGAACAAGGCCAGCCAGACGGCGCGGCTTGCATCAGTGATAAAGCGCGACAGCTTGACGGTACTCAGTACCTTTTCAACCCACTTGGCCTGCGTCTGCTGATCTGCCGGAGACATTTCGCTCCAGGCGTCAGTAGACATATCGCGTCCCAAATTAAGCGCGTAGATCGCAGACCACATTACCGGCATAAGCTCGATGGTTGCTGGCTCGTCGGACAGTGAATCTTTCATGTCCATATAGAACTCAGTCGCTGCCTGGCAGATGTAGGCAGGGATCAGCATGTAGCGATGTTCCGGACGCATGGCCATCATGCGCACGCGGGTATCCTCCGCCGTGGCGTTCGCCATCGTCTGCTCAATCATTGAGTTACGAGTGGTGCGCTGTGAGGGGGTGAGACGCCAGTATGGCGTTTCAATCAGCGTCCGCGTTTCACGCGAGTAGTTGTACTCATACTGAAACTGCGGATCTTCGCGCAACGCCATGTTCAGGTTGTGGAATAGTTCAAAATGCGTGGGCTTACGGTTGCTCATAATCCATCCGATCTGGTTAAACGAGCGAGGAGAATAGAGGGTTTGTAATTTAGAAGGGTGAGCTGCAGCATTTGCATTAGATTTTAAAGTATAAAATTTTCATAAAAATAACTTTAAGTTTTCGCCACTTTTCCCGTATAGTCTGGCTTCACGGCAGGTTGCGCCATCACTTATTGAAGAAAAGGAATGCGAAATGAATGATGTTTACGGACGAATGATCACCGATGCTAATTTGCCTATTCAGAAAACCGTACTGGCATCTTCTGAAAGAACGGGCGTGCAGCTACTGGACTGCGGAGAAGACTGCCAGGGGCGCTATGAAGTGATCGCAGGAAATGTGCTGGTGGCCTGCACAGATGATTACGCGAGAGCGAGAGACTACTATTTCAAAGAAACCAGCCGTGTGAGTGCTGAATGTCAGACTGCTTACAACGTAAGAGCCAGAGAAGCAAAGGCGGCAGGGCTTATTGGCTATCTTTTCCGTGAGTATGCCTGTGAGCACATCACGATGGATCAGGCGCTGCAGTTGCTAAAAACACCGCGAGGCATTCCGGCAGAATCACTACCAGCCTTCTGGGATACCGGGATGAAGCTAACCTAAGATTTGGCGGTTTCTTGACTCATTTACATGGTCCGGAAGTCCTTTATAGTGCCAAAGGAAGTTGATGTATGAGAGTCATGCACGTATATAATTGCGTTAGAATGACTTAACGTTTTAAGGATGAAAGGTAAAGCACCATGACAGTTAATGAATCAGAGTTATTGAAGTCCGGTTTTACTGATGCTGATTTGAAAATAATCAAAAATAATATTGAAAGCTATGGTGGAACGCTGGACGAAGCAGTAGTGGAGTTAAGCAACAGATTTAGAGTCCTGTTATGGATCGTTTCAGCCTTCACGCTAGTATTTGTATTTCTTCTTTGTTTCTCGACTAAACCATACATTTTAGGGGGAGGCTTATCTCTGCTGTTCTGTGCAGTCATTGTGACGTTTATTCAACCGCCAGTTCTGGCCTGGAAATCATGGCGCTACTGGCGGTCGAAAAAAGGCTTAGCGTGATTGATCACTTACGCTGAGTAAATCGAATGTCACCTTAGCCGTTACACCCCATCCGATTATTTTCATGGTCAGCTTTGGACGGCTCATGGTGTCAATCTTACGGAAGTAATCGCGGGGCATCCATTTGAAAAGCCGCCATGCGGCAGGCTTTCTCGCCAGCCCCCAAACGCTGTAAACACTGGCTGAGAGTGTTAGCGTATTGTAGAAAGCCAGTCCTGACTCTGGTTTAAATCCCATGTATTTTGCAGCCTGCATTGCACCATCGGCAATAATTCCTTCTGTTTGTACGTCAGACAGGTTGGTAATAAATTCTTTGGTCACGCCATTAGCCCCGTCAACAACGAGAACGGCACCAGCCAGTATGCCAACAGGTGTCATTGTCGCGATCATCAAAGCACCGCCGACAACAGAAAAACTTGAAAGCGCGACATGAACAGCGGAAATCATGTAACCCACAATTTTGTTGTTTTCGCGAACAAACTCCACTTTGGCATAGAGTTGTGCTGCCTTTGTGAGCAGTAATCTTCCTTGCTCTTCAAGGTTTTCTGTTTCAGATCTAAGCTGTTTAACGCACTCCAGACATTCTTCATCAGATTTTGCTTGTCGGGCGGCGGCAAACTGCTTATCAACAACCGATTTTATTTCCTGGACAAACTGCATCCGGGTAAGACCATCGTTAAGATGTAAGGCTGACAGCCTGTTAGCTGTATTGATCAGCTTTCTGGCTTCAAGGTTGACCATTGTTTCAGCCCAGGCTTTATTCCTTCCACCTGAGCGCATCATTTCAAGCAAGACTGCGTCCATTTTTATCTCCCTGTACATTACATCATCAATAATACTCGCTGATTACTGGCTGTAAACAGTGGCAGACCGTTCCATTGATCATCAATGACACTCCAATAAAAATTGGCATCAAAAATACGTGCTCTGCTGATAGTCCAGCAAAGACAAAAAACCCGCATAAAGCGGGTTTCGTTCGTTTTAGAGAGCGGCAATTATGTCGTTGACCGTTTTGCGCGTCTCACTTTTGCAGGATACAGATCGGCGTGTGGCCAATGGGGTGATCCTGAAACCATTGCTGATATACAGGTACAGAATGGCAGGCGCGCTGCTGTTTGTGATTACCACCTTCGCCCCACGGTCCCGCGCTGCAACCAGACACTCCACCAGCCGCACCTGATCCGCGAACGTGAAAGAGGTGCCGCTGTAGGCCGTAAACCCGGCTTCGTCCGGCAGAGGCTCATACGGCGGGTCACAAAACACTACGTCACCTTCACCCGCCTGCGCGATCACATCCTCAAATCCGGCACACATGAACGTCATTTCTTTCTGCATGCCGGTGAAGTGCGCCAGTTCATCCATCGGGAAGTAGTTCGCTTCACCCTTTTTATTCCAGCCCACGTTAAACAGGCCTTTTTGATTGTACCGGCACAAACCGTTGTAGCTGGTGCGCATTAGCGCGAGGAAAAGCGCTGCGTGGCGTACAGCGTGTGCCTCGCGCCCGTTAAACTCGGTCCGGATTGCATCATGTGCCTTACCGGATATGCAGCCTCGCTCCAGCTGGTAGGCCGTCTTAATTACGGCATCAGGATTGCCCTGCAACTGATTGAACAGGTTAATCAGGTCCGGGTTAACATCACCCAACAGGTTGCGCTTAAAGCCTGCGTTGATAAAGACCGTACCGCTGCCGACGAAGGGCTCAATGAGACGGTCGCCAGCAGGAAGCATTGCCAGCACTTCATCCAGTACAGAGTATTTACCGCCCGCCCATTTCAGGAATGAACGGGGGTATTTGTCGTCTGCAATCTTGCGCGCCGGCGCACGCTTTTTCTTTGCGGCAGGCGGAGCGGGGAGGGCAGCTGGCTGAGTCTCAATTTCGCCAGTCACCAACATGATTTGATTAGCAATACGATTGCCAATCCAGCGCATGACCGGCACGGGCATAGAGTTACCGATCGCTTTATAGCGCGGACCATCAGCCGCCAGCCGGTGCGCCTCTTCTTCCGGCATATCAGGGTGCATCAGGCGGAGGTATGCCAGTTCATCAGCGGCAAGTATATTGCGCTTCTTTTCCGGGATCAGGGTCCAGCCATCCGGGAAGCCCTGCAGACGCTCACACTCCTTTGGAGTAAGACGGCGAACTTCGCAGTGACTGACTACAGACGGGAAGCCCTGGCCGGGTTTACCTCCACCAGCTGACAGTGCGCCGGTGATCTGGCCATCACCATTGAATAACCGGAGCTCGCCACGGGTGTTTTCAGCAAACGCAGCATGCTCTACGCAGCGGGCCACGCAGGGAGCTGCGTCACCTTTGCCCGTTTCCCCGGATTCAGCGCTAAGCGCATGGCAAACATCAGCCATGTTGCCGCGGCCATTACGCGCTATGCGAGTCTGGAAGCCGTAAGCCACTGCTGGTGGCGCGCCAGCATTAGCATGGCTTTCAGCATGCCCGCCTGCCCGTAAAGTTGGAGATATGCCCTCTACCGCATCCTGCCCGTAGTCTTTGGAAGAGAACGCCAATATGACATTCTCCTGCCCTTGATTGCATCCGATGGTATGAGCCAAGTTATTTAGTAGGTTTGGATCCTGTGTGCCGTGAATAACGCGCACTGCAATACTTTCATGGTCAGCGCCAGATTTAGCCCTTAATGCTGAAATCCCTTCAGCAAATGAGCCATGTCCATTAGAAGAGAAAGCCACGACAGGCGTACCACGCCCAGTACCATCTTCTGACGCATCATGACCTTCTGCTGTAAGGGTGTGGCTTACCTCGCCAGTAGCGCTCTGCACTGCAAACGTCTCTACGTCAAAATCATTGCGCTGGCCTTTTGCGGTCAGGCACGCGGCTACGTTAAGCGCACCTGAGCAGTTACCGCCGCCAAATGCTGAAATTAAGTGACCGGCTGCGGCGTGGGAGAAGTCAGGACCACCGACTCCAGAGCCGTTAGCAGTAAGGGGGGCAACTGCCTGCCCCGTTTCTCTGCGCGGCGGAGAATCCCGGCGCACGCCGTCGAACTCAAGAAGTACTTCTGCGGGATCAACGTCGTTTCGAGCACTTGAGACAACGAACACACGGCGGCGGCGTTGGGCCACTCCGAAGTATTGGGCATCGAGCAGTCGCCAGGCGAGTTTGCGCTGTCGTCCAATAACACAACCAGACTTTGGCCACTTCGCCACATGCTTGCCGTCGCTTTTTTTCCATCGCCAGCCAGGGCCGTTTTTCCCTTGCTCAGGTCGTGGGCCTGGTTCAAACGCTTCATCTTCTCCAGCCATTCCGGCAAGGAAGTATCCAAAGGCGTTGTCGTCGGTGCTGAGGCTTCCCGGCACGTTTTCCCACAGGTGGACGGCTGGTGGTTCGCCGTTTGAGACTCGTTTTTCATCAATGGCATTCGCTAAATCTACATAGGCAAGGGTGAGTTGACCGCGAGGGTCGTCAAGGCTTTTACGGAGTCCGGCGATAGAGAACGCCTGGCACGGGGTGCCGCCAACCATCACAGCGGGGGCAAGGATAGAGCCAGCGCGAACGCCAGCGGCAATTTTGGTCATGTCGCCCAGGTTAGGGACGTCGGGATAGTGGTGTGCCAGCACGGCCGCGGGAAACTTTTCAATCTCCGCGAACCATGCCGCTTTCCATCCCAGCCCGTCCCACGCCACGCTGGCCGCTTCAATGCCGGAGCAAACGGAACCATAGGTGATCATCGCTTCGCCTCGCCGCCCAGCGCTTCCACCAGCCCGGAGAAGAAGCTGGAAAACTCAGACGTAAAGAGCAGAAAATCAGCCAGCATGCGTGCGCGCTGATCCTCGCGGTCGATATCATCATTCTGCTGGGTGAGCATGTCAGCGTACTTAATGCCCTTAATGCTCAGGTCATCGGATACGCGGCAGAAAATGCGCTCCTGCCAGTCCAGGCTAAGCTGCGTGACCAGCTTTCCGGCCTCGATGTGTGTACGCATTTCGTCGCTCAGCAAATCCTGTTTTTTGCAGCGGATTTTGCCGCCATCTTCCAGTATTGCCGCCAGCTCAGCCTCGTCGCCCAGCGCAAAACCGGCAGGTAGTTCTGCGGCGCGCAGCCATTCAGTCAGCGTCAGCTCAATAGGATTAGCGGCCATCATTGGAATAACCGGCAGTGAGCCGATGGTTTTGCGCAGTAGCGCCAGCATGTCTTCAGCAGATTTAGCGCTGGCTGCGTCAACGTAAATACGGCTGTTAACGCTGTCGATCCAGATGTACGACTCAGAGCGCCGTGAAAAAGCACGCGGCAGAAGCACACACAGCGCCTCGTCTCTCAGGCTGACTCTTTCACTGCGGCGCACCTTGCGCGCCTGCTCACGCTCAATTTTCTCCACTTTCTCGGCAACGTAATCATTGAGCGTTGCGACTGGCATGATTTTGGTTTCATGCTGACAGCACAGCAGGTACTGACCGTTCTCAGCCAGTAACATGCTGTCAGACGTCACATTGATCCAGCCTGATTTAGCCATGTCTTGCGCAGCACAGGGAGAAAACGCCATAGTCTGCAGCTGCTGCTCCAGTTCCTCCGCATCGAGCGGAATGTCCCGGTTCAGGCTGTAGACCATGACGTTTTTAAAGAAGGGGGATTTCATTCAGAAATGTCTCAACTAAAAGAGTTAATACATTCTAAATAAATTTTTATATTTAAGATAACCATTACTGACTAAACTCGAATTGCGCCGCGGTTGCGCTGAACGCTCCGCCAGACTGGAACACGATTTTCCCGCCTATCTTAATAGTCAGATTGCCGCCGACGTCGATTACCAGATTGCCCGGTCCCAGCAGGTAAATATCCCCGCCCTCATTCATCCCGATCCGCGAACCGCTGGCCGTATTGGCAATCTCATACCCGCCACCAGCAGACCGGATCTCCAATAGGTTATTGCGGTGCGACACAAAATCCGTAGTCGGATTCAGGGAAGGACGCGCTGGCGCATCGTCCACAGCTGGCGGCTCATACCCGCCACCCTGTCCGGAGGCTTCAGGCGCGACGCTTGGCACGCCGCCCGGTGCAGACTGCGCCGCGCCGGTGATTAGCGGGCGCCGGGTATCCGGATTGCCGCGGCCGTCTTTGTAAGGGAACTCCACCCATACCTGATCGCCAACGATACAGGGTATAAACGTGTTGCCGATCGGAAGCTGATATTCAGCCCAGGGCAGGGTATCCGCGTCCACATCAGCCCACTGCGGAGTAAGGCGGATCTGCGCCCGCATATGGCCCAACGGGTCTTTAGTCGCCGTGATAATGGCACGCTGCTTACTCACTGATTGGGTACTCCTAAAATCATGCGCGTGGTGTAGCCAATCCGATCCTCATGGTGAATGACCGCAATGGCGATAAAGTTTTTGGGTAACGTTTCGTCTACTTGGTTTTCCGCGTCATAGCGGTGGATCTGCACGCCAATAACCATGCCTGCGGTGACGTCCGCGTTGCCGCTGACCTCAATATCCAGTTTGGGAACGATCACCCGCGCCATGTTTGTCAGCGTTGCCACGTCGGCGTCAGAAATGTATTTGACCGGCTTCGTCTTATCGCCCACGGCTACGTAGCCCTCTGTCATGGAATAGCCGACATACTGATAGTCCCGGCTGCTGGTGGCGGCGGCATCCTGATTGATGTTGCTCAGCTTGCTGATCGTGTAAGCCGCCTGGGGGTTGTTAGCCTCATAGACAAATGCTGCCTTTGTGCCGATTAGCTTTGCCATGTCCTTCATGCAGAACTTACCGCGGGCGCACCACACCAGCGCGCCATGATCGTCAGCTATCTGGCGCAGCACGCTGGACGGTTTCTCACCCATATTCAGGTGATAGGTCATCGCTTTGCGGAAGGCATCAGCCTCAATCGTCATTTTGCCAGCGAACTCTGCCATGACGTCACCCGGCTGGCGGTCGGCATACAGTCGCACGCGAGCAGACGGGGTTTTGAGACGCTTCAAATCCGCTGACACGGCGATGATCCGCACCACGTCACCGCTGGCGGGCGCGGACGTCACGAAAAACGTCTCTGTGTACGCGCCGCGCTGCCCGGTCGGGTCGCCCAGCTCTGCCACCAGCTCAGCGCCATACCGGGCGCCCATTTCGTCCACCAGCTTTCCGGCTGGATCGTGCGTCTCCAGTACCAGCAGCGGCGCAGTCAGCGACGTTTTCTCGATGTAAATCACGGACGTTATCCAGCTGCGCGGCATTTCCGCGCCATTAAGCAGGACCGACTGCAGGAAGTACTGCATAGGCTTGTTTTGCTGATCAGCCATCAGTTGCCTCCCGGTGCCAGCTGGGTGTCATAGCGGACGCTCCGGGCATCAACTTCATGCGCGGTCAGCACATCCACCATGACAATCAGCGACGCCTGGCAGGCGTAAATCCGATCCTGGGTGAACGGCGGCGACATATCGCTGAACATGATGGTTTTGGCGTCCTGAATGCTGCAGTTGATCTCAACGGGCCAGTGGACCAGCTTTTCCTGCGCCGTGAAGTTAGTGGTGAGCCGGGAGCGGAAGTTAGCGGCCAGCGTGTTGCACATCAGTGACAGCGTATCTTTGTCACTGGCAATCAGCGTGATGGAGTAATTGAGCGAGGCCTGTGTAGCCTCAATCTGGGCCAGCGGCATATCGCCTTGTGACGGGTCGGTAAACTGGCCCAGGTTGCGGTCTATCTCCTGGTCGTTGTTGTCATAGGTGATATCAAACCCGCGAGACAGGTTGATCAGCGGCAGGGCGTCACGGTTCAGGTCTGGCATGTCCGACGCCTTCACGCTGCGGCGTCCGGCGCCCGCCTGGCGCACGGCGCGCAGAAAATCCATGACGTCATCAAACTTGCCGACGAATACACGATCTTCCGGCTTTCGCGCCAGAAATGAGCTATAGCGCTGCTCATGCTCCCGCGGCTTGGTTATGACGGCGCTGCTGAATACGTCATTCAGCGCCTTCGCTACGGCGGCGTCGGCGGCAGTAAAACCGGTACTCTCCACTTTTCCAGTGCGTGTAGTCACCCATTCACGGGTGCGGGAAAGCAGCTGATTCATTCGATCCGTCCGTTGCTGGTGGTGTCAAAATTGCGGGCAGGAATGCAGTAGTAAAGCGATCCGACATTCTGCGTACCGAAGCCGTAAATGCGGTGAACGTACCACCAGCGGCGTACCAGGTTGCCGCTGGCCATCTCTTCGTTCCACTCAAGGATTGAGCCAACCGGCACACCTTCAGCGGCGATGCGCAGGATCAGTACGTCGTCAGTAAATCCATCCTGTTCGCCATCGGCATCGAGCACCTGGAAACTTTCGCGCTCGTCCGGACAATCCAGCACCGTGACAATGACCGGATCAGCATCCTCATAGCTCAGGTGACGCTGGTTATTGTTGAGCTCGGTAAACGACGGCTGTTCAAAGCCCGTTTCATCGTCCACCTCGCCAACGTCGCGCATGTCCGGCAGGTATAGCAGCGCCTGAAACGCGCTGTAATCGCTCTCAATCGCTTTAATCCAGTCGCGGCGGACCATGTTGTTAAACGAGGCGTGGCCTTTGTAGCGCGGCTTTAGCGCCGTGCTCTGTTCGCGTGCCGCGAGCGTGTCCGGGAGCGGGGCGCTCAGCGGGTCATGATCCTCACTGCTATTGCTGTTAGCGTCATCAGGACCGCCAGCGGTATCGCCATCGGGTGACGAGGCGGCGGTCGGCGCGGCGGCGTCCAGATCGATAACAGCGCTGCTGCTATCCGGCGTATCGACGGCGGAAGAGGGTTGCTCTGTTTCACTGCTGGTGGCCTCGTTGATCGTCGGTGGATTGTCGGCCAAAAATTCGTCGTACCGTCCCATTACTGATTACCTGCTTTTGTCTGGTTTTTTGCGTATTCAATAAACATCTTCTCGGCTTGGGCGCGGGGCGTGCCGCTCAGCACCAGGGCGTCAATGAACGTCTGGCGCTGGATCTTCGCCTGGTCTGCCAGCTGCTGACGCAGAAGGGCGTTTTTGGCCTTTTCGTCCGCCAGTTCCGCCTGCTTCTTCGCGGCGCGGGTGCGCTGCGCTGCGGTCAGCTTCTTGGCACGGGTCAGCTGGCCGCGCAGTTTGTCGATCCGCCCGTCGTCGTTGTCCAGGCGCTTCGCAAGCGCGCCCATGCGCTTCTGATACTTCTCATGCTCACGCTTAACAGCGGCGACGTTCGTCTGCGAACTACGGTTGCGGTTGAACTTCGCTTTGTCGGCGTCAGTGAAGTGCTCAGTGGTTTTGCGCGGGTCATCGCCATAGGCGTTGTTACTGGCGCTTTTATGCAATGCCTGGCCGATGCGCACCTGCCATGAGGCGGATTGCAGACGGGTGAAGGCGTGAATGACGTGCTTACAGGCGACGCCTTTCAGATTCGGGTTTTTCTCTTTGGGGTAGGCGTACTCTTTTGGCGGGGCAAGCGCGAAATTGCCTGCTGTGGCGATGTAGCGATACCAGTACTGGTGACGGCCACAATCGCAATCAAAAGAGACGCGGCCAGCGCAGAGTCGCTTGGCAATTTTGGCTGCGCTGTCTTTGGCATCGGTGATTTCCTCTATCAGCTGATCCCACTCTTCAAAGCGGAATTTCACGCGGTGATGCTTATCGAGCGAGGCGGCGGACGCCTCCACACTAACGGTCAGGACGTTATGTTTAAGCGTCGTGGGCGTGGCGCGCTTAATGCCACTTCCGTCATCTACCCGGTTGTTGGCGCGCTTAATGTCGATCTGCTGACTACCGGCCACCAGCTGCGCATACGTGATACCTGCCTGTGAAGAATTGAACTGCTGGCGGGCGCCGGCGCGATTTGCTTCGAACCCTTTCAGATCCTCTTTCGTGAAGAACGTGCCGGACTTCTTTTTGCCCAGGGCGATAATGTCGTCCAGCGCCTTGTTCTTCAGGGTCAGCGGGTTGAGCGTGCGCCGCGCTATGCGCCGGGATTTACGGCGGTCTTTATCAATCTGGTCAAAGACGCGGGAGAACTCTTTGGAGGAAAGCCCTGCCGTGTCGTAGCGCCCGGACCGTGTGCGGGCAAACGGAGTATCAGCCACTGATTAGCTCCGGCTTGCCACCAGCAAAGTCGCGTATGCGCCCGCGCAGCCACGCCATATCGGGCAGAGAAAGCGTCTGGCCTGCTGGCAGCGGCTCCATTTCTGACTCTATTCCGCATAACAGACGGAATACCCAGCGCAGATCGTCATTACCTTCATAGGCGCGGTATGCCGCCAGGTCAGCGCGGAATATCTCGTCAAGACGGATGGTGTAGTCGCGGTTGTCTTCGTGGAATGAGGCGGATCGCTTGATCACTTCCTGATGGAAGAGGCTGCGTAGCACCACGTCACTAATTGAGCGATCGTCAAGGCGGTTATAACTCACAGGATACGTTCCTCGTCACTGATTCGCTTGCCGGTCAGCGACTCCGGCACGGCTTCAGCGGCTTTGATTTTTTCATAGCCGATGATGCGTTTAAGCGTGTCCATAAGGGTCGGCTCCTGCTCTGCGGTCGCGGCGGTCATGGCATTGATGTAGTCCGCTGATGCCACGTTGTTGTAGCCCACAGCGAAGCAGCACAGAATGGTTAGTACCTGCTCCGGGCGTATCTCGCGCCAGTTGATCCGATAGACCTCTTCACCGCTGGCGTTGTATTCCACCTCAACGATGGAGTCTGGAATCTCAAATGCGCCCTTGTTCTCTGCTGGCAGCGCAATGTTGTCCTGCAGCAGGAGCTCGTTGTAACGCTCGATGCCAATGAGTACCGCTGCACGCCCGTCGCTTCCCCGCGTTTTTAGTGAGATATGGTTGCCGCCTACTTCGTTGGCCACTTTGCCGGTTGCTTCATCCACCAGCACCTTGAAGCCCTGTTTACGCAGTGCCTCAACGAAGGGGGCGAGTTTGGCCAGCTGCTTTCGCATGCCCTTTGGCAGCGTCTGCGGCTTTGACATAACGAGCGTGTGCTCTTCGTAAATGGCGGTGATCGCCATCGGCTGATTAGTGGAAAGACTGATTACTGCGATTTTCTGTTTCACATCTGTATCCCTGAAATGGCGAAAGGCCGCATATAGCGGCCTCTCTGGCTTTTAACGTTCCCAACCGCGCGTTGCAGATTAGGTAAGTTGTCAAAAATTCCATCAGGGAACCGCTAACAGCTTAGGGTGACTGTAAGCGGTTTGTACTTTGCAAAGTAGTGTCAACGAATTTTTTTGCTGGCTAACATTTATCCACCTGAAAAAAATTTTCAGTTTTTTTAAGCACCTTTTAATTAAAGGTTCCAAAAAAGACAAACTCGCATCAGCCTTGAATTGAAGGGCTTTTACATAGTTATTTTTTTATTAAAAATTAACTATTTTTTTAGCAAACTATCCTAAATATTAAGAAACACACAGCTTTCAAGTGGTTGATTAAAGATTATTAAACGTTGAATATAAAAATGGTCAGAAGATATAGCTTTTAAACTTAACTCTACGAGGTTTTAAAATGGCTGAACAACCGCAATTGGATGTTACTGCTTCCGCTCCGAACTGGGGTCCATCGTATAACTTTAATGCTGTGCAAGATCCTAATTCATTACCTGCTGGAGATCCAAAAGCGCGTACTGATTTAATTCGTGCATATTATGACGGTACAGCTACGGCTAAATGGCTGCAAGACTGCCTGAACTATCTCGATAAAGATATGAACGTAGTTAAGGCTTTACTATGCCGCGCTGCTTACGCCGACTATCAGGAAGCCCATGGAGGTGTTGGCTACTATGGCTCAATCAAAAATGCGCCTGCTGACTGGCCACCATCTAGCCAAAACATGTTGACAGACAAAGCTTTTGCGCCGCTAGCCGCGCTTTATCACTATGCTTTTGGAGACGGCTCAGCTATGGCTGTCGATCTCGGTCAGTTGAGTTTTAACTTTGATCGTAATAATTTACCTCCAATAAATAATATTTTGAGCGGCGTTCACACTGGCGAATTTAATATTAATCAAAGCATCGGTTATGACTTTGCCAATAGCGATCGCTGGGCGTGGTCTTATTTGGGTCGGGTAAGTTTGACTTTGTCTGGAACACTTAAAGTTGATCCAGCTGGTAATTGGAACTTTGACGGTCGCGTTAATGGTGTGTCAGATCGTTATGATGCAAACCCAGATGCGAAACGAGGACAAATTGGCGAGTTACTGACACAAATTTTGGCGCGAATTCCAAATCACACTGAATATGAAATTTTTATGCAGGGTGAGCATCGAATTCAAATTAGCGGTACCCGGTAAAATATCTAAAGGGGGCGTTTGCCCCCTTTATTAATTACCGTACTCAATATCGGTTAGGTCAGAACATCGGGGCATGCCGGAGTAGGGGACGCCAGGCACTGCGCTAACAGTAAACGGTATCATTGCGATAGTAGGTCCTATCTGAACACCGCTCATATCCACACTCACATCCTTTCTAGCTAGATGATACTTCCCGAAAATACTGTTATCAGGACGCAATACATCCGCTATTACAGCATCAGCTGCTATTGCCGGCTGAAGTGTTTTGCACGCTTCAGTGTCCGCCGCGATCTCATTTTTCATGTGTTGCTGAAGTGAAAAGTATCCGATCACCCCTATAGCAAAAACTCCAATGGCAACTTTGCTAACCTTATTCATCAAATATCCTATTCACTCAGATGTGAGAATGATAATCGTTTAATGATAATCTTACATGTATTTGATGTGGCAACCAACCCAAAGCTGGTGATTAATATTGCTGCTAACCATATCAATTATTATTCAAACACACTCAGTATCCGCCAGTAAGTGTTCGATGCTTGCCATAGTGTAAGCCTTGATCATCAATTCTTTTTCCGTGCCGTTATGCCGGGAGAATTCTGCTTTACCGCCTGTAATGCCGTCTGCGTGTACCGGCACCAGCCAGTTGAACTCAGCCCGGATTGCTGCCGGTGCAGCGTGCTGGTGATGATTATCGCAAAGGGGGAGCTGTAAAAGGTGCGCGCCGGGTTTTGTGCGGCCCTCGATGTGATGCAGGTTGATTACTGGGGATTCCTTTCCGTGTTGTAAGCAGGCAATGCATGGAAGTTTACCCAGTGCATCCATAACAACGCGCTCGACTGCAGTCGGTGCGCGCCCTTTAAGGCCTCTTCCGGACGCGCTGGCGCGTGTTTGCCGCTTCGCTGCAACTGGAGCTGGCTTTTTCTCTCTTAGGCGCTCAGAGGCGCTTACAGCGCGTTTTACTGCTTTAGCTTTTTGCTCTGCAATCCACTCCGGGGAATTACGCTTTTCAATCTGCCTGGCAAGCATCCTGTTACTGCTGGCTTTCTGCTTTGCGTACTGCTGCTGGCGAAACTCCGGGTCTGCCAGTTTTGCTGCATGTCTTTCGCGTTGGCGTTGCTGTACTTTTTCCTGCTTTTCCCGTGCGGCCTGAAAATCTGCGCTTTCCATGATTTAACCAAATCTAAATTATTTTTTAGATTGTTGATCACCTTAAGGGATCTGTAAAGCGATATGAAATTGTCCACTGGTTATGGCTTTTAGTTAATCAGCACTGCGGGTTATCCACTTATCCACTGGATAGATCATATAAATCGATCATATAGAGATCATAAATAGATCCTAATAGATCACCTTGCTTTCAACTTGATGAATTAAAAAGGAAAAAGTGGGTTTTACATTAGTCTATTCATGGTGGGAGTTAGTCTATTCATGTTGAATGTTAGTCTGTTCATGGTAATTGTTAGTTTATTCATGGTAGGGTGTTAGTCTATTCATGGTGGCGGTCATAAATATTCACATTACTACGATCAGGCGATATCAATGGAAAATGGTAATCAAATCAAGACAATAAACGATGCCTTGTCATTTGTTGGTGGTGAAGAAGGGAAGACTTATACACTGACACCAACGGCTAACAGAACCGTCCAGCCAATAGCATTGATGCGCTTGGGAGTCTTTGTCCCATCGGCCAAAAATAAGCCCATAGCCGGACGCGGAAACTCCAATATTGACGCTTCGGAAGACCTGCGCGAGCTCGAAATAGCTAAGGCAGAGGGCTACACCAACATTAACATTCGCGGCAGTCGCCTTGATATGAGTACAGACTTCAAGACGTGGATAGGTGCTATACGGGCGTTCTCTAAATATGGCGACCACTCCAATCGTATAGAGTTGCCTTTCACTGAATTTGCCAAACTGACGGGCATCGCTGTTGATGATATCAACCAGCGTGCGCGTGATCGTTTTTTTGCGTCACTTAGCCGCATTGCATCTATTGTGGTTTCATTCAAAAACAAAGACGGTAGCAAAGGCACTATCACCCACTTACTGCAAAGCGCGACGTTCGACATTGAGAGAGACGTTATCTCGCTGGAGGGCGACTCCAGGCTATGGGAGCTATATGCTTTTGATCATAAAGTCTTGTTGCAGCTAAAGGCCATACAGGCGTTACCACGCAAGGAATCAGCTCAAGCTCTCTATGTATACATTGAAAGTATGCCAAATGGATTCATACAGATATCACTGGAGCGTTTGCGTGAGCGGCTTAATCTGACATCTAGCATTAGTGCGCAAAATTTGGCGATAAGAAATGCTCTGAAGGAGCTACAGAAGATAGGCTATCTGACCTACACAGAAGTGAAGAAAGATGGGGTGGTGTACTTCCAGATCCATTCGCGCCGCCCGGAGCTGTTGCCAGCCGAATGACGTTAGGTGATTCATGGTGAACGTTAGGTGAAAACCGGTAACGCACGCATAACGTTAGGTGATTCATGGACGGCATTAGTCTATTCATGGCAAATGTTAGAAAATAGCTGCATTTTTAGGCGTCATGCGGACAAAACGCCCAGCACACCATGAATAGACTAACGTCTGATGCTTCAGGGCAATGTATACCATGAATAGACTAATGCTTACCATGAATAGACTAATGCCCGCTGAACGGGGAATGGTCCTGCCATGAACCGGCCAACGTTTAACGCACGCTGTGATCTGGACAACCAGCATAAAAAAAGCCGCCCGAAGGCGGCTTCATATCAGTTGCTATGGATGACTGTCACCGGCACATTGATGTAGGTATTGATGTTCATACCGTCACCTCCGTTTGGGTGCAGTAATGCCACCAGCAATGACACAACGTAAAATGCTTTACGCGTCATTGTTTAAGCCTTACAGGTACTGACCAGTGGCGTTCGGTGCGCCCCGCAAGACATAAAACGCATGCTTGTGTTCGGTCGGGGGGGTTGATATGACAGTAAGGTACCGAATTGGCTGAGAATCCACCTTACTGCTTCGTCTTTACTAAGGATGCCACAACCACATAGGTGGTTTCATTGTCTTTCTACCATGCCACGATAACTTGCCGAAAAAAGTATCATTCTGATGTTTTTGGTTTTTCCTACAACACAACTTTTCTGAAAGAGTTTTTTCAAAAGTCGGGTTGCAAAGGAGGTCATGGGACGTATACTGGCGTTGAAAACGCATGCTTGTGTTTGCTGTTTTTAGCAAATCAGCAGAGGTGAAAATTGCCTGAGAACAATTTTTGCCTTCTGGAGAAATGCCTGAGAACATTTTTCTGGATTCAATAAAGCCGCCTACGGGCGGTTTTTTTGTATCTGCAACAAGCATATCGCAACCACGCTTCCCATTCATTGCCATCTAAGGCAGAGCAATATTACTTTACCTTGGAAGCTACGACTCAAGATCTCATCAACTATGCCTTTTCGCACCTGAGACACATCGTAGACCCGGCACGTCACACGCTTCAAACACTATCGCTTCTATTGTGAGTCTTAATATAATTGAGCGACCTTCAGAGGCATTCTATCACACTGTTTTGCGTGACTCCCTATGCTGCGAAATAGGCATGTAGCCAGGCTTAAATGGTTATTGCCACATCTTATCTGTGTTTTTTAACAGGTTTCAACTCCATGCAATGAATAGCTTCGAGCTCCATGCGCGCCACTCATACCCTGTATAGTCAAAATCATAAATGCAGTAGTTGTTCGCGCGCAAGCCCACCATATATAGGGTTTCGCAAAACGCACATAAACTGAAGTAAGCAAGTCAGCAACGCTGGGCTTTGCAGCGCAGAAAATTCTTTTGTAAATGTCGCTGAGCCAAAAATAGGGCAAAAAAAGCCCTTGGCTATTGATTGGGGGAAGAGAGCGCAAACAATTGGAGTATGGCTTGCGCAGGTAGGGGGTGACGCAAAATTATGAGAAAATTTAGAGTGTATGTTTCAGCAGTGCAAAGAGCATTGGCCTGCTATTAATGGTATTACCCTTCAGGTCTATACATACCCAGTTTTTACGCTGAAACGTGATGTAGCAGTCGGTTCGGTTGATGCGAAGCGGCTCGGTTCTGCCTGCTTCTACAAAACCTTTTGCCTTCCAATAGCCGCGCATTTTGTCTAATTCGATCTGCTTCAAACCTAAATTCATAATGAGGAAATTCTTAAAAACTTTAGAGTGGACATATTCTCATATGAAATCACCCACTGGTCAATTCCATACTCCTAATCTTATACTGTATTTTTATACAGTAAAAGGAGGGGCGTTATGCGCTTAACAATAATAGCAATACCAGATGAAGCCGCGCCGCGTCAGGCTTTCAGGCAGTTTCTTGAAACAGTGGCGGCGGGCTTTCCGTCTCCGGCCATTGGATATGAAGACACACCACTGGACCTGAACGAGTATTGCGTGAGGGCAAAAACAGCGACTTACTTCGTCCGCTGTGAGGGTGAGTCTATGATCGGGGCCGGTATTTTTGACGGCGATCTGCTGGTGGTGGATAAATCCAAGGCGGCAGCAGACGGGCAGATCGTGATTGCCTCAGTGGACGGGGAGTTTACGGTAAAAAAGCTACAGCTGAGGCCGGTGCCGATGTTGCTGGCCATGAACCCGCGCTATAAGCCGATCCCTGTCGAGCCTGATTGTCTGGAAATATGGGGGGTGGTGACTTATGTGATCCACCGTACTGACAATGTTCCTGCACAGTGACGTTAACGCCTTCTACGTGTCGGCGGAGCTGACATTCAGGCCGGACCTTTACGGGCGTCCTGTCGTGGTGGCGACGAACAACGACGGCTGCATAGCGGCGCTTAACCGCGAGGCTAAGAACGTAGGCCTGAAGCGGGGCGATCCGCTGTTCAAAATCCGAGATACCATCCGGCGCTACGGCGTGGTGGTGTTCAGCAGCAACTACACGCTGTACGACGCATTCAGTAAACGTTTCCATATGATAGTGGGTGAGTATGTCCCGAACCTGGAAGCGTACTCGATCGATGAGGTGTTTGGCTCTCTGGATGGCATGGAAAAGCTGGTGGACTTTCAAACATTCGGGGAAGAGATCCGGCGCACAGTTATCCAGCACACCACGATGAAGTGTGGCATAGGGATAGCGGAGACAAAGACACTCTGTAAGGTTGCCACGCACGCAGCAAAGACCTGGCCTAGAACAGGCGGCGTGGTGGTGCTGACCGACCCGAAACGGCGCGACAAGCTGCTATCGCTTCTCGACGTCTCCGAGACGTGGGGTGTCGGCAGAAAGATAGGGGCTAGGCTGCAGCTGATGAACATCAAGACGATGCTCGACCTTGCCCGTGCTGACACAACTATGATCCGCAAAAACTTCAACGTTATGCTGGAGCGCACAGTCCGGGAGCTGCGCGGCGAACGCTGCTTCGAGCTCGAAGAGAACCCGCCGACTAAGCAGCAGCTGGTGGTAAGCCGTTCGTTCGGTAAACGTCTCACCAGCCTGGATGAAGTGAGTAACGCGGTTTGCTTCTTTGCCACCAGCGCCGGTGAAAAGCTGCGGCGTGAAAAGCAGTACTGCCGGAATATCACGGTATTTATCCAGACCAGCAAACATGATCCGCGCCACGCATATTACTCACGCGGCGCCAGCCATTCGTTTACGACGGCCACACAGGACACACGCGATCTGATTGATGCCGCCGTGCGCGGCCTCAGAGCTATCTGGCGCGACGGCTACGAATATGCGAAGGCTGGGGTGATGCTGGGAGAGTTCTGCGGATCAGAGCAGCAGCTGAACCTGTTTGACGAGTCACTGCCGCGTCCCGGCAGCGATAAGCTGATGGCCGTGATGGACAAGCTGAATAGTTACCAGCGCGGCACGCTGTTTATTGCCGGTCAGGGCGTTAACCTGGCCTATCAAATGAAGCGGGAAATGTTGTCTCCGCGCTATTTGACCCGTTGGGAAGAGTTACCCGTCGTAAAGATGAAGTAATTTGTGATAAGTACATAATTAACATGAATTTAGGTTAAGTATAATTCCAGAGTTACTAGCACCATTAATTTTAGTAGTTAAGCTGATCACTTGTTGATCAACCCTTAGAGTGTGCATACAATCAGAAAAAACCGAAAACGCACAAATGAATGAAATGCGTTAACTTTTTCTGGCTTGGAGTTGTATGGATATGACTGGCATAGCAAACTTTGCTTTTAACTTAATGGTGCTTTTCTTTGCTTTTCTGGCACTGGTGTCTGTAGTGATCTTGTGCGGATTGCCCGCAATTTTGCGAGCATTTGACGCCTACTTAGCAAAATTAAACTCGCTCAACTGAACCTAAGATATATCCCCGCAATAAATTCAATTTCTTACCTGATGATCAGCTGGTTGCACCTAAAGCCAGCTGGTCTCGCTACTTCCAGAAAATAAAGTTTAATATAAATTTTAAAAAAATTTAGAATGTCATAAACTTATATCCGAAATTAACCACTGGATTACAGAGTATGCACGTTACAACCAAAACCCTTAATCTAAGCCAGCCGTTCCTTATCAGTGCTTTACTCGCTGAAATTGCAAGACTTCATCCCGGTGCCAGCGTCAGCAATGCGCAATTCAGTGCCATTATCGAGGCTGCTAACCATATCGTCTGTGCTTTTAGCCGGAAAGTGGTGATGACTCATGACTGACCGCTTTTACATGATCTGTACCAGAGATACGGTAGGCAGTAATGCCTCTTTCTGGTGCCAGAATGGTCATGGCTATCACACCAACATCGACAAAGCGCACGTTTATACCCAGGCAGAAGCACAGAGCCGGTGGAATACGGGCCGGAGTATCGATCAACCCGTTTGCGCTGACAGCGTTGATGCGCTGGCCGTCGTTCACGTTGACCACCAGCATGTACCCGGCGAATCATTCATTACCCCTGATTGCAGTCGGTATGTTGCCTTTCAGAAAGGGCGCTGGGACGGCAATGATCTTTACTGGCTGCGCAACGGCGATGTGCCGACAACCGACTTCACACAAGCTGCAATTTTCAATAAACCGGGCGATACCTCCAATCTGGTTTGGCTACCGTTCGCCACGGCCGACGCAGTAAAGCGCCGCACGTTCCCTATCGCCATGCTGAATCATCGCCGCATGGTGCAGGGTGCTGGCTTACGCGTACCGGCGCACATCAGCCGCGCACGCCGCCGCAAGCCAGGCACAGGAAAGACTCGCCATAACTGCCCGAACTGCGGGCGCATTAACTGGCAACTAAACCCTTATGACTTTGAAGGCTGCGCTGACTGGCAGTGTGAAGGGACGCCTACGCATGGATAAGGCCGTCTTAGACATGTGCTGTGGCCCACGCATGATGTGGTTCGATAAAGCCGATCCCCGCGTGTTGTATTCCGATATCCGGGAAGAGACCCACCAGCTGCCCGACCGGGAGCTGGTTATCAGCCCGGACGTGATTGCCGACTTCCGTTCACTGCCTTTCCCGGATAACTCTTTTTATGTGATTGCCTTTGATCCACCGCACCTGGAGCGTGCAGGCGAGAAGGGCTGGCAGCGCCTTAAATACGGGGTGCTTAATCGCGGAACGTGGCGCGCTGATTTGCGCGCCGGTTTTACTGAAGCCTTCCGCGTGCTGCGCCCGAACGGCCTGCTGATTTTTAAATGGAATGAAACGCAGATCCGGGCGCGGGACATTCTGGCACTGACTGACCAGAAACCCCTGTTTGGCCACATCAGTGGCAAGCGTGGTTTAACGCACTGGTTTACCTTCATCAAAGACGGAGAGCAGTAATGAACCTGCGTAAATTCTTCCGGCTCAAAGCGCCTTGCGCTAACTGCCCGTTCCTGAAAGCTGGTGGCATCGAGCTGAATCCCGGACGCCTTGAGGGCATCAAAGCGCACTTGCTACGAGACGACTTTTCATCGTTCTACTGCCACAAAACCACGCACTGCACTGGCGAAGAAGAGGACGAAGACGGCGAGGGTTATAGCCCGTCCGGGAAAGAAGCACATTGCGCCGGCGCTGCCGCGTTTTTGCTTTCCCGCGGCCGTAGCAACATCGCCATGCGCCTAGCATTTGCTGAAGGGCAGATAACGCCTGCTGATTTTGAGCCTGCGATCAGTATGATTACGACAGACTTAAAGTGACCTATCTACACTGGCTTGAACATTAACTGCCAGAATAGAATAGGAACAATAAAAATATGTAGCTGGATTTACTCAATGAAAATAAATGCTGAAGGTTTAAGTGTCTATCTAAAAGCCACATCTGAAAATATTGATGACCATTTCAAGCATCCACCTAACCTAATGCACTTGGTTAATGAAATGGACGAAATATTTCAGAATGAAATATTTGCGCATGAGTATGATGTAAGCGTTATTGCAGGCTTTCTTGCGATGAACTCTTACACATTACTCTTAAGTGCTGTTCGGCAGGCGTTGTCCGGTCATATAGTCACCATTTTTCCCCTTGCAAGAACAGCCCTTGAATCCGCATGCTATGCCTATCTTATCGCACAAGATGAAGAAGTAGGGAGGATTTGGCTTAACCGGAACAAATCGAAAAGCGCACTTGAGAAATGTAGGAAAAATCTAACAGTACAGAAAGCTAAGACTCAATTAATGTCCCTCTCTCCTGATATGGCTAACTTTACTAAACAACTGTATGACGAGTCCATTGATCATGGCGCGCACCCTAACCGTAAAGCAGTATTTAAACATCTGAGTAACATGGATGAGGAAGACGAAAAATCACACAGCTTTGTCTTAACTGGTGTTTATGGCCAAAATACCTGGCAGGTGAACTACGCACTTCTTGCATGTATTGAATATGGTCAGGCGATTGCGTTCATCCTGGCTGCTTGCGCCAAAGAACATCCTCTTATTTATGAACGTCGTGAAGTTTTTCAAAATTGGATTGATAAAAAAAATCAAATTGCAGAGGAATTGAATGGTGGTGAAATTGACTACGGTGATTTAACCCCGCCCGCATAACCTCATTTGCATACGCGAGAATAGTTACCGCTGGCGGGCGCGCTTACCTGGTGCGCCACCAGCGACACAACAATAATTTCAGGCATGAGCAGCGCGGCGGCGCTCGATCAGTTTGTTAGCGATAGACTCCACTTCTGCAAAGTCCTTTGAGGCGCTGGCTCTGAGCGCAAGATTCCACTTACTGAGTGTGCGGGCGTTAGCGGCCAGTTCACTGCCTGCCTTAAGTCGTCCATTCTCTGCCAGCCATTGTGCAACGTCAGCCCAATCCCAAAGTGGTGACTGGCCTTTAATGCGCTGAATAGGGCAGGGGAAATCACCGTTGCCGCGTGTGCCGTCTTTTAGCATAGCGATGGCCTGGCGGGACATTTCAGAGAGATCTGCAATGTCACTTAAGCCGACCAGTGCAGAATCCACAGACGTTACTGTAGCGCCGGTACCGGCAGACTCCACGTTATCAATTGCTGATGCAATCGCATCGTCCAGCGAGTCCGCTTCACGATCAAATTCCAGATAAACAGAACGGCCATATGCGCAGATCAGCGCATCATCACAGCCGCTTTCAAACAGCGCATCTTCCAGTCCTTCGGTCTCATACATTACGCCTGAGAGTGTCAGAGTGAAGTTATAAAGCGCCATAGTACCTCTTCTTATTCGTTGGTTTTGAGACTCGGTAAAGAGTGGCGTTAACCACTCCTTACCGGGCAAAATCAAGGGCAGTGACCTACCTTCCGCTTAATTTGCTTGGCGTGGTTCTCCGGGTTTTTCGGAGTTGACCACACACTCATAGAGTGATCTCGGTGTTCACTTTCTGGATTTCCACAACGCAGCTTGCAAAAGCAGTGGGCAGAATCGCCCGGTGGAACCCAAACCCAGCCATGTTCTAACGCATAATCAATGGCTGCTTGAATATGCTTGTTCGGATGTTTCTTCATTCGCCTCCGAGTAATACTATTCTATTCTCTGTGTTGACATCCGTCAACGCTGAATGAAATTCATCCGTTGATGCCCGCACCCCTTACTACCTGATCGCGTACTGTCTACGGCCAGCCCGGACTAACAACAAGATAATTCATTTTGCTTGTATTGACAAGCAAAAACTATATCTGTATCTTACACCTCATGGCGCTGCTTTAGTGCCACCGCCCTGGCGGCTCCAGGCAATAAGGAATCATTTCATGCCAATCTCTTCAATGACGGCCACCGCGGCACTTCAGCATATGTCTTACACCCTGACCGGCGTAATCAAACAGAGCCAGCAGGCGGGCTTTATCGCGGCTGAAGCCTACGCAGATATCAAAACTAATTATGAGCTAGTGGCCACCAGCTGCACCGACTTGGCGACCGTTGTCTGGCTGAGTAATCACCTCTGCTTTGGCTACATTGGCGATGAACATACTTTTGAAGAGATCAACCTGGGCTATCGCGATCACATCGACTACATCCTCAAATCTGGCTGGCGTCCGGGTACGGCACCGGCGCACCCAATGGTGCTTAGCAATATGTTTGAGCTGGAGTGGTGGGAGCCTCAGCAGATCACGGTGACTGCGCACAATGCGGATACCGTTACCGGCATTGCCACCATGACAGACACCGAAGGCGAATATCAATTTGCGTTTGAATGGCAGATGCAGATGGGGGAAAAGGCAGAGCAATATAACCTGCCGTTTATGGTACATATCACGGCAGCACGCTTTACTCTGCCCTATGAGTTCAAACTGTATGAATGCGACGGAAGCCCGCTCGATGCGCTGGAAGCCATTCAGGAAATGGATTGCGCCTTGGGGTTTTGTAACGAGTATTTCGCTGACGTCTATGAAGAATATGCCCCGGCAGAAGGGGAAACTAATCGAGGCTAATCATGACCGATAAAGCACGCGATCCACGGGCTTTAAATTCAGTGAAAGGAGCCGCCCCAGCGACGACTCAGATTCAGATGCGCGTCGTTCCCGATGTTAAAAACCGCTATGTCGCACAGGCACAGCGGGAAGGGATGAAGCTGTCAGAATGGATTCAGTATCACCTTAATGATGTTTGCCAGTTGGCAGATGACGTAAAGCTACAGGATAAGAACACCAGTGATTAAACAGGAAATAAGGGCGCTGTTTCTGGCGAACGGCTTCAAAATGGAGCAACAGCCTGATGGCAGTACCGATTTAAATCCCGCCTGCTACAGCGTCGCTCAGGCGCTTGCAGAGCAGTTCAGCGATATTTACGGGCAACCGGCAGGAAATGTTGAGATCGCCGCTGGTGGTGGCGCAGAGGCCCGCACAATGAAGCTGTTTCACGATAAGGCGGCAAGCATTGAGTTTCCGACCTACATCATCCGCAAGCCGTCGAGAACATCCGCGCTGGCCACCAGCAAAAATACGGTATGCGGGCGCTGATGGACGACAGGTTAAGTCAGTACGGCTGGCTCTCGTTTGAGGGCTGGCCGGACAGTGAAGTTCACGACTATCTCACCACTAAATGCGGCATCATTCACGCCCGCAAATTACCGGATGGTAGCTGGACTGGTCTTCTGCGTCTCCTGTACACGCTCAGCGTCTGCATGGGGATCACGCCAACGGACGTGTATCAGTATCGCTGGTGCTTTGAGGATCCGAATGAGGCGGTGTTTCTCTATAAAAACGCCTTTGAAGTTGATGAGATACCGGAGCGCCGGGAGTCGCTGGTGGGCCACCGGCACACGACCGGCACTCCGCTTTACGTTGAGTTTGATCAACTGGGTTTGCCGAAGTGGCGTTAATCACCAGCTGACGCATAGAACGGTTAAACAATAAACAAACAGATTAACTAAACTTGTTACTTTATGAGCCATTAAGTTTAATGGCCTCAATACCTGCTTATTGCTTTCAAAATGGAATAGTAATGAATTTTCTAAAACGGTTCTCAAAGGACTATCGGCGCATTACCTCTCGCCACAACATCCCTTACGCGCAGGTTGCTGGAAGTAATAGCCGTAATGATATATCCAGCGTTGTTATCCCAACTGTAGGCGCTGACTTTATTGAAGAGGCCATTCTTAGCGCCACGTTCGCAGCACGCTATGCGCCAGAGCTGCGCGAAATAGTTATCGTGACCGATCAGCCTGCTTCCGCATTTACTAATCTGCCGGAAAAGGCGCGGGTTGTGACACTGGATATTCAGATCCCAAATCCTTCACACCGCTATGCGCAGATATACAAAAGCCGTCTCTTGAAAATGCAGGCTCCGTTATCAGCCAGCCCGGACTCGACCGGCGTACTGATGATCGACTCAGATTTAAATCTTCTGAAAATGCCGAGCTACCAGCTGGAGAAATTCAGCCTCTACTCATGCTTCCGTAACGGACGTATGGGTGCGAAGTTTGAAAAGCGTGGTTATCAGAACGTGCCAGCCTATTACGCTAACAGTGTGCGGCCTGGTCTGGAACAGCACGTTAACAGCGCGTTCCTGGCGGCTACCTACTTCACATGGCAGAGGCTCTGCCCGTTGTGGGTAAACCTGTTTAATGACACATGGGAAACGCTCCCGGATGATCAACCACCAACGGATCAGCCGCCGCTGTCAGCCGCACTGGATACCCTGGACTATCAGACGGTGAACTTGGGTGACTGGACTAACTGGCCGGTATCCAAAAAGATTGGTGGCACGCCGTCTGTTATTCCAAAAGAAGTGATTGGCGCTCACGGTGGCTTCCCGTTAAGCGAATGGCAGAAGTATCTGGATAACCCCGATCAGCCGTTGCTGTTTCGTGGTCAGGATTACACCCGCAAAGTGCGCTATCTGACGGATGAAGAAAAGCGCGCTGGCGTTTCATCCTGATTACCACTGTCCACCAGCTATCCGGCTGGTGGCCGGTTATGAGTTACAGTAAACGCGGCTCTACGTTTTGACGTGAAGGCGCAGATGTATAAAGTAGAATTAATCAGGTAGGAATAGGGATGAAATACGCGCAGTTGAAGCGCTTCTGGCATGTGGAAGTTATTGGTGTTGAGAAAAAGTTTTCCTGGGTTCGGCTTGCAACAAGGCTCCGCAACAAGCCGGGGCTGAAGTTCATTTTCTGGTGGCGCTTAGCTAGTTTTCTTTATGAAAATGGATACCGTCGCATCGCGTACCGTATTCACTCACGCATTAAAGGCCGCTTTGCTTGCGATATCATGTTGGGCGCAAAGATAGGCGAGGGCTTGAGTATCGCACATCATGTTGGCGTCGTAGTCACCAAGCGGGTTGTGGCAGGGCGCAATATGCGGCTGACGCAAAACTCCGTAATAGGAAACAGTGGGAAAGGAAAAGACGGTTCAATTCAAATTGGCGATAACTTTTTCCTGGGATCAAATAGCTGTGTAATAGCTGATAATCTGGTGATCGGGAACAACGTTACCGTCGGTGCAATGAGCTTTATTAATAAAGACATTCCTAATAACTCCACAGTTTACACCCGCAAAACTGTAGAGCTCGTAGAAAGGGATTAAATGCCAGCTACCTGGCGAATGAAGAAAATCGCGTAGGCGTCTTCTCCTTCTCCCGAATGACCACCAGCTATATGGCTGGTGGATTGTTACTGGCTTAAGCCTGCCAGTTATGCTGTACCTGACAGGCTTAACATCAACTAAGCCCGAATTTATTGGCCGGACATTGTTACAGGTAATTCGCCATTGATATTTTTAGCGGTGGCTGGTGGCGTTTTGTTGGCACTGGGTGGAGTCGGTACGCTGGTTTATCTCAAAACTGGCGATCAGTACTACAGCGTTTCCAATCTGGAAGAGTGTAAAAACTACACTAATGACCAAGCAAAAGAAGCAGTACTAAGCGCACGTCTTAAACAGCCTAATGGCTGGAAAAGCTGGGGGGATGCTTCTAAGGTCGCCAATCAAAATGGCATAAGGTTCATTGATAACGAAATCAAAGGCCCGGACAAGATCTGGATGATCCCGTTTTATGACGAAAAAATCCCTGATAAGAAGCAGTTTGGCATGCTGGATTGTGGGACATTAACAGTCGAGTTTGCGTCTGAGTAATGCGCTCTCGTTCTAAATCACAAACCGCTTATCCTGGCCGTCAAAATGACTAAGAGGCCACCAGCATGACTACCCAAACCGACTCAAACTCTTTTACCGTAAATGCGGGCGCATCGTCAGAAACAGCAAACGCCGGCGAATTGATCGCTTTCGCCGGCGCGAGGTTTTCCCTGCCGATTATCCCGGCGCCGTTGGTTGTGTCGTTCTACGGCTCGGACGGCACGCGGGCGCAGCTTACAGTGAATAAGGGAAGGGTGACGTTTGAGGGTGATCCGGACGCTGCAGCGGAAATGTTTATCGAGGCGGTGACACGGAAGCATGCGCAGCAATGGGGCGCGCAGCAGGCGCAGCTTGAGAAAGCAGAAGCCCAGCTGGCGGCATATTCACACCATAACGGCCTGATGATGCTCTCACAGCGGCTGGTGGACGCAGAGAAGGAACGCGACGCATTGCGCGAAGAAATTAACCAGTGCAGGACATAAGTTAACCGGACTCCGAACAGGGCAGAACGTTCACTATAGTTAGCAGACTTACTAAACGATCAAGTTATTTTATCCGGGGAATGTCTTTCAGCCGCGTGGTGTATCGAGGCGACAGCATTTCCCTCTTCATCTGCCACGCGCTGTCTTGCTCCCCCTGGCCTGCGAAGAATACCTTCCCCCTACCGGAGCGATTGATAGCGTCTAGCGCGGCCATTAGCGCGTCAGCGTTAGCTCGCGGCTGCTGCTCACTGAACATGTCAAACTGCGCTACACCTGACTGGTAAAAATCGCCCAGCATGACGCCTGCTTTTGCATACCGGTAGCCGTCGCGCCAGATGGTGCTCAGTCCGCGCAAAGCTGATTCGATAATGTCCCGCGTGTCGCTGGTGGGGTAGTCGCAGACACATGATGCAGTATTCGAATACTGCGGATCATCCGCGTGCCTGGCGGTGGCGATCGACACGCCAATCTGACGGCAACGTGAGTGTTGCTCTCTCAGCTTTTCTGCTGCACGCGTGGCATACAGTGTGACGGCCTGCTTCATGTCCTCCAGCTCTGTGATCCTCTCACCAAATGATCTAGAGTTTAAAATGTTCTGCTTTGGCGGCGGGGCGTCTTCCAGTGCAATGCAGGATTCACCATTAAGCTCACGGGTGGTGCGCTCAACGATGACGTCAAAGTTTTTCCGTATCATGCTGATGTTACTGTCAGCCAGCTGTAGGGCCGTGGTGATCCCCAGCTGGTGCATGCGCTTGGTAATACGCGGACCGATACCCCATATATCGCCGACGTCGATCAGGTGAAGTAGCTTTCGCTGCCGGGTACGGCTGGACAGGTCTACCACACCCTTTGTTTGCGTCCACTTCTTCGCAGCATAGTTAGCCAGCTTGGCCAGTGTCTTCGTCGGGCCAAATCCCACGCCGATGATCAGCCCAGTTTCCTTCCGAACACGCTCACGCATCTGGTGTCCGAACGTCTCAAGCGGGATCAGATTACCAATGCCGGTGACGTCCAGAAATGATTCATCAATGGAGTAAACCTCCTGTCCAGCCGCCATCTCTCCCAGGATGGCCATCATGCGTGCAGATAGATCGCCGTACAGCTCGTAATTGGAACTGAACACATGCACGCCATTCTGTCTGAAAAAACGCTCATTCAGAAACAGCGGCGCCGCCATCTTGATCCCCAGGCGCTTTGCCTCCCCCGAACGTGCGATCACACAGCCGTCATTGTTCGAAACGACGACAATGGGCTTACCGCGCAGATCGGGCCTGAACACGGTTTCACAGGAGGCATAAAAGTTATTGGCATCGGCCAGCGCGAACATGCTTACTCTCCAGCGGGTCCGTTAAAGCCGATCCCGGCCACATCCGTTAAGGCATAAGCCACTACACCCCATACAGGAAGCGCCTGGCTCACATCGAGCAGCGTTACAGTCTCGTCCGCATCCAGCGCTTGTAGAGCGGGAACCGGATTGAGCAGTAACCGCCTTAGCGTCAGCTCGCCGTCAAACTCCGCCACGATAAGCTGGCCGTGCGCCGGCGTCAGGGCGCGATCGATGGCCAGCACGGACCCTTTGACGATCCCGGCGCCAGGGCAGTCGGACTCGCTGCGCATCAGATAGGTTGAGTAAGGGGAAAGATATACCAAATCGCCCAGGTTCAGGCGCGTTTCAGTGTAGTTCTGGGCGGGGCTCTGAAAGGCCATTGCAATGCTCCATTCTGATCAACGTTATACAGCTCCTGAAATGAGTATATGACGCAGCAGGTGGAAATGCTCAGATGTACAAGCCAATGTCCGCTATGAGTGAAAAGCAGTATGTAAAATCGAAGTAGAAAAGATAAATGCAAAATGCATTTATCTTTTTCACAGCTATCAAAACCGTTGACGTTTAGTCTTCTTGATTCTCTTTTTTCTTTATTGCATCGCTATACCGCTGCCGCTCAATAAGGCTGGCACTTGGATCGTTCAGTACATCCTTACCTTTGATATTTACGTCGTGATCTATCTCATGTTGTGGGGCATAGCTTTTATCTACTCTACCTTGTGAAGTTGCGCTCGTTAAGCCAGCGGATAATGAATCCAATTTATCCACATCAGAGGTTCCTATGTAGGCAAGGAGAAAAGCAAAAATAAAAGTACCGTACCACACCATAGTAAAGGTGCTCATTCCATAACTGAAATCGGAAACACTTGCCCTTGTAGCGAATAAAATTAAAAAGGAAGCTAAGACTAAGGCGCGTCTTTTCCATTTATTCAATAAGTTACGAGAGTATTTAACATAGTTAACCAGCGCAATCCCAAACAGAATAACAGATAATAACATCGCCCATACTGGAAGTGACGGGAAATGGCTGTCGCAATTACTTGCTATTGTAACCAATGAAGCAATTAAAAAAATAGAAAGAATATACAAACGAATGGCAAGTCCTATTTTTTCACGTTTATCAATCTTTAAGAAAAGAACCGGCAATACAACCAATGCGTTTATGGGCATTGATGAAAAAATAAGACTTAGATACTGTTGCATGTTGACACCCCGCCTTTGCGCTATTAAAGCCATTTAAAATAAAATTATCCCAGCTACTTCAAGAAGATTTATAGCTTATTGATTATCTTCAGCCAGGAAATGGATAGCCTTCCGTAGATTAACGTATCGAACCTATAGCTATGTGCATTAAACAAGGCTAGAGAATACTACGAAATAGTTATAAAAGAATCAGTACTATCCATTTACCTTAGTATTTCTTGGGTGCGCAACTCAGATTGGCTCAGTGTCATTAGCAGGCATAAAAAAAGCCCCGGTTAAGGGACTTTGGAGAGCAAAGGCTAATGGCAACATCCAGCAAGAAACATCCGCTATGTAAATTACCAAGCCCTTAGATTTATACAAGCTATTTCAGCGCCAGCCTGAAACACTTTAACCTGCTAATTCTGGCAGGTATTAACGCCTTTTATTCCGCTTTCTGCGGTTCTGCCGTTGCCGCTGTGGCCACCAGCTCCGGCTCAGGCTGTGGGACGTCGGCTTTGATCTTTGCCAGCAGGATAGTGCGCTGTAGTTGCGCCTTTTCGGTAGCCTCTTTCACCATGTCTTCATCCAGCCCAACAACCGCGTATTTATCGAGGCCTTCAACACGGAACAGGTTCGTTTCCGGCACCAGCTGCTTCAGGCCAATTTCATTCTCCGGGGTAATGTAGAGCAGTTGCGGCTCTGCTTCTGCTCCGTCCGGGATGTACACATAAGCACGCTGGCCAACACCGATTGCCTGAAGGAACAGGAGGCAAACTGCCAGTGGCAGTGAGGGGTGTGACACGCTCATTGGCTGTAACTTACCGGCCAGCAAGCCGTGTAGTTTCACGTCATATGGCCTGAAGCGGCTGATTGTCTCCACGCGCCATGAGCCCGCCAGCGAACCGTCCACAAACGCCTCGCCAGTCGCATTCATGGCGATCTGACGCATGAGTAGTTGCGCAAAGCTGTTATCAAGCGTCGGCGCGAGGGGCAATGCGCCGGTTTTCTCGTTGATAGAGTTCACAGCATCCTGGCGGCTGGCGGCATCTTCCGGCAGTTCTTGCTGGTGTAACAGCCAGAAGCGATCGTTTTTGTTAACCCACACTGTCACGCCTTCAACGTTCTGCGGCTCAAAACCCAGCGCGCCCAACAGCGCAATCTCCACATCTTGCGGAAGGATCTCGCCCTTATCGTTCAGCTCAATCGCGGTTTCTTTATTGATAATGTATCTGGTCATGATCGGGCCTTATTTGGTTGAGGTCTTTTTGCTGGTGGAGGTGTTGCTGGTGGTATCGGTCGCTGCTGGCTCTTCAGTTTCTGCTGTCTCCTGCAACTCTGCCGAGGTAGTGGCTGTATGGTCCTCTGTCGGCGTCGGATCGGCCTGAACCGATGTAGAGGAGCCAAAGCCGTTATCGCCCCGGACGGTTTCTGACAGCTCATCGACTTCTTTCCAGGTGACAGGCTCGACTTTCTCGATCATTGCCTGCGCAATTACCATTCCGGCTTTTGGCTCAATGAACTCGCCACCTTCATCGGCAATCATGCGCAGTTTGATCTCGCCACGGTAATCGCTGTCGATGATGGCCACGTTGTTTGCCAGGCGCAGGAAGTTATTCGCCGCCAGCCCGGAACGGGGATAAATCTTCATGCAGTAGCCTGCCGGAATCTCCACGGCCAGCCCGGTTGTGATCCACCATGCACGCGGCTGGCGTGCCGCGCCTGGCGTCTGTACAACGTTGAGTTTCACGTCCAGCGCGGTGATATCCCATTCAGCAGCGCCGTCTGAACCTCGGAACGGCAGTACTGCATCAGGGGTGAGGCGTTTGATCTTAACTTGTGGCATGGCTTTTCTCCGGTGATTTAAAGGTGTAATGGCGGCGTTTGCGGACAGAGTTTTCATAAAGGGGAACGTCTGTGTATTCCACCAGCCCGCGGGCAATGAGTTTCTTAACTGACTGCAGGAAGAGGGAGTGACTTACATCAAATTCCTGACGCACGTTTCTGGCGGTGATGTACCGGTGCTGGTTGAGCAGCATCAGAATGTATTCTTCAATCTTCCCCATCTTCAGGGGAATCAGGCTGGTGGCATACGCGGCAGACACTGCCAGGGTGTACTCGTTGTCAATAGACCGCGTGATTAGCCCATTCTTCTGCAGGTCCAGCAGCGTTCCCCGTATGACATGCGTAGACGTGTCAGGCAGGGCTCGTGTAAAGCGGCGGCGCGTGGCGATACGCTCATCTTTCAGCAGCAGCAGCACTGCTGAAGCCGTCTCCGGATAGCGGGCGCGAAAAATTTTAAGTTTTGGTAAAAGGCGCTTCAAAGTTCTGTTATCCTTGCCAATGGTTTATTTCGGATACCTACATCCAGTGGTTAACGTTTGAACCTGATTGATTGAACGGAATAAGGGAGCCAGTGATGGTTCCCTTTTTCTTTAGTCCTGAGTCCATTTCTCGCCCGTATCCACGCACACCACGCCGTGACACACACGCCCTTGATCAAGCCTGAAAGCCATGCCGCCCAGCCGGTTGCGCCTGCGGTAGAATTGCGCGCCTGACAGGTAGGCATGCGGCACGCCGGAATCAATCGCCCCTTCCTCCGTACACTGACCGTCCTCTGCATCGGCATAGCCACGCGCAAACTCGCTGAGCACTTCACGCCGGTCTTCAAAGCGAATAATTTCGCCCTGATCCGGATCGCGTGCGTACTCGATCGCGCTGTATTTAACGAGGGATGCGACGGTTTTGGGATGCCGGAATATTTCCTCGCCCCAGTACTGGCCGGTGCAGGAATCGACGTAGGAGCCGTTGGAATAAGTGCCGATAGGGTTAGAGACGTCGTGAGCCATAGCCACTGCCACGAAGAAGTTAACGACGTTGCCGGTAACAGACATTATTTCCCCGCAAAGAGCCGTTCCCGGCTGCTTAAGGTGTTGGTTTCCTGCCGGGTGAAAGCATCGTCCACCAGCCCAACAAACGCGGCAAATTCACTTCTGTAATACTCCAGTAGTTTATTTGCGGCGCGGTCGGTGATGTTTTCCACGTAATAGCAGGCGCTGTGTCGGTCGCGCCAGGGTTTATCGAGGGTCAGCAGCGGAACGGCTTCAGAGAGGGTATTAACGCTGAACCCCACCAGCACAACTCCGCCGCGCTCGATGGCGGTGAAGTTCAGCTGGTGGGCCTCAACGGTAAACGTTCGTGTCAGTAAGATTTTTTCTCTGGCCATCGGTAATCGCAGGGTGCGGGACGGCCTGAATTGTCGGGGATAAATCTTACCATTACAATTATTATTTCTTTAGATTTCGATAAACTTAATTCTCTATTCCCCGTCCAGTATCCCCGACATTTTGCCTTTCTGACTTTCAGAGCGGCGCAGATAGCGCATGACCGTTTTCGGATCCTGCCAGGTGCCTTCCTGCATGATTTGGGTAATCGTTGCGTCGCGTTCGGCCATGTCCATCGCTGCACCAACACGGGCGCTGTGACCGGACCATTTCGTATAACGGCCTTTGTTATCCTGTACCGGGTCTTTCCCCAGCAGATCCCATGCGTCTTTGAAAATCTTCTCGGTCGCCGGTGCCGACATAGGCTTTTCAGATACGCCAGCCGTATTGTTATGGCGGACAGGCCCGAAAACCATCGCATCCGGATGATGGATCAGCCCGGAAAGGTCCAGCCAGTGGAGCAGATGACCGGCAGCGGCACGGCTGAGGTGCTTTATCACGCCCGCGGCCGTCACCATCGTTTTAGTGTGTGACAGGTTAATCACCACATGGCCACTGTCGCTGATATCAAGATCACGCACCCGGATGCGGCTGAGCTCGGACATTCGGCAGAGGGTGTTATAGGCGACAAACAGGAATGCCAGGTTGCGCTGATCGGTCAGCCGTTCGGAGCGGCCCATGAGGTGCGACAGCAGCTGCAGGTCAGGAAGGCGAAATGGCACAGCCTGGCCGGTGCGCTCACCCTGCAAAACGGCCTCGCGGCGGATGCGTTTCATGGAGCGTTTCAGGTCCACGCTTCCCCGGAGATCTGGCAGGCCGCTTTCCCGGCATAACATGTTCATCATGGCATAGTGCTTGTCGATCGTGCTCGATGCCAGGCCGCTTTCTGCCATATCCAGAAAGTATTCCCGCGCCAGCTCAGGGTCGATCGGCAGATAGCCAACGTCACGCTCGTTACACCAGAAGGCCCAGCGACGGATGACAGATAAAAGGTCGCGGAAAGTATTCTCGGAATAAGCGGCCTTATCTGCGATGAATCTCCGCAGGTTATTAGCAATATCTTCCGGCGTTAATTGCGTTAATTCTGCCGGGAGTGCGCCGGTCTTTATTTGAGCCAGATGTTTCATTTATATATTTCATCCCAAATCACAGAGACAACGCTACGCGAAATCTACGAAAAAAGCAGGGGTATGATACGTCAGATTTCACGTAGCGACGCCCGATGCAAAACCGCTCACAAAGTACACAGTTTGCCTGCGGCCTCGCTAATCTGATCATTTGATCATCAACCACTGTTCAAGCATACATGAAACAGGGGAAACTTTATATAAGGCTTATTATTTAAAGTTTCATTTTTTGGAACTTATCGGGTGGATGCTGGCCTAGAGAGTAGCTAAATCGAAAAATTTGCAAATTCGTTACGCTATTGTTCGTGATCGCAAGCATGCCTTCATATATGATCATTTGGCATTCAATTTGATTGCAAATAGTTACTATTATCAGTTGAGGCTATTGCCGTGAGCGCGTTGTGCCTGGTAATAGTTACACAACCCTGAACACACAGTTTCATTGATAAGCGTGTACAGCGGAAATATCTGACAGATGCACAATGCAGACTATTCTTATTATTGCAATTCTAAGGAGAGTTAATTTTACATGGCTACTGATTCTGTCTATATTCGCCTGCATTAAGTCCAGAGAGGCTTGTACCGCTCATTAATATTTTTGGAATACATTATGCCTAACTTCAGCGATGTAGAATTTGAGAAACGTTATAAACATTTTCTACAGGTACAATCCGAGTGGCTAACTCTCATTACGGACCACCAGATTTTCATTGATAAAAACGCCTTGGGTGAAGAATGCCGTCCTATCGGGTTTATCACTGACAAGAAAGCCTTCCAGCGCGCCGAGCACCTGCTGGCCGATTGGCAGAGTTTTGCTGACCTGGCAGAAGAGAAACGTAAAGCGCGTTCAATCGCTATCACCACGAACCTTTATCTTCCAGTTCCGACCCTGATAGTTAATCCTAAGCACGTCACCATTAACCGCTTCCGCGCCACTGCGACCGCGAACCACACACGCGAAGATATTCTCAGACGTTATGAGAAGCAGATCGGCAAGCTGCGCAAGGTTCCGTTTGCTGCCGGTGCCATCATGTCGCTGGAGGATGAGAAAAAGGTATTTGAAGAGGCCGCGCCTGGCGCAATGTACCGCGCACGCACCAGCAACTACTCTGACATTCAGGTAACGGCGCGTTACACCGACGACAAGAAAGACGAAGGTGAATCGTTCCGGTATGGCGCGCACGGCATGCTTATCTACGGCGACAACCTGAATAAAGAGCGCGACATTAAGCTGAACGTTAACAGCAACGGCGGTTACACGTCCTCTTATGATGCGATCTCACCTATAACATGCTCAGTGCTGCCGAATGCCAAGCTGTACACGATGGAAGACGTGGAATACAGCAAAACTCTGGCTGCGCAGCGGTCTTCGGTTGCATACACGGTAAACACACGCCGCGCTCAGTTTGAAAACCGGGCAAAGGCCAAGATTGCGAAGGCAAAAGACGCACAGGAAGCGCGTCTGTTTAAGGCTGAAATCGACGAAAACCGTGACCTGCTGGAGAAGCTGGAGGCCTATGACTGGGCGCTGCTGGATAAGAAGGTAGCAGCTGGTGATACAGAGCAGCTGACTATGCCGGAAATCCGTAAGCGTTACGGCGGTGAAGAGCCTCGCGCCGGTAAAAACATGCGCAATATGTACACTCTGCTGCGTGAGTTAGAAAGCAATCAGAAAAAGCAGGACCAAGAATAATCAGTATCCTGCCACCAGCAGTGAGAACAGAAGGGCGCATAAGCGCCCTTTTTTATTGCCGTTAATCTGCCGTTTCGCCTGGTTGTTAAGCAGCTACTGACTATAGTGGTTGCCCGCTGGTGGTCAGGTCAGCAACGCATCCAGCTCTGACAGCTCATCCAACTTGCTCTGTGTGAAGTCAGCCATATCTTCGCTCAGTTCGGCCTCTGCCGGACGGTAGCCAATCAGGAAAATGAAGCAGTAGGTATCCCAGCGGTCAGGCGACTTGATGTTAAGTTTTTGGCGCATCTGCGGCTTAGGCACCATCATAATCCGCCCCATTTCATCCATAAAGTACGGAATTTTTGAAGCCTGCTCTGCCGTGTGCTGCGAGATATCAATGCGCATACGGCCCGACCGGATCGCGTCAGCAGCCATGATGTTCGACCAGGCGCGCTGGTTCTTAAAGCGCTCCCTCACCTTCTTACTGAATGGCGGCTGGCCCCAGCGAATACTGACTGCGTTAACGCCCCGGCGCTCCAGCTGCTTAAGCGTACCTGATCCCACGCCGTCTCCGTCCACGGCAATCGTAATGCCCGGATAGCGCTCCTGCGTGCATTCGTTGGCTATATAGTCACCGAACGAGATCGGATCCATTGTGCCTGGCATTTCCACCAGCTTAAACGACACGACACGGCGGGCATCACCGTAGCCGGATACCTTACAGATATTGAGTATCGACTTATCGCGCCCGTTACCGACGTCGGCGGTGGCCACCCATCCCCAGCCCTTCTCCAGATACACTTTCCGGCGCGCTGCGCGATCGCACTCGTCACGTCCCAGCAGATAGCCGCTGACGTTACGCGGGAAGCGGCCCAGCACCTTCACCATGTATTCCAGTGAATCACGCCCGCCGTACTCCACCAGCTTCTCCCGGATGAACTTCAGGGTTACGTGCGGCGCTTCTTCGGAGTTGAGCACAATGGCATTCCAGAAGCCGTTAGGGTTATCCGGGTGTCTGGCTAAAGAATGGTGCGAGTCATAGAAGTAACCACTGGGGCGAGTAGGCTGCGACATCATCAGCATGCGGTTATCGTCTTCTGTCAGCGCACCACGCATGATAGCGATCGCTTTATCAGAGATACCCGACGCTTCATCGAGAATCAGCAGGATGTGCGCGGCGTGCTCACCGGCCAGCGCTTCCTCATTACCCAGACGATAGCCCTTACAGAGCACCTCCCAGATGCCCTTACGCGACTTCTCATAAAACATGGTATCGGTCAGGGTGAAGTAGTTCTGAAGCCACGGGTGACGTCTGGCGGCGTTCGCCCAGTAGGTTTTCACATACTTGAATACGCCGGTCTTAACCTGCCCGATTTTGTTGGCCACGATGATTACACGGGCATCCGGATACATGATCATGTAGATAAGCAGCATCATGGCCGTCAGGGATGATTTACCGGTACCGTGTCCGGACGTTACGGTAGTCTGGCTCCCGGTCTCCTGTACGGAGTTCATGATCTCTTCCTGTTGCCAGGTGGGGATCATGCCAAACAGCTCAACGACGGCCAGCGCCCAGTTATAGCGGTACCGGATAACCATATCGCGCCAGCGCGGGTCTGTGGTAACGCTCTTAATTCGCTTCTGGCCACCCATCAGGCTTCATCCTCGCCCGGTATGACGTCTATCTCAGGCGGTATATCGTCGTCATCGCCATACAGCTCCGCCGTGGCCATATAGTCAAAGTTGCCATTCAGATTACCCTCGCCCGCCGTTTCGCCGGCGCGGTTCTCTCCGTCCGCCTGGACGTCACCAAATCCACCACCATCCACCAGCGCCGCGACTGCTGCACGCCGTTCCTCTACAAAGGCTGCGCTGGTGGCCTGCTGTTCGCGGAACTTCCTCGCATCCCGATCCAGCTGTTCTTCAGTAACCGCCCCGGTTTCATCAACTGGCGGTTCGGCGTTCTTGAGCTCGTTCTCAAGGCGTCTGGACAGCGACTCCGGCAGCTTGATACCGTGCCGCTCGATGTATTCTGCCGTCTGCAGTAAGTCCCAGTCCTTTTCTTCGCGCAGCTGGTAGGCACGGCTGATCACCTCACCGGCGTTATGCGTCAGCGCATGCTTCTCATTGTCGCGCCGGTTCTTATCGGTGCCGCTGGCTATCGCGGCTACGCGTGTGGCGTGGTCATTGACCAGATAGCCGACTTCAATCATCAGCTTGGTCATTTTCAGGATAGGGTGAGGCCCGCCACCGCCTTCGTCATCACCCTTTTTGCCACCGCTCTCCAGGTTGTCGGCTTCGAGCTCAAACAGCTCTACCGCCCGCGCCGTGGTGCGCTTCAGCAGGTCCATGTGGGCCAGCGAGTCAAACAGCACCGTCATGGCGCTGGCCTCCACGCCCTCGCCCAGCACCTCTAAAGCCGCTTCATAATCTTCCGGCCGCGGGTAGCCGCGCCGGTTAGCCACCAGCTTAGTTTCATGCCCTTCCTCAAAGGGTTTACCCTCCCCGCGAGGCTTTGGAGTGTGCTTCGGGCGCCCGGAATCCTGATCACCGGCATTTATGATCTTTTTGGCATGTGAAGCATTGGGCTTTTTCTTCGCGCCAGGCTGCGCTGCTGTGTCAGCGCGTGGTTCCAGCACCCCCTCTAAAGCCGCGCTGTGCCTGAGTTTTCGCCCGTTTCGGCGGATGGTCAGGTCTTCTTTACTGGTGTGATCATTTTGATGATCAGAAGCGTGATCACTCGAATGATCATGATTGTGATCACCAGCCTGATCACTCATTGCGGCCAGCGCCTTGCCGTTCAGCTCCCGACGTGCGGTGTTAAACGGCAGACCGTAGTGCTCACAGTACTCTTTGACGGTTATCCCGCTCTGCGCCTTCTGCTCGATGAAGGCTTTTCTGTGGTCATCCCAGTTAACTTTGGACATGGTTTATCGTTCAAAAAAGGCCAATAAACCGGGATGGTATGGAGTCTGTAATTTGCAGTGATCACAATAATGATCACGGACTACACAAACGCGCTGGAAAGTTACCGTTTAAGTGTCATTTTTTTAAAATTAGTGGTACTTTTGAATCTCAATCAAAGTACGAAATAAACCACTGGATAATTTAAATGACTAATAAGAAAGCTGTTTTAGTAGCTGTAGATGCGGGTTCAGGCAACGTAACGATTGCCTATGAGGAAAAAGGCCAATGGCTTTCCCTTATCACCCCGTCGCTGGTTCATGAAGGCCACCAGCAGTCCTATTCAAACAATGCGTCATCTACCTGGTTTACCGAAAACGGCAACGGGAATGAAGCAGCCTATACCGTCGTGAAAAAGGGCTTTACTGACCTGTACGACACCTGCGACCCGGACTACCAGATTTCCGCACCACACCGCGTGCTGGTTCATGAATGCCTGAAACGTGCTGGCATCGTGGATTGCGACGTCATCCTGGGTGAAACCCTACCAATCGGACAGTTCTACAGCGGTACCGGCGTTATCAATCAGGACCGCATCAACCGCAAAGTTGAAAGCCTGAAAAAGCCTGTGCGCAACTACAGCGGCGACGTTGCTCCGGCGCGCATCAAACACGTTGAGGTCTTCCCGGAAGCTGTACCGGCGATTCTGGCCGCACAGTCCGAATTTCCAGACCTGGAGCAGGCACAGACCATTCTGGTGATTGATATCGGCAGATTCACCTGTGATATCGCTATCGTGGATGAAGAGCTGGTGCCAATTAAAAAGGCCAGCTTTGAGCATGGCATTCAGAAGATGATTAACCGCGTCCTGGTGCTGCTGCAGGAGTTCGAAAAGAGTTCTGGCCGCTCATTCAACGCAGAAGAAATCCCGGTTGGTATCGTGGACGATATTATCCGTCAGGGTTACATCGGCTCCCGTATGGAAGCAGCCAAAGACAAGCGTATCGACGTAACCAGCGTTATCGATCAGGCAGCGGGTGAGCTGGCGTCTGAAATCTGGCGTGACGTACGCTCTCTGCTGCGCAACGTAATCGCCCTTGACGCTGTTCTGGTTGTCGGTGGCGGTGCTAACTATCTGGCAGGCCGTCAGGCAGGCCTGAGCGACCATACAGCTGACTGGCACGATATGGTCATCATCCCGGCACAGCCAGAGCTTTCCATTGCGCGTGGCGTATTCATGGCGCTTATGTCATCAGAAGAAGAGCTACGTGACACGATCAAAGAAACGGCGACCGTAAGCGACATTAAAAGCCGCGCCAGCGATAAAGGTTAACTATGAGTCAGGTATTAAGATTAAGCGGGCTGGAGGACGACGGGTTACTTACCGGCGCTGCTCTGGCTGAATATAACCGGTTGCAGACCAACGCGGCCAAGCGTAGCTATCTGGTGCGCCTGGTGCGCAGTGGCTACGCGCTGGATGAAATGGGCTTAAGTCCCGTCATCGAGCTGTTGCAGACAACGGACGGCAAGAAGTTCCTGAAAATGTCCGAGCGTGAGCGTCTGCAGCGTCTGCTTACCATGATCAGCGCCCTGTTGGGTGAAAGCGCTGGCGTGCCGGTTGCTGCTGCTCCGTCAGCGCCAGCAGCCGTACAGTCAGCGCCAGCGGCGGAACAGGCTATGCCAGAGTCAGTAGCGCCACCAGCAGCAGAAGCCCTGCCAGCTGAGCCGGTAGCTACTGCCAGTGAGCCTGAACAGCCTGTCGCTGCTCCTGCCCGGAGTACATCGGAGTCTTCGGACGAAGATGATAAGCCACAGGCATGGGGCGGTCCGTCAATGGCCAAAGCAGGTAAAGCACGTAACCTGCTTCAGGCCAGCAAAAAGAACGCCGGATAGTCCTGATTATCCCAGCCCCGTTCACATGAGCGGGGCATTCTCTATCCTTCCCCTTCTGCACATATCCATCAGTTCCCTTGCCATTGCGCACACCGACTGCTGCTCCATTTCCTTTTTCTGAAGAACCTGCTTCGTGGCGCTTTCCACACACAGCGAACCGTAATTGAGATCCTTTCTTCCGCGTACCTTGAAGATATAGCCGTTCATGGCCTCCAGCCGATACTGGCGGGGATACGCGTCGGGATGTACCCGGCATTGTGCGAACGGCGAACGTACAAAGGAGCGCAGGATATTGGAGATAATGCCGGTGTTCACCGCTAAGTGCGGGTATTCAGTTTCCACCAGCTTAGTGACTTCGGCCACTGTCATGTAGTCCCGTCTGCGTATCAACAGATCGGCTACCTCTATACTGCTCACCTTTTGGTCCATGTACTGCTCCGCTTGAATTGACTACAAGCAATTCTAAGGATTGTGTAATCCGAGCAAGTGCGAACGATGTAAATATCGCCATTATTAGCAGGTATGAATGAGTTTTCAGGATGATTCTGGCCATGACAGGCGTATGGCTAAACTGGCTGGTGGGCTTATCATGTTGTGACGATTGCAGTACTGGCAGTGTACTCCCGCACTATTACCGGCCCTTAATAGGTCCACAATAAGTTATAGTGCTGAGCGGTATTATCACGGAAAAACTGGATATGTTACTTAGAGTTTGAACAATGTGCAGTGTGTTGCCGGTGCCGGACGAGGGTGTTCATCCGGCAATCATGTATCAGGTAGTGGCTTACTACTCTGAACCAGAAAGTTACTCTGTCACGTCCAGACTACTGACTTTTTACTGTTCCCGTTACACCACCTTCCAGTCGCTTGCGAGAATATCGGTAGAAGCAGGCGACCAGTCAGAGACAGTCAGCTGTTCTGCGTCAACGAGCAGAAGCTGAGGCATCTGCGTGACAGTAGCCTCCGGATTGCAGTCAAAGTAACGTGCCGGTACGCCGTACATGTCTGTTCCCATCAGCGCGGCGCGCATCATGCCTCTGTTGAGTCGGAGATAAACTCCCTTCCCCCATGTTTCCCGTGCCACCTTACAGCCTTCAGATAGCCATAGTTGTGCCACGGCTAGCGGTGCATGCTCCTGCCTGAAATTCAGTTCGCCCTTCTCAATCATCGCTTCATTTTGCAGGATCAGACCGTTCAACTTAATCAGCGCGACACAGGCGGCGTGGTTCAGGGTTTCGCCATAACCGGTCATTGTCAGGCCGTTTTTACTGATAACGGCGGCATATCCGGTGTTTTTGGTCTCGGACGTCTCTGTAATGGTGTATCCAAGACGGGCAATAACCGCCAGAAGTGCCATATAATCGCCTGCGTAGTCAGCTTCGGCATCTGCGAACATAGCGATCGTGGCATTTAATTGTTGAGCGGTCATCATTATCAATAGCCTCGTTTCTGTTTGCGCTTCTGCGCTGTATGTCTGCGTTTCTTCTCTGCGTCGCAGTGCTGCTGTGCTTCTGCAATGCTTGTGGCCAAACGACGTATTCCCTGTTCGATCTCTTCCTGCGCCGGTGGCCGGGTATCGCCCACCAGCAATGTTCTTACCTGCGGTACGGGAATGGTTGGCGGACGGCGGGCTACCCAGCTGAGACTCCCCATTAATGCGCCCATCAGTGCGATCTTTTTCATGCGTTTTCTCTTCCTGCAGGCGTGCAGAATCCCCGGCAGGTGCCGGTGATTAAATTTCACCTGGTTAAGTCCGGCGTGGGACACGCACGGCGATAATTTGAAGCCAGCGCCAGCGCCGGCGCGTGGCCAGTTGGCTGTAATGAGATTGTGCTGCCCGGATTCGAACCGGCTACCGTCCGTCTGTCCCCATCAGGCCTTACGGCTATTCAATGGAACGGCGGCTGCTCCCCTTAAGCGACAGCACAACGGTAAAAGCACGTTGCAGGCGCTCTTACCTGTTGTCCTATATCAGCCCGCCACCAGCTGCGCGACAAGCCATTTATGACCAGCAAACAGTCCGGCATTCAGCAGGCCGTGAAACATGGCAAACTGCATAGCTCTGATGGTCTTTGTGTAGGTGCTGTCACTCATGCGTATCACGTCCGGATTGGCTGGCTGTCTTACCCTGATCATGCCAGAAGTAGCGTCTCAATATTCTGGTAAATAAAATCCGCGAATACGGGTTGCTAACAGTTTATTGCAAAGGGATATTGCCCCTCTCTGCGCCAGCATCAGCTGTGACTCTACAGGCGATAATTCCTCAAAAAGAGGTGAGTCCTGCATCATTTTAATCATCTGATCTTCCATGTCTGACAGTATTTTCAACTCCATAATGGCGCGCTGCTGATACGGGTCAAGATGTGAAACATCTTCCATCACGACATAGCTTTCAGCCAGTTCTTGCTCACTTACTAGGGCAATGCAGGATCCGTGTTCATCCCATAGTGCGTATTTGCACAATCCACTATTCTTTTCTATACGCTCAATGGTTAACGGCTGCGGTCTGGCTAAAGCGACACGATTTTTACCCTTGTCCATATATACCTCTCATAAATGTTTATGGTGGCCGGTGCCATACCCGGCAAGTAACCCCTCAAGTGACTGGTCAACCTGGTTACTGGCGGCTTTAACCCCTGTGTACGCGACTGAAGAAGCGGGGGCCAGTCTTGCGATCGCAGCAGCAACTGCGAATGCACCACAACGGATAGAGCACTGACCATTCCTAGTCCAATGGCGCTTTGCGCAAAGCATCAATGCTCTTTCCTGTTGGTGTGCCTTATTTGCGTCGCTGCTTCTTCCTGCTGCCTCTTACCGCTTTAATGAACGTCTCGATGGCATAGATGGCCACCAGCGCGTAAATCACGGTGAGAAACGGGTGCTCTGCAGCAAATTCTGATAACGACATAATGCGTCCTTCGTAGAGGAATGCTGTCTATTCCAGCTGTCAGAACTAACCGCCCAGGCGCTCAACCTGCGATGACAATATCCTGCTGGCTGGATGACATTACGTGTTGACCGGATAACCAAACAGACGAGAAGGTAATTAAACGCCCAAGCTCCGCACCCACATGTCCCATAATGCCCCACTTTCGGCCACCAGCAGGGATCGCTGGCATATTGTTACTGGCCGTTTATTTCTTTGCTGCCTTAAAGGCGAACTTTAAAAAAGGCATGGCGACATAAATAGCAAGGCCGATTAATGCTAAATCAGCGCCCACTGATAAGATCCTACTGGTGAAGTCCACCAGTATGGCCAGCAGAAGCAGCAGCGCGGCAAAGAAAAGGCGGAATTTCATTACACGTAATCGTCGTAACGCAGGCCCAGCACACGGCCAACTTCTTCGATAACTTTCTTTTCTTCCGGCGCGATATCACCATCAGCTTCAGCCAGAGTGATCATGTTCACGAACACTTCAACCGCCTCTTTCTGGTCGTTTTTAATGTCCTGGATTTCTTCTAAGATTTTGTTCTTGCCTACGCGGAAACCGGCTTCAAGCTGCTCTTTAAAGCGGGTAATGCTCTGCGTAATTTCAGGACCAAAATGCGACAGGTTGGCATTCGAACGAAGCAGCTTATCCAGCTTGTCCAGCTCCGACTGATCGATAGACCCATCAGCTGCAGCCACAAGCAGGCAACCGCCAACGATCGCTTCCATCAGGTCGCGGTTTTCAATCTTCTTCAGTTCCTGACGTGCTGCTGCTGCTTTCTTGCCAAAAATTTTGCCAAACATAGCGTTCCCCGGTGAGGTTTAGAAAGGGTTGTTGTGACCGTTTTCCGTTAGCGCGATTGTTTAATGAGGCGGGACTTAAACCCGCTTTGCTTTCGCAGCCCATCGCTGACCGCCCGTGTTAATTCACAGGCAGGGCTTTCGCCCCGTGGATTCCGGATCCACAACTCCTACGGTGTGTTAAAGCGATCACCACAACGGTCGAGAACACTGAGCAACCACGCGCCGGGTGTTCAATTAAGTCACCCTTCAGTGCTCTCGCCGTTATGGGCTGGTCTTTCCCAGCTGTCACGAACTGTTAAGGTCTGCCGCTGACCTGTCCTGCCACCAGCCAAATTAGCCGGTAGACAGGGCATCGCCTGGTGTTGGCGTGTAGTGCATGGGGGGCTGGTGCCTCCAGCTGTCCGATACGGAATCTACGGACGGGTCACGTAAAGGAATTTGCAAAACGTCAGGTAACTGTTCCGTCCCGCGTGCGCATAGCCGCATTCCCCCATTTGTGAGCGCGCTGACAGAAGCGCCAGCACGCTCACAAATAGTGATCCCTTACGAGGATCAGGCGGGAACATGTTTAAGCCTCATGGGGCATTCTTTGCGCGGGATTAGTCCATCAACCGCGTTCACTGCCATGACAGGAGGGGCTACTTGCCGTTCACCCTACTCATAACACACCCGGAAAAAGCTAATAACCGGGGGCGGCCCGTTACGAACTGGTGCATGGGGCCGGATTTGAACCGGCGGCGGACTTAACGACTTCTGCGTTCGGCCTCTTCGCTACCCATGCTGAATATTTGCCGGTGCATACCCGGCGCGGACACTTAGGTATCTGGTCAACCTGTCCGCTTGCGTCACAAATAGGTGTGGAGGCACCTGCCAGATTTGCATTGCGTTTGCCTCGCTGCCGAAGCGTTTCCCCGTTTTCAGCCGTCAGCACACCTTGATGCACTCACGGCTGAACCTGAAAAAAAGCCCGGAAACTACCGGGCATGAAAGTTACTACACACAGCAAAATCTACTCTGGAATAGACTTTGATTTGTGAAAAAAGAGCGGACTAAACAGACAGTTATGATTAATCCGCCAAATGCCTATTATGAATTTTGCACGGAGCAGTAAAGTCCTTGTCAGCGGGGAGAAATGTACACAAAGCGGAGTTATGAAGCAATGAAAATCTAAGAAATCTCTTAGATTTTCAAAGCACGGTAAAAGGAGGTGACGGAGGATTAGCGGCGCTTTACTTTCGGGTTCTTGATGTTCTCAATGTCGCCGTTCACCTTCGCCCACTTGATGCACCAGCTGTTCACGGCAGCGCGGATCTCCATCACTGATGCCTCGCTCAGCCCCTTCACCTTCGCCAGTTCTGTAGGCAGTTCACCACCAGCATCGGCAACCGTCTCATATCCCGCCTTAATCAGTGCGTTAAGGGCGCGTGTCGGTATGGCCAACTCGGAGACCGGCGCGGCTTTGCCATCCAGAATGCGCTGGTGGAGACGCGGGTAATCGAGCGCTATACGTTTCATGATGCGTGCGTGCAACTCGTCGTTAACAGCGGTATCCCACATCGGCTCAAGGTCCGGCAGCAGGCGGAATACCGGATTGCCCCATACTCCAGGCACAACGTCCATTGCCAGCATCATCGCGGTGCGGATCTGGAAATGGAAATCAGCCGTTTCAATAGAGACGTCGCGGATACCGTGGAAGACACTCAGACCAAAGTGGAAGTTGTAGATGTAGCAGCCCACGTCACCGGAGCCGTCCGGCAGCTGAAGCAGGAACTGCTGCACGTCTTCCCGGCCATCGTGGAAATCGACGCGCTCTTTCAGATTGTTATAAAGCGCAGTTGTCTTAAGCAGGTCATTAGCCGTTTCAGCGCGCAGGCGGCGCTCATCGCCGACAACCTTATCCGCGATGTTCAGTTTGCTCTGTAAGTCCTGACGCTTAACGCTCTCCTTTTTGCGGTCAGCGCGCATCTGCGAAATGGTTTTATCCCGCTCGTTCAGATCAGTTGCCAGGCGTTCAGGGTGTTTACGGCGGTATTGCGTGTGCTCCAGATTGAGCGTTGCCAGCGCCAGCTGCGCGGTCGTCAGGGCGGACTCCATCCCTTGTAGCTTCGTTTCCGCTTTGATTGCGCGGTTTTCTGCTTCCAGCACGCTTTCTTTTGCCGCGTCTCTTGCTTCTTCAATGGCGTTCTGTGCATCGAGACGGATTTTCGTTACTTCGTTGTGCAATGCGGACTGCGCGCCCAGCTGCTGCTGCGCCTGCTCCAGCGCCTCTAACATCAGATTGTAGGTATCAGCTTCATGGTTGAGGCGCATGCCGATATCGATCTGGATCTGCTCCAGTGCGTTTGTACAGTTATCAAGGAGGCGTAGCTCCAGGTCATCGAGCGTCAGGCGTTTTCTGACGGAATTAAGCTGGCCGTAAGCGGTGACAAAGGCCTGATGAAGAACATCGTCATCAACGTTACATTCAGGGAGATTTTGCAGCTGCTGGAGTGGAGCAAGAGTAGTCATAATGTGTTATCAGATCCGCGTGTTATTTGCGGCGGATGATAACTCGAAATTGACCACTGTCTAAGGGTTTTCTTAGATTTCGTTTAACGATTTAGGAGGGATAGCTGGTGGCATTGTTCCGGACTCTGCCACCAGCAGTGGATTACAGCAGTTTCAGCGCCGTTATGAATAAGGCAGCAGCAGTAACGATCATCAATACATTCAGCAATACAGAGGGTACTTTGATATCGCCTGACTCATACTCAGCCTGCGTCATCCGCCCTAGGTAGCTATGCGAGACCAGCACTGCGTTTTCGTCAAAGCTCAGCGTAGCCCGAACTGTCTCCAGCGCCTGACGGGATATCTGACGTGTGGCCAGCTGGACTATTCCGGATCGCATCTTGCCGTTGTCACCCATGTAGCAGACCGTATGATAGTGAAATGGCTTGTTCTGGCCCATTAGGCGACTTCCACCCAGTCAGTTACGCGCATATCGTTAATGCTCAGGTCGTGCATTTCCACGCCGCCGTCCGGTCGGGTCAGAATCAGCACGTCACAGCCTTCATGCTCCTGCTCAAGCGACACAAAATAACCCGCCCCCCACGCTTCCCGACGCATCAGCAATTCCGGATCTTCTTTCATTCTCAGTAAGGCCTGGTCGTAGCTGCACGTAATGGCACCGATTCCAATTTTGCTCAAACCTTCGATCTGTGCCGTTGTCATGCGTCCGCGTCCTTCTGTTAATGATTTTCTCAAGATGTAGCTAATCCCCTTCACGCCGCCGAAATAGTTCAGCTGGCGGTTGCTCATGCCGCTGCGCGTCATAAGCTCCTGCTTCGGTACTTTGAAAATGCCGACGTCCATAGCAATGTCGGCAAAAACCGAAAGCCCCCGTCCCAAGCTGTCTCGCGTCTTATTACGGCGCGCATACTGCTCAAACGTGGGGCATCCGGTAAAAAATTGCGCATCAAAAAGCACTTATTCGCTCCAGAATCCGTCGTTCTCATGTGCTGGCATTACTTCACCTGCTTTGAGAACCGCATACTGTTCCATCACGCTGATCGTTTCTTCAGGTGAAAATGATAAAAGAACGTAATACCCCTGCTCCTTAAGGCGACGCATCCACGTCACCTGATGCTCTGAAGGCATACGCTTACCGTGTTTCTGCTCTACACGCATTCCGTGATAGACGCCTGCCGGTATTTCCAGGGACATATCCGGAACGCCCCGCTTTGCGCCTTCAGCCTCAATTGCTGCGGCGGTCGCCTTTAAGCGAAATCCTCCGTTAGGTACGGCAAACAGATGGTCATAAATAACCCTGTTGTGACGGTGAAAATGGTCAAAGATTCGAACCTGATCGTAATGCTCTTGCCTGCCTTTGCGCAGATCGGGATTTTTGACGAGAGCGGCCAGCGCTTTTGCGTGAACCGATATTTCAATAACTGCCGCCAACCATGCAGACGCTTTGCCGGATTTTACCGACGATCCACCAGCAGATTTTTCTGCTGTTCTGGTGCGGTTTTTTTGATTTTTTTTATAAGAGTGCAACCACTCTTCACTGAAGCGCATATCCGGATTTGCCAACCGATGATTAATTAGTCTAAAAGATGGATCTGCGTTGGGGGCTATTTTTAACGCTGAGACGGGAAAAAACAAGCCTGTAATCTACATCTTTGAAAGATAGTCATTACAGGCAGTTACCTTTTTACTGGTGAGCCATCCACATGAACGCCAGGGTATAGATAAGACCGATAGTGCTAAGGCAAAGCGTGACGAATCTGCCGATCACATTAGAAAAAGGCGTGACTTTTGCGGTAATAGCCTTGTTTGAGGTGGCATTAACAAAATCACGCTGCGCAAAATTTTTCATGTTATATTCTCTCTGTTGTGCGCAGGGGTGTACGTCGCCAAACTGAACCCCTGCGAAAGTGAAAGCCCGGCCATATGGTCGGGCTTTTTCTTGGTCGCCGCCTTAGCTGCTTAATGCAATCTAAGGGTTTTCTAATTTACCGTCAATTAAAATCACGACTTTTCGTCACTTTTCGTCTGTGGCAAGGCTTCTCCGGCATTTTTCAGGCGTGATAATGCGTCCTGTAGTGCGAAAATCCAGCTACTTTTATCCAGCTCCCGTACCCGCTTAACTCTCTCCTGGGTGTAAGGATTAATAACCCAAACCCATGTTTCACTGTCCTGGCGATCTCGCATCGTAAATACCCCAGTTGGGGGGTAAAAACTCAGCTCAGCGCCATTCACATAGGCATAGGCTTCCAGTTCCTCCAGCTTAAGGTGTTTATTCTCTCGCGGCACGGTCTCTCCTAAAATCTTCTTTTCTCTATGGATTCATCATAGCTGACGTACAGGTAAGGTTCAGTATCATCCGCTGACGGCATCACAGGAAGCAGATGCACCGCGCTGAATACGGCATCATTTTCTGTCCGGTCGTCAGCGTACAGGTGCGCAGCTATGACCGTAAGAGCAGGACGCGAAAGCGAGTATATTTCAGCTACATCACTTTCGACTACCTGCCCAAATTTAGTATTAGCACGTTCAAGCAATAACGTTTTGACTGCAGGCCACCACGGGCCAAATGCCCGATACGCGAACCTGGTACTGCTGACGCGCTTTACTAAATTTTCCAGATAGTTTACTAAAAATACTTCTTCGGTTCGCCCGTCCAGCGCCAGTGGTAGCAGGCTTTCAATGTAAGTCTCGGTTGGCTTGATAGTATCAATCAGTGTCGTCATGTTAGACGGCCCTCGCGGGGCCGCTCCTGAATTATGCGTTAACAATGTCGTTGCGTAACGCATCGAGATCGTGGGAAGAAGGGATAAGCCAGGCGGCTTGTGTAAACTCGTTTCCGGCTACCGGGTTTTCTTCGAAATTCCAGAATTTCGCGCCGTACTTCTCTTTAATCAGGTCACGCACTGCTTTGCGCTTAAGTACCGGCTTGTCGCTGGTATCCATCAGCACGTAGGCACCTCCAGCCGGGAAGTCGATTTTAAAGGTGCGGTTCATCCACTTACGCGAGGCCACCAACTCCTGCTCATTTTTCATTACCTGGAAGCCATCAGCCTGCTTCTGTACCTGGACTGTGCGCACGGTCGCTGCTGCAGCCACAGCGCGCTGGCTTGCTGCTTCACGGCGGGCCTTTACGTCTTCAGGCGACAGTTTGCCGATCATCAGCGCTTTATAGTCGTCCCACGTCGTCGCGTACTCGCGGTAATCGCCTTTTTCCATTCGATCCAGCCACAGATAAACCATCGTTAGCTGCCGCTTAATAGCGTTGGATGAGGCGAATGTTTCAACGGTAATTCCGGCGTCATCGAGCGCACCCAGTGAAACGCCGGCGCGCAGATAAATTGCAGCCGGTGACTCCGTTACGGTTGCTGCCCGGTCAATGTCACTGTAAGCATCAAACTTAGACTTCACCAGCAGCACGGCAATACCGGCCTGGCTATCACTCTCGCTCATCTGGCGGAACTGCTGCAGCGCGGCGGCGGCATACTGTTCTGTCAGTGATTTGACAGCCTGCACCTTGCCGTCCGCCATCTCGTTACGCAGGTGTTCGAACATTGCTTCGTACTCATGACGGTTAGAGAAGCCCTCCATGCCGTTACGGAACTGACGAAGGCTGATAACGTTGCTCCAGTAGTAACGGTCCTGCGCCGAATCCAGGAAGGCGGCATGTGCCTCTTCATCATTCGCGCCGGTCACTGACCGCTTTTTGGGGTCGTTCGCTTCGAACTCGGCCACCAGTCGGTTAAAGACTTTAACCACGTCCGCCATGCCCGCCTGCTTCCCGTAAGCCTGCAATGCCGTGTCGTAATTACGGCCAAACATTGCCTTAAAGAAGCCCTGGGCGCTGTAGATGTTGTTGTCCACGCTGTACTGATAAAGCTCACGCTTCAACTGCTCGTCGGTGTGGTCCGGGTACAGCCACGTTTCAGCCGGTCGCTCTTCGCTGGCGCTGATCGTGCCTCTCAAGTAAGCCAGTTTCAGCCTGCCGTCATTGTCGCGGTAGAGCCATCCGTCCGTGTTCACATTCAGGACGCCCGCGTGAATGGCCGCATAGAAGTCAGCACGGCTTAGCGTGTCCGCCAGGTTTACCGGCTCGATTCCCTTCGCTGCTGTCTGGAGCGCTTTTGCCTGGTCACTGGTGATATCCACGCGGTCGCCCACCAGCGCAGACGGCATTTCAGCAAAGCCACCGACATTCGGACCGGTATAGCAGCGCAGCGGCTTGTGGATCAGCTCAACCTCAACCGTATTTTTCTCCGGGAAGAATTTACGGATCTGGAATACGCCCTTTTCTTCACGGTCATCGTTTAGCCAGATTTCATAGGTCGCGCCAATTCGCACCAGCTGGCCGTCTGGCAGTTTCATGTACTGCTCCGGGGCGCGCAGCACGTCCGGATCGACTTCCAGCGCGCCGGATTTAATTGCGCGTTCCACTTCACCGCGGGAGCGCTTAATGGTGCTGGCTGCACTTTTGGAGCGCGTCAGCGCCTTACGTGCGCCGCCCAACTCCTGCTCCAGCTTTTTCTGCTTCGCCAGACCTTCACGCAGTGCAGCACGTGCTACACGACGATCCTGACCGCGCCAGGCATCAGCTGACCGCTTGCCGTCTCTTTCAAGCTCACGGTTATAGGCTGCTTCTGCGTCGGTGACGTCCTCACGCAGGCCATCAATCTCGCCGTTGATCGCATCAAAGGCAGCAGACAGCTTGGTAATATTGCCTTCCAGCACTTCAACTGGCGTGGCGGCAGCAACGCTTGCCTTCAGGTAGATATCCAGCGCGGCAGCGGCTTCGCGCTCGGCCTGCTGGCGGTCGGCTTCCCGCTTAGCTTTCAGCTGTGCATCCACGCGGGCGCGACGCTCTTCCGGGTTAGCGGCCAGCAGCAGGCTTTGCTCTTCTTTCGACTCCACATCGCCGTTTTTGATACTGGACACGTCGGATTTCATAACGTCATTGATCCAGTTTTTCTTGCGCTGCAGCGTCTCCAGGCGGAACTCGTCAAATGATCCTTTGCCACAATAGTAATGCACGCGCATGGTGTCGCGCTCGGAGCCCACGCGGGCGCCGCGTCCGTTACGCTGATCGATACTGGCTGGCGTCCAGGGGAGTGTCAGATGGTGCGTATCAGCGGTGCCTTTGTGCAGGTTTATCCCTACTTCGGCCTTTTTGTTGCAGATGATGATCGGCGTGCGGCCTTCGTTATAGTCGGCGGCAATGCCTTCCATCCCGGCCAGAGAGGCGTCACTCAGTGCGGCCTGATAATCCTCATAGCGCGCCAGTTCCTCATAGTACTTATCCCATGAGCCGTCCTTAAAACTGCCGTCTGCTTTTTCCACCGGCTCCACCGGCTTCTTAACGGGCTTCACCTTCACGCCAGAGGCTTTGCTGACTGTTGTGGCATTGATAATGCCTACCTGCTGCTCCGTGAGGCCTAGGGCGCTGGCGATAATGCGGCGCAGCTTGTTGTGCTGGGACTTTTCATCCATGAAGATGATCTGTTTACCATCCGGCAGTCCTGCCTTCAGGTTCTCAATCAGCGCGGCATACTTGGGCGGTACCGGGTGTGAGACGTTTTCCATGCTGATACCGGCAGACGCGATCGCGGCCAGTACCTGCTGCTCCAGCGTGTCACTCACCACCAGCTCCACGACGCCCCCGCGATTCTTCAGCGTGGTTTTGACTACCTTGCTGGTGCGTGTGTCGGTCAGGCCGGTTTCCGCGTCCTCAGCTGTCTCTTCTTCATCACCGGCAAGCAGCTGGCCACCGGCCTCACCTGGCAGCGCCCGCGCCACCTGTTTCGCCAGTTCCAGATCCTCTTCACGGAAGCGGAACGTGATAGCAGAGCGGTACAGGTCCGGATCGATAACCACCTTATCCATATCGCGGATAACGGAGAAAATGAAATCGTCGTCGTTCTGCACGATGGACATGGTGCCGTCGCCATTGTCCTGGACGGTTTCCTTCTGCCCGATACGGCTGGCGCGCACGCGCAGCTCTTCATAAAGCTCCTTCTGATCGCGGGTCATCGGCACGCCCACGGTTTTCTCGTCGAGGCCCGGAATCTTCACGCTGTCTTTCACGTCAGCAGCAGATTTGAGCGTCGTCCAGCGATGGAATATTCCGCGCAGGCCGTCTAGGTTTTTGAAGCCCACCAGCCCCTGCTTGTCTTCCAGTTCGCCGGAAATCTTCTGCACGGTCACGGATTCGGTTTCACCAAACACCCGCACAAAGTCATCCGGCGTCAGGATCCCCATCGCCTTCCATTCATCCAGCGACACGACGTGTGACAGCATGTTAAAGGCGTCAATCGGGGAGTTAACCAGCGGCGTTGCGGTCAGCATAACGACGCCGCGGCCGTTGTACTTTTTCATCATGTACTGGCTTTTTACGGCCATATCGCGGGCAATCTTGGAGACGGAGGGATTAGGCAGGTAGGCCAGCTGGCCCGCCTCACGTCCGGCGCTGTGCGAGTTGCGGTAGTTATGCCCTTCATCTGCGATCACGCTATCAAAGTGCATATCCTCAAAGTACGGGATCTGGCTCTTTTTCTTCGTGCCGGTATCGGCGGCTTTGTCGCGGAGTTTGTTACGGGACGTGGCGGCGCGGTGTGTGGACTTCATCAGGTCCGTGCGGCCATTCTCAATCTGGTTAAAGACAGCCTGGCTGGAGTTTTCCTCAATGGTCTCCGGGCGCATCGGGATATCGCCAAACTGCTCTTTGGTCATCACCACGGCGCGGTAGTTGGAGACCGGGATCATGTTCATGCGCTCAAGCACGGTTGCGGCCGCGGACTCTTTCACCACGTTTCGCATCACCGGCTGGCCGTCTTTGTCCAGTTTTGGCTCGTTGTTTTCGTCGCGCTCCTGGGCCTGCATGATCTGGCCATCTTCGCCGCGCACTTCGTCCAGCCCGACAAACAGGATGTTCTGGAAGGCTTCGGCGCTATAGAAGCCCTGTGCTTCGTGATACCAGTTCTGGAGGACGGCTTTCGGCACGACGTAGACGGTTCGCTTACTGCGCCCCACCTCGTAGTTATAGGCTTCCAGTGCCAGCGCCGTTGTGGTTTTACCCAGCCCCGTACCAAAGCCCATGATGCCGCGCCCATCTTCTGACAGGCGCCGGACTTCGGCATTCTGGTAGCTCAGCGGGATACGCTTTCCGCTGATCTGTTGCAGTTGCAGCGAGGAAGAAGAATGCTCAAACGGAACATAGCCATTGAACGCATCGTTGTAGTCGCTGACGACGGTTTCCACGTCCGGATGCGTGCGCAGCCAGTCGTTGAAATGCGACTCCAGATCGCTAATGCGCTTCAGGTACGCATTAGCATTCACCCCGCGTGGCTTCACGCCATTGAGGTAATTCTCCAGCTGGTTATAAAAGCCGTCTTTGTAGCTGGCGCGCTTGAACTCGGTCACGCCGCCTTTGCTGGTGACAGAGCGAACCTGATAGCCAGAGAAAACGCCGTCTTTGCCCGCGTAGTTGTCTTCTGAGGTCAGATAGCCGTTATCGTTTTCCAGGTCCTGGGTGTATTTGAAGTCATCAAAGCCCTGCTCGATCAGAAATTCTTTGATCAGGCGACGGTCCAGCCAGCGGGCATTGAGGTTAACTGTAATATCTTCAATCGACGTGTGCTTGCGCTTCTCGTTAATGGCTTCCAGCTGGCGGACATAGTTCGCCTTTACCGGGCCATCCGGCGTGTCGTCAATAAGCCCCGCCAGACGGGAAACTTTGCCGCGCACGTTCCCGCTGGTGGCACGGGCCAGCGGCATGATATTGCCGTTACCATCGAGGGCGATCTCCGGGAAGGTCGCCAGGTGCGCCAGCAGCGCCTCGTCATCCTCCGGCAGTTGCCCGGTAAACGCGGCGCGGAATGCCGACAGCGCTACAGGTACCAGATCCACATCACTGAAAAGGTGCGATACAACCTGCTCCGGGCTGGCGAAATCGACTGCCGCAGCCTCGCTGCGGTCGATGGTGCCGTTCAGCAGCGCAGACAGATCACCTTCACGGCTGACGTTGGCCTGAAAACTCAGCCAGCCTTTCGCGCTGGCGTCTGACAGTCCGGCCAGCTTCAGGCCTTTCGGCGTGCCGTACTGGCCTACTTCTTCGCTCACCAGGCGGGCAGCGTCGGCAATGATGCCGCTGGCGTCGCCGCCCAGCATCTGCGTATTCAGCGCGTCATTGATACGCAGACCGATGATCGAGGCACGCATAACGCGCCAGCGGTGGCCTGGTTTCTGCTGCATGGCGAAACGGATAGCAGCATGGGTGCGATCGTCAAACAGCTGGGGATATTCCACGCTGGCGGCGTACAGTTCGCGGCTGTCCAGCGAAAGCATGCCGTTAATGGTGCGCGTTTTAGTCTGAAGGTCGCCAAAAGTGGCCGCGCCGAACCGCGCCGCGTCGATCCCGCTCGATGCCGTTGTGGCGTCTTTGATGAAACGGGTGCCGTCATAGGTGTGCCAGACGCCAGCCATGAGGCGCTTATCACCTTCAACCGGCGACTGCCAGACGGCGGCAGGCGTACCCAGCCGATCCCAGTCGATACGGCTGTCAAAGCGGCGCGACAGCGCGGCCTTCATTGCCTCATTGGTCAGCTGGCCATCTTTCTTCACCACCAGGATGTTGTTGAAGTCAGATCGCTCAGTTTCACCGTGAACAAAGCGACGGCCTTCGGTTTCAAACCACTTGCCCCGGATGAACGTTGGCCACAGCACGCTTGCCGCCTCAAGCGACTGTTCATCGCTGTCATGCACCAGCTGCGTCAGCGCTTCGGTGTGCTTTCTCAGCACCCACACATCCACCACCGTTGCGGTACCGCTTTCAGCAAACGTGCCGGACGGCATACGGTGCGCGCCCAGGAACTCCGCCACACGGGAAACGCGATCGCGCAGTTTTTTGTTGTTGCCGCCGCCGTCGGTCATGCCGTTGGGAACTACCAGCACCACCAGCCCGCCATACTTCACCTTGTCGATGGTGCGCATCACAAAGTAGTGGCCGACGTTGGTTTCATCTCGGTAAGCCGGGTCGAGCTCCGCAAAGCCTGTGCGCGAGTCTCCAAATGGCACATTACCTACGGCGTGGTCATAGCTGTTGTCTGGCACGGATGCCGCCAGCTTCTCAAACGCGCCCAGGCGAACATCGTCCTCCGGGTGCAGCAGCTGGTTAATGCGTCCGGACGTGTCCGAAATCTCCGCTGACGTCATCATGGCGCCAGCCGGTTTTGTCTCCTGAAAAACGCCGGTACCGGCTGACGGCTCCAGCATGTGACCGCTGGTAATGCCGTAATCGGAAAACAGATCCCATATTCCCTCGGCCATAAATGGCGGCGTGTAGTACTCGTACTGACTGCCGCCACTGCCTTCAAGACCGCCCTCGCCGCTGTAGCCCGCCAGCACCCGGCGCTGCTCATCGGTCAGCTTGTTGCCGTCGAAGCCCTGCGGCAGTGAGTTAAGCAGTGCGATCGCGTTGTCGTTTGCACTGCGGCGCTCACGCTGCAGGCTCACGCCTTCACGCTTGGTAACGCCAAACGCTACAACGGTCCGCTGTTTGTGCAGGCGCATGACCAGCCGGATCAGTTCCTCAACCGATCCCGCCTCCTGCACCGCCCTGTTTGTTGGATTTTCCACTGTGTAACTTTTCCTCAGATTGCATAAAGCGGATATGCTTTATCTGATTCTAAAGGTTTATTAAATAGGGCGTATAAATTTGGCTACTAAAAAAAAGGCGTTGTCCGTTTTAAGCGCATTGAGGCAGGCATTCCGGGGGGCTGCGACTGAGGCACCGCAAAGTCTCGCATGGACTAACGGGCAAAACGTGGTCGTCTCCCGCTCCGGGCTGGCGGCTATGGCGTACAACGAAGGGAAAGCGGGGGAAATGACCTCGGCTGGCGACAGTCTTTACCTGGGCGCAGAGTTGCCGCTGGACCGGCTACAACGCTATGCGATTCTGGAGGAAATGGCTAATAGCCCGACGTGCTCAGCAGCGTTAAATATCCACATTGGCCACGCACTCGCGCCGGACAAAAAAACCGGGCTGGCGTTCTCTATTATGCCGGTCGATCCGTCCGACGCAGAAGGCGCGGCACGGGCCAAAGAGCTGCAGGATGATTTGGGCGCGATGATTAACCGGCAATTGCCGTCGCTGGCTATGACAATGGCGATTTTCGGCGTGTCCTATGTGCGCCCCTATGCCCGGTCAGGGAAAGGGATCACCAGCCTGGAAAACAGCTATTACTCGCTGCCCTATTTCATCCAGGAGTTTTACAAAGGTGATCAGCTGGTCGGCTTCGGCGGGGATTATGTGCTGTCACCCGATACCCATACCCGCACGCTGTCTACGCCGTGGTCGCTGGTCCCGATGAAAAATCCGTACTGGACACCCACGCGTAATGTGCAGCCGGTGACGTCCGGGAATCGTGGTTATTCTCTGCTGTCGGAGGAAGAGGACAAGGAAGTTGCGGAGACGCAGAACTACGGCACCAGCTTCCTGGCGCACGCCTATGAACCCTTCCTGAATCTGGTCGGCGCGCTGAATGCGCTGAAGGCAACTCGCTACAATGCTGCCAAAATTGACCGCCTGATTGCTCTGACTACCAATTCACTCGATCCGGTCGTTGGCGCAAACTATACCCGCACCGTCTCGCAGACGCTCAAGCGCCACGGCGAAGCACTCCAGAAAAAAGCGGTGAACGGTAACACCATGCCAACCGTGATGAACCATGTGATCCCGGTAATGGGTGACGGCAAAAACGGGATTACGATCGACACGCAGTCGATACCCGCGGACATTACCGGCATCGAGGACGTGATGTTTCACCTGCGCCAGCTGTGCGCCGCGCTCGGTATCGACTCAACAATGCTGGGCTGGGCCGATCAGATGGCAGGCGGGCTGGGTGAAGGCGGCTGGATACAGACGGCCATTCAGGCGGCACTCCGGGCGCAGTGGCTCAGACAGGGTGCGCAGGAAATGATTTACCGCTTGATAGACATTCATTTGGCCTTCAAATACGGCAAGGTGTACCCGGTCAACGATCGTCCATATGTCGTTCAGTTCATTTCAATGAACACCGCAATTCAGGAGGAAGAAAGCCGTGAAATGGATGCCCGCGCCAATTTCATTACCCTAATGGTGCAGGTCATGGACGCACTTCAGGCGAATAACAAGCTGGCGGAAAACGACACGTTCATGCGCTACCTGTTCAGCGATCAGCTGAAGATGGACGGCGGCACGCTCGACAAGATGCTGGCAGAGTTTGAGAAGAGCAGGAAGAAGGCGGACGCGCAGGAGGATGAAGGCGGTGGAGGTGGCATGATGAATGAATCAGCACCTGACAACATCGATCCGGCCAGTTGGACACATGACGAACTCGTAGCCTTTGCTCGTTATGTAACCTCGCCCGACAAATAGAGTCAGGTTAAATATTACTCATAGCCGCCCTTGAGCTAATCAATACGCGGCTATTTCAACCTTTTCAGTGAAGCAGCGAAATAACCTGCCAGTCAGCTGACAAAATATCTTCAGGCGTTGGATCATATATTGATAACTCGCCGGACTCGCCCATGAATATAAATTGCATCTGACTATCTGAATCGGCCTGCGTGAATACGTGAATAGGTGTATCGCCCCATTTTGCACGGCGACAGATAGTACTGTCAGTCAGGCTTATGGCAAGCATGGCATTGGCGAACCTAAGCACCGCCTGGGATGGCGTATAAGAGATATCAGGCATGGAGTGCTCCTCGTACTGAAAGAAGCGTCACTACTGGAGGTTCCAAGCTCCGGGTGGTGACGTTGACAGGGTTGGAACTACCGGCGTACGAGGAGACCGGCCTACCCGAAGGTAGCCCCGCCAACGCCACCATTGAAACATCTGGCAAACACCAGACGTGGTAGCGCCGGAGGCACTAAGTGCCTCCTCGTACTTTCGTTCGGGGTTCCAATCCCGACCACTGTTTATGCAGTGGCGCGCACACTATATCCGCGATGCGGATAAATTCAATATTTCTAATATGAAATTATCCAGTGGTTATTAGATCCACTGATAACCAAAGAATCGCTAACCCCATAAATTACAACCTTCCTACCATCATCTCACGCAGGCTATCGCCAGCGCTGCCGCCGCTTTGCGGGGCATAACCCTGTGATTATGAGGTACTTATGGAAGCACTCCGCACGGTAACGGATCGTTTTTCATTGATTGATAAAATTCGTCGGTTTACACCACAAAACGACCGCAACTACCTGCTGCGATCTGTTCGTGAAACGTTCGCCAGCCCCGAAACTCAGGAGCGTATTCAGCTGGGGGAAATGTTCGGCTATTACGGCCACGGACGCCGCGCCGCCTACTACGCAAAGACTGGACGGCTTAACCTGCCGGAATTTGCGGTTGTGATGATTGATGGTAAGCCAGTGACACTGGAAAACGTGCCGTCGAACCGCACTCTGGATGCCAGCGTGGATGATAACGGCATCGTGACTCACGTTCAGGAGATTCTGGATACCGAACCCGGCAATATCGTTGACGGCATGAACCGCTCACGCGCTGGTGGCTGGTCCTGGGCTACTGGCGGCGACGATAACGCCATTTCGAAAGTGACTAGCTTCCACGGCTTCGACTATGTGACGAACCCAAATTATATCAGTCAGGACCACCCTGCTCTGCTTCTGGAATCGGCCAGCGAACGAGCCGACATGATGCACGCGGGCTTAATAGAAAAGGGATATTCGGAGAATCAGGCTGCTGACATTATTCAACACTTTGAAACCCTGCGTAGCCAGACAGCAATGCTGGAGTCCGTGGATTTTTCACTGCTGGAGTCTGCGCTGCATATTGAGCACGGTAAGCGTCTGGAGGTAGAGGAACGTCTGCGAAACGCTCAGCTAATGCTCGAAAGTGCTGGCACCGTGGCAAAGGCCCGTCGCCGGATCATGAAGGATGCGCTGGCTAACATGCCGCTGTTTTTAAGTAAAGTTCAGCAGGCGGCATTATGCCGGATGGACACGCCGGAAGACGCGCAGATCGTCGCTGCAATGCTGGAATCAATCGGCACAAATGCGACGGCTACACTGCCGATCGGCACCGCCCACCAGCACACATTACCGCAGACGCGCCCGCCAGCTGTGGACTCAACACCACTGCTGTGGATCAACCCAAGAAAATAAGGGAAAAAAGAAAACCGTGCCCTGAAAACTGGGGCACGTTTTAGTCAAAACTAAAAATTAGGAAAAAGCTGAGTGTTGATCCGGAACGGGATCGAGTTTATTATCCGCGCTCTGATTCAGTTTAGCGGCTGAATGAGAGGACGAAAAAAAATCGGCTGTTAGCGCAGACGATTTTTTAAGCAACTTTGTGTGGTCTTCGACAACCACACCGGCGTTGTGCCGTATAACTTCTTTGAACGGAAGTTGGCCTTAAAACCATTATGACGCCAGGTATTGCACCTGTTGTCTCATGGAGAACAACTGTGCCTATAGTAGCTAATAGCGCCGATCCCGGCAACACTTTTCCCGCATTCTGCTCAAATAACGAGCACAGATCTGTCCGAATTACCGGCTTTGATCTCACCCACATTATTGAACTTTCCCCTCTGCCGAAATCTGTCACCCGCGTTTTAAAATTTGCCTGTAATCTGGCCGGTTCTACGTCCGATTTCATCATCATTAAATCGCTCAGGAATCTGGCTGAAGAAGCCGGTTGCAGTATCTCCACCGTTCAGCGTGCTTATCGTGCTGCCGTTAAGCTGGGGATCCTCAGCTATGAAGAGCAGCGCGACGAGAAAAATCACAGCGTCAGCAAACCCAGCAAGTACACGTTTACCAGTAAAGCACTGTCCTTTGTACGGGCCAGTCTGGACGCACTGAAAGAGGCGAATCTGAAGCCGTCCGGACGTCAGACCATAGTTCGGAGAATTATCGCTAACGCCTTCTTTAATAACGATTTTATCCACAACACACCTAGTCAAAATGAACAGGCCACCCCTGGTCAAACTGACCAACAAGAAGTAAGAGATCTCTCCAGTAAAAGAAAAATACAAAATGGAGAGGCATTAAATTCTGAGGTTCAAAAGTCATCACAAGAACAACCGGCCTTTGTGAAAAAGTTCGGGCTCTACCAGAACACGCAAAAGCAACTGGCTGCAGCATCGTCAGCAGCGCAGAACGAACGAAGCGCAGAAGAGTTTCAGCGAAAAGGCGGAGTACTGCATGAAGCATATCAGGCGCTGAAATCTACGTTCAGGGCAAAGCCTACTGGTGGCAGGAAGCAAAAAAGTCGCCGCTATGTTGACTCATTAAGCGGCGACTACTCAAACGTGGACTATGCGATCCCTGAAGGCTGGCGCGGGTATTAGTCGGTAATCACACCTCCGGATTTCAGGTAAGCGTCGAGTAGCGTCTCAAGGGGATGCGTTTTCTGACCATACGGCGAACCAGTGAGCGAGGCCCAGATATCGTTAGTTTTGCCGATCGCTGTGCGGATCCGTCCGGCCAGCACGTCGGAATAAGCCCCTTGCTCTTTCAGCAGCTGGTCAAGCAATCGCTCCTGTGAGGCAGGGCTAAAATCAGGCAGATTCAGCTGGTTTTTATAGGCAGGCCAGTAGCGATAAAGCTGCTGATAGCGGCCTGCTGCGGTAGACGCCAGGCCATGACTGTTAAGCGCTTTTGCACGGCGATGCGCAAACGGGTGATCGCTGAAGTCGGTAAAGACTTCGCCCTGCTTTTCGCCCAGCCCGGTCACGATGACGTCATAGCCATTCATACGGGTTAACGGGTGAGTATTGGTTCCTTCGGAAAAGGCCAGCATGTCGCCAAAGGCTTTACGGTTTGGGGATTGGTCCATTTTGGTTCCGCTCTCTATGTTGATGAAGAGCCGGACTGTATGGAGTTTGTAATTTCCAGTGAAAGAAAGGCCGCATGGTGCGGCCATTGTGCGTTAGCTCATAGCGGGCATTAAGCACCTATAGTCCGCTCTGTGCCAAAAGCGGACATTCCGTTCAATAGCTCTAACTTCTCTTTTGGCTTATAGGATGTCAATTATTTTGGCTGCGTCTATATTCGTCTACCTTATTTTTGTGCTTAATCATTAATTCTCTATCAGCTTCTGGAAGAAAACTATAGTCGAAAAATTTATCAATTTTCTTTTTCGCACACAATCTGATTAAATCAGGCGTGAAATATTCATATACAGGGTTGAAATCATTATTTTTCTTCATTGCTATTTCAGCATCTAATATTCTACGGTCTAACTCATTTAAACTTGAATTCAGCCAATGCATAAGCTCATGAAAGCTGTTGATTTCATCTGCTTGAATTCCTGTATATCTTGAAACGGCTAACGGATAACTTATATCTTCGTCTATAATTAGATCAGTGACAATGATAAGAATCATTGCACATGAAAGTATCTCTCTGTCGTCAAAAAGATCATATCTAAGTTCATATTTTATTCTTATTTTCTTTGAGTGCCCCCAATACCTTGTGCTAGTTAGAATGGCTCTATTTAAACAGGATTTTAATATATTGGATTGTACCAAGTGGATTGTTTTTTTCTTAAACTCATCAAAAGTATATAAGCTTATATTTGTATGCTTGGTAGCTTCTATGGCACCGGTCTGGAACCCATTTTTGGATATAATAAAACCTCTATCAGCTCCAGTATTTTGAATTACTGTCGAAAACGCATGAACAACTTCCTTGGTTACATTACTATTCCAATATTTAGCTTCTACAAACCATTTGAAATCCGTGCCAAGATATTTTGACTCCACTACTACATCTATATCTGAGCTTCCTCTTGCCCCATCTACTGTAACGTTTGTCTTAGCGCTAGCGCCTATGCTTTTAAAATGCTCGCAAATTTCTTCTTGAAATTTATACCACCCAGACTCTAGGTTTTTGTTATATTTAGTCATCTAAGGATCTCATAATATTTCAAATAAGGGAGCATTACTTGGTTGCAATGAAATAAAAGTAATGCTAGTAGTAGGGTTGCCAATGATCTATTTTCATGTAGACTTTTCTATCTCACTAATCGTCAAAATGCAATTGTTTACTTCCAAAATTTTTAATTGCAGCATCTTAGTTTTTTCTTAACCAATACGGCGTTATTATTTAAAGCTTGAGAAGCTAGCACATTGTTGCTGTTAACTAACATATATTAGCCCGTTTATGGCTCACAGCGCTCCGCTAGTTCTGTCTGATGTCTGCCGTGCTAAAAGCGGTATCTATCCATATAAACCTAAGCTGTCAGGCTAAAAACGTACCTCTTCGATGTTGGGCGGAGCTTACCAGCTTGTCGGTTAATGCAGTTTGGCTGACGACATGGCTGACCAAGGAAACTTGAGGGGACTATTAAATTCGCTTAGGGAGGTGTGGTTCAATGCAGGTGATAAAACTAAGGAAAAGATCTGACTAGTTATACGGCTTCGAGTACCAAAATACGAGTTGTTGACAAGAATTTGCATTCTCTCTTAGTTAACGAGCCGAATGCTGTGGCTAGGATCAAATAACCAATTTCTTCATCACAGTAAACTTAGCCTACACCAGCCACTTTTTTTCTCAAAAGCTCAAATCTGTAGACAAATTGTACAGACTAAATGTATAACAAATAATTAGGATTATTCTCACTCCTGACTGATGTCTAACAGACTGTCCACGTACTCTTATCTGGATGAAAAATATGGAAATTGAGAAAAACACGATTGATGATGTTATGCGGGCTGTGTTTGAAAATATCCTGTCAAATGGTGTTCCTGTTGAAACAACACGGGGACCGACAAAAGAGATTCTGGGTACACACATCATTTTGAGCAATCCGATTTGCCGGATTAGCAGAACAGAATCCAGAGGTAAAATATTCACCTGTCTGGGTGAGTTGATGTGGTACCTATCAGGCAGTGACGAGGTTGAATCTATTCGCTATTACATCTCAAAATACCAGGATTCTGCAGAAAGTGATGGCACAATTAATGGCGCTTACGGACCTCGTCTCTTTGGTACCAAGAATGAAATTAACCAGATTGAGAATGTCATCCGGCTTTTAAAAAAACGCAACACATCTAGGCGAGCAGCCATACAGCTTTTTGACGCAAACGATATAGCCCATCCCTTCGTTGAAGTCCCCTGTACTGTCGGGCTCCAGTTTGCGATTAGGAATGATTCCCTCGATATGTTCACATTCATGCGCTCTAACGATGCGCGAGCAGGACTGGTTCACGACATATTTGCATTCACGATGCTTCAGGAAATGATTGCAAAAACCCTCGGTTTAAATTTGGGCGTTTATCGCCATTATGCGGCAAGTCTGCACATCTATACCGAGGATATTCCCCTCATCGAAGCTGCGCTTAAAGAGGGTTATGCGCCATCTGCACCAGTTATGGTGGCAATGCCCACAGAGGATATAAATCACTACTTATGCATCATTGTTGATGCAGAGAAACGCATCCGAGAGGGCGACATTCCAGACATTGATACGCTAAGCCTGAGTGAATACTGGAAAGATGTCCTTCGTATGCTGGCGATATTCAGATGCAAAAAAGACAAGGACTTGCCAGCTGCTCGGTCCATTGCCGGGAAATTGCAAAATCAGTCATACAAAATTTATCTTGAGTGGTTGTGAGGGAGAAAATGAAACGACAGGATCTAATTGATGAAATTTCAGAGCAGCTCGAATCGTTCAGTACACACGAAATCCCGCTCAGGGGATTAGATACCCCCGACAAAATCACAACGCTCGCCGCACAGATACTCGACAGCAAGCGTCGTATTGAGTACGTCGGAGCCATTGGTAGAAATAAGATATCCCCGCTTCGGGGAAATCCCCACAGCGATATTTTTGATCCGCTACGAGCTGCATGGTTGCATGTTTATGAAGGGAATGTAGATGAGGCGTGCTGGCTTATTTTCCTGTCCACCCACTTTGGCAAACATCTCAAATATGGTTGGCAATTGTGCGCCGACATTTATGGTGGACTCGGTGGCGATGTATGGACTTGGGAGAAAGTGGTTGCGGAAGTGGACACCTTTCACGCCTGGTATGAGGGCTGCTATCGCCAGATGCTGGCAGACGGTCAGAAAAGAAGGTTTGGGAACCATAGAAAGTACGAATCCCTCAAACCGGACAGCAAGCGCCCCCTTCCACGCGTTATCAGCTCATACGTAGCGTGGGTAGGAAACGTAGGTAGTCACGAAGCGCGATTTGCTGAAGCCAAAGCCGCATCTAGTAGTCAGGAAGAGTACTTTGATATTCTTTACCGAAGCATGAGGGCTGTTTTGTCATTTGGGCGGGCTGGAAGGTTCGACTTTCTGACAATGCTCATCAAGTTCTGCATTATTGATGCCAAGCCGGGAACGCTGTATCTGAACGGGGCAACAGGACCTCTGGATGGCGCAAACCTTCTATTTTACGGTGAAGCGAGAAATGCGGCCAATTATAAGGTATTAGACGATCTTCTGGCGAGGCTCAGCGCCTTCATGGACATGGGACTGCTTGAAATGCAAATTCTTGAGGATGCTCTTTGCAACTGGCAGAAATCACCCTCTCGCCACGTTTACTTTGGCGGATGATTTCAGGACAGATCTTCACGGTTATATTTGACTTTGAATTTGGCAAAATGATCAAAGGGAATTTTTTGGGCGTGCTGTAACTGCCCCAGCACTATCCCTTTTGATACACCAATTTTCCGAGCAAATTTAATAATATTTTTCCAATTTCGCCCACTCAGCTTGTCAAACTCTGCACGGTATGCTGGGGGAATCAGGACGTTGCTGGAAAACTCGTTTGCTTCCTGTTCTTCTTTTTCAGAAAGGCCACTCATTCCTTCTATGCGGTGCTGTTCACAGTTGTGCAGAACCAGATGGCCAATCTCATGGAACAACGTAAACCAAAAATGATCGTCTCTGAGATACCGAAAACTCATTATTAGTGTCGCTTTGCCAGACTCAAAAAAACAGGTAGCGCCGCTTGCTGGACAACCTGTTGGCGTTGGCAGGATCACAAGCGCTACACCAGCGTCAGCGAGTATGCTGCGTATCGCAGGAAGAAATACTTTGGGATCAGCTTCAAGAGAATGTTTTCTTAAAGCTTCTAGGCTGCCTTTAAGTATTTCCTTATCCCATGCATAAGTTCTCTGTTTTCGCGAAATATATTCAGCTTTCTTGAGCCAAGTTATTACGGCCATTTCTTCCGTTCTGAAAGCTTCAGATTTTCTGAAAGCTATAGCAGTCTGTTTACTTTTATAATAATCAAACCATTCAGGTACAGATGAAACGCCGAAAAAACTCAGGCAATACTCTACTTTTTTATTACCACTCAGGCCCTTCGGGATCCAACCCAGTTTACTCATATCTGACGTAGGCAGAGACTGAACCCATTCATTATTTTGGCGAATGATGGCATCTTTATGTTGGCGATATTTATTTTCACGACTGAGCCAGAAAGTCGTGCTGACATTGAAGAGAGATTCAAGTTTGTTGGCAATCTTCTCAGTGAGAATAAGCTCACCAGAAATCAACTCACGACTTTTAATCATGGAAAGGCCAACTCTTTTACTGAGCTCTTCTTCGTTGAAACCAAGTTCATCCATGAGGTCTATTATGGTATCTCCGGGGGCTGACACCCAATCCGTGTTAAATCCGTTATCAGAAACCATAATCTTCGCCTATATGAACCAATTTCAACCGAGTTACCCGACCCCAATCAAGTGAATTGTCTGCCTGACGGGGTGGTTTGAGATGACCATTTACAAAGTACATCTTAACGCCTTCGCTAAGGTTAATTGTAACGTAATCGCATCCATTTTCGCATAAAAACTCTGTTTTAAGAAAACTTGGAAGCTCAGCTATCGATGCTGAAGACCAGATATCAGCACACCGCACGCGCAGTTTTGCAGCTACGGCATCACCGAACAAATTTATCCCTGCTTCTTTAAACTCAACTGAATCTCTGAGTTCGGAACTGTCACAAAAAATCTGCAATGGGTTACCAACGCTGAGCGATTTATCAGAGAATATTATATTGTAATGTATAAAAAATCCACGGTTTAACGGGCAGGTACATGAGGATGTCAATGAAATTTCAATAATTACGCTCACCTCTTAGTAGAAACTGTCATCTAGGAACAGTGAACAAAGCTTATAACTAAAATCTCCTCATTTTTCCGCTGTAGCTCTCTGGTCCTACCCACGAAATGCGAACTCACTTTGTTGCGGCCAATATTGATCTCCATTCGGCATTCTATTCTTTATCATCCATTTGGAACGCACCATGACTAGTAAGCAGCGCATAAAGCACTAAGGGTACCTGACCAACTCTCCGTTGATTCACTCATAACGCTGTTAGCAATGTCCGCTTTTCGTTGTGAGTTCAACGGGTCGATGCAACGCTATCCTTAATCAAGGGGGGCGTTGCCATGAAACGAAGAACTCGGATTAACTACACGCCAGAGCAGAAGGCGATTATCTGGGACAGATATAAGCAAGGTGATTATCTGGGACAGATATAAGCAAGGTGATTCCCTGCATGATATCGCCAGAATGTTCGACAGATATCATTCTTCTATTATGCCCAATATCCATCAGACTGGTGGATACCGCCCCCTGTCCAAAAGCGGCATCCGTTAGCGCTTTCACTTGATGAAAGAGAGGAAATATCCAGAGCGCTGGTAGCAAAATCAGCATCAGGGCGATCGCAAACAAACTATCGAGAGCCCCCTCAACGATTAGCCGGGAAATAAAGAGGCACGCTGGTGCAAATCAATACCGTGCATCAAAAGCGGATACTGCTGCGTGGGAAAATGCTCTGAGACTAAAACCTTGCAAGCTAATTGAAAGACCCAAAGTGTAGAATCATCGCAGAGAAGATGCATCAGGACTGGTCGCCGGAACAAATCGCCGGTTGGCATAAACGCTGTTATCCGGATAATCAGGAAATGCATGTGCCACACGGAACGATATATAAAACGCTTTTTATACAAACCCGGGGTGCATTAAAAAAAGAACTGCAGCAATGCCTCAGAAGCGTAAGAGTCGTGCGTAGATCCAGAACATCATCGCTTAAAGGGAAAGGATTAGGGTCAATCCGGGATACGATCTCTATCAGCGAAAGACCACCTGAAGCCGCTGACAGAGCCATACCCGGTCACTGGGAAGGTGACCTGATCCAGGGCTCTAAAACTCCTATATCGTCACCCTCGTAGAACGTCATTCCCGTTTTGTTATGCTGGCCAGGATCGGGGACAACAAGACCATAACGGTTATATCTGCACTCATCAAACAAGCCCGGGAATTACCTGCTGAGCTTTATAAAACATTAACATGGGGCTGGGGCGCTGAAATGACCAGCCACACCCGGTTTACTGTAGCCACAAATATCCAGGTTTACTTCTGCAATCCTCAATCCCCCTGGCAACGCGACTCCAATGAAAATACAAACAGATTGCTTAGGCAGTATTTTCCAAAAGGAACTGACTTATCGGTTCACAGCCAGCAAAGACTAGACAGTGTTGCCAGGCAGCTCAACGAGAGGCCAAGAAAAACGCTAGACTATGAATCACCCGCAGAGCGTTTTAACCAATGTGTTGCATCCATCGGTTGAACTCACAGCGAAAAGCGGACATTGCTAACAGCGGTCTATGTGAAACTCGCGGAGCAGGTCACCTATATGTCTGAACTTTGAACTCACTGAGATCACTACTTTCAACTATCTCAAAAAAATTGATGTCATTTTTCATATTTTTATCAATAAGGTTTTTGAAGGAAAGTTTACGTTCCTTACTCATTCTCAAGCCAAAAATGACTTGGTTCAATGTCCCAGGAAAATCAAACAAACCAGATTCTTCTTCAATGTAACGCCATTCTTTTTCATACTTCCAAGCAGGAGTTTTAGTGCTGATGGTTGATCTAAATGTATCGTCTTCAAATGAAACTCTTTGAATATTAGATACGCCACTGTAGGGTGCCATAATGTGCACTTCGTTTTTAAAACCAACCTTGAACGTAGGTTTTTCTTTGGCGTAATTAACAGGTAAACAATTTCGGGCGCTAGCTAATTTACAATCACCAGATGTACTAAATCCAAATACAATACCTTTATGATTATCTCCATAGTGTGCCCACATCAATTCATTGCTACAAGTTTCACTAAGGCTAAAAACCCCAACTAAAGACAGGCGGTGTCGCATATCTTTAAATATATCTCTTGGATTTGACAACTTCATACCATGTTCAGAATATAGAGTCCGAAGAGCCTTCATTTTTCGATCGTGACTCAAGTTTCTAAAACGCTTCAACCATTTTCTAGTTGATCGTTCATTCATTGAAAAAAGCGTTTCCGGTGGCTGAAATGTAGGCATGGTAGTTACAGCCCCCATTATTTGCCCCCGCTCTAGTTCAAGAATTGTCCTTTCCTCCCAATCTTTGGGAATCTCACCAATTCTACATTCTAACGGATCATTTAGTTGTTTTGGGGATGCAAGCCAGATTTTTTTATTTTTAATTATTTCTTCTGTTCGCTCAGAATCATCTCTATACTTATAAAGAACCTCGGGCTTTATTTTTTCAGGCTCAGTCAC